TTATAGAACACTGTCTTTTGTATATCTAACTTCCAGAGATTCTATATCCGGAAGTAACTTCTCATGATAGATATCATTTCCGCCAGCTTTTTCATAAAGTTTTCCCATCTCTAGGAATGTTTTTAATCCATCCGGTGTAATATATCCTTGTGCCATAAAGTCTCTATGCATTCTCCATAGAGAGCTTCTAAATGCAGCTACAGTGCATTCATCCTGATTAGTTATAAAGTTCTGCATTAAATTAGTTAAATCAGTAAGCTGTGTACAAAGAGTGTTCTGATTCGTCTTTAAATCATCTCTAATACTAATAGATTGATCATGATATGCATGCTGAGAGTCCTCAAAATCAGAAATCTTCTGTTCCATATCAGAAAGTTTCTGATCTAATGCTTTCTGTCTTAAAGAAGCCTTAGTTTCAAGTCCAAGCGCATCAAGAAGTTTTTCCCAACCAGCTCGCAGAACAATAACTAAAGCAGCAACAAGAAGTACAACTATGATTACATTGATCTCACCAAATTCATGGATTTTCTGTATCTGTTCGATGCCCATGACGTACCTCCTTATGCCTTAACAATATACTTGGCTGACACATAGCCGATGTATTCTTTTTTTGTGATTGATACTTTATACCATCTGTCACCTTTAGTATCTTTTGTAACTCCAAGGACATTAATAAGATTGTCTTTATTTAGCTGCGGATACTCTGGAAGTAATGGATGTTCAGTACCAGCTTTCTTACGAACATTCAATTTATTTGCCGTTACTTTTCCTACAAATGGATATTTCTTTGTAGCTGTTGCAGCAGGATTTTTAATGTTAGATTTCTCTATATAACCAACATATTTTGCAGCAATACGTACCTGATATCTTGTGTCAGATTCACCGATGATGTCTACAAGATTGCCTGCATTAAGTTTGGGATATGTACTTAGCTTAGATGCTCCTGTAGCGTCTGAGAATACGTCTGTTCCATCAGTTGTGCAAGAACCTACCCATGCTGTATAAGATTGATCTACGGACTGATTAGACGCACTAGGAACTGAATTAGAGCTAAGAATAGATGTGACGAGAGAGTAGTCAGGACGACAGAACTTTGTTCCTGGCAGCTTGGAATTGTAATAGTACTTAGAGCACACACCACCACCATTTGCAACAATATCTGATCCGCCAGAAGTATTTCCTTCAATAGTGAAAAATGCATCTCCATCAACTTTAGTAACTATACCGGTATGAGCAAATGTGCCACCACGATAGAAGATTACGATATCTCCACGCTGAGGATTAGCATGTTTTGTGAAAAGGTTTCCCAGAGTCGGGCAGTATACATAAGGCCAATGTTTAAGAAGCTTTTTAGCTGTCTCAAGACCGAATGTTTTCATCATACACCAAGAAACAAAGCATGCACACCAAGCCTGCGCCTGATATTGAGGATATACATCTCTCCAGTATTTGGTGTAGTTATTGTAACCTGCATTTGCAGTCTTATCATCAAGTTGAGAATTAGATTTCTTCTCAAGATAACCAACTTCAGCTCTTGCAGTAGCAATAAGAGCATCAATTGCTTTTGTTGTATTCATTTTATCACTTCCTTGGGAATTTAAAGATGTGTTTGTAGAAGTAGTAGAAGATTTAGAATAGTCTTTGTAGAATACACTACGGTCAACTTTTGTTGGTATACCCGGAATAGTAGCCTTACTTGAATATTGCCAGCCAATAACACCAGTAGAAGCTGGAACTCTTAATCTTTCTTGTAAATCACCCGTATCGTTATTCGGATATCGTGCTACCCAACAGTCATATTTCTTAGCGTCTTCCGGTAACTGATTCTGATACCAAGAATATCCACAGTAGATACCAAATTTATATCCAGCTTTAATAATAATTGCTCTGAATGCTTTGATCATCTTCATCATCAGATCATCAGATAGATTCTCCTGACATTTATCCTCTATATCAAGAAATACTGGATAATCCAGTTTTCTTTTATTCAATGTTTTAATAACTACATTTGCTTCATCTTTAATCTGAGCAATAGTAGTAGCATAGCTGTATTTATAAACTCCAACAGGAATTTTATTTTCGATACAGCCTTTATAATTAGGCTCAAATGTGCTATCAATAATATTTCCTTTTTCGGTAATCCTTAAGATAGCGAAGCCCATACCATAATTAGCGACAGTTTTCCAATCGATTGTTCCGTTCCAACGGGAAACATCAATACCTTTGATTTCTGTCATAATATCAAGCCTCCTTCGTAGATGTGAATTAAAGATAAGAACTGATTGTTCTTAAAATAGAAATGTAAATATAGACTATGGATATTAAAAAGAGAGAGGACTAATCGTCCTCTCTTTCCAATTCTTTCAACATATTAAGTTCTGATTCAGAGATAATCTCAAGTGCCCATTCATCAGGCACAAAAATCTCCATACGTTTTTTCAGATCATGTTTTCTATAATATTTATTCCAGAAGTAATAATTACCTAAAGCACGAGCTTTGTGCATAACACAGATAAATGTCGCTCTTTTATCCGGAGTTCCAAATACTTGATAGTTGTAAGCTGAACACCATGCACAGCCTTCTGCAATAGGGCAGTAGAAGCACTCATCTGTACTCTGAGTTCTACGATCAATAGAATTAAGGCAATTAAGTCTGCATTTATAACAATCACAGTAGCCTATCCCATTATCTATATCTCCAATAGAATAAGGTTCTTGTTGTCCATTAAGAGAAGATTCCATATATCTGATGCAAGGAAAAATACGTCCATCAGGATCACATGAAATCATAGCGGAACCTGTCCCACCGCACCAATTTTGAATCTCTGCCACATCTTTTGGTTTAAAGAAATCATCATTATATAAAGAGCAGAAAAAGTCATGTTCGAAATCATAATCTTTTTCTAAGAAATAATCAGATATACGTTTCATTTGATCATAAAGAACAGTAGCATGCATAGTAGTCCATCCCTCTTCAAATACACAGTTAGCATTAATTTCATTATAGCCAAGTTCTGTCATATGAACTATTGCATCATAAAGATAACTTATATTGCCAGGAGCTATAGTAATCTTACTTCCCATGTAATAACCTTTTTTCATCCAGTCTGTAGCTGCATCAACTGCAAGATCATAACTTGGACTTCCATCAGGATATACTCTACAAGAATCATGTAATTCCTTGTTGCCATCTATAGTGACTGAGAAAGATAATCTATTGGCCCATTTACGTAAGAAATCCTGCACTTTAGGTTCTCTATAAAGAGTACCATTAGAACATATAGAAAATTTAGTTTTCATGGCCCATGGATGATCAAGTTCTATCAATCGATCCATGATATATGTGCAAATCTGGTCAATCAATTCTATTTCAAGAAAAGGTTCTCCTCCAATAAAATCCACAATTAATCCTGGAGATTTCTCTGGATTGATATACTTAGAAAAGCCTTTATCTCCTGAAATAATTAAATCAGCAAATTTCTTTGCAGTTTCAAATGACATCGAACGCTTATTTCTGCAAGTTTGATAACAATATTTGCATGCGAGATTACAATCATCAGTTACTTGAAAAGTGACGCTTTGAGTTAAAATTCGTTGTCCGTCATCGGTCTCAGGCTTCTCTGGCGGATACAACCTAGCTATCTGATCAGAATATTGTTCATGTTTTCTCATTCAATTCCCTCGATTTCACAATTACACTGAATATCAATTATAAAGTCATTTGTACCATTAGGAATATTCCATGTATACTTATGACCTTTTAATTTCTCAGGGATATATTCTCTTTCAATTTCAGCAGCAAGAAGAGAGTATTTAGCCTGAAGTTCTGCACCCTGACGATTATATTTCTGGAATACTTCTCCATTAATAAGCTCTGTATCATTCGGATGGGACTCAATAAGTCTTTGTATAACATCCTTTGTAAAACTTAATTCAAAGTTAACTCTTTCAAGTTCAACTGCTTTGTTACGATCAATTTTTACAATAATTCTTCTCATATCTGTTTATTCCTTTCTATCCTTTGTTGACTAATTAAACTTCTTTATTTGTATCTTTTTCAGCATCTGTAGCTGAGTTCTCTGTTTTTTCTTCTACTTTAGTTCCATTCATAGAAATTGTGATAATACTTCTATCATTGGCAATATCCTCAGAAATAGATTCGATTTTCATTCCTGGGAAATCTTTTTCTGTTACGCCATAAGCAAGTCTAAATCCTTCTCTATTCTCTCCTGATAAAATAGTTTTTAATTCTTCAAAGCTTTTATCGGAGTCGAAAATAGTAAAACTTGCAGAAACATTTTTATTCATGTCATAACCCATACCATCTACAAAATTTTCGTATGCATAAGTATTATTCATACGAGTTACTGTAATTTCAGTATTGTCTTTTAAAATAAGTTTCATAGAAAAATCCTCCTTAATTTAAATAAGAGCTAAGTTTCCTTAGCTCTTAATCCATACATTATTTTGTTTTACATATACTGTCGCATTTTTAATTCTAGTGATGCGACAAAATCCATCACCGGAATGGCCAGTTTCAGTTGATCCATCTGGAGCAGTAAATGATTGATTTCCTGCGACAGTGGAAGCATCGGTGAGATAATAAGAAGAGTTGACGTAATTTCCAGAAGGATAATTTGCAGCAGTTTTTGCAGTGTAAACATAACCTGAGCCGCCGCCTCCTCCTCTGTCATCATCGCCAGAGCCATCTGGATATGAACCGGAACCTCCATACCAGCCTCCACCGCCAGCACCTGCATAGCCAGAAGAACTATAACATCCATTTCCGCCGAATCCAAATCCAGCATAACAGTTAGAAGTAGATGTAGCAGAAGTGGTTCGAGTAGTAGTTAGCCACGTATTTCCTGTTTGTGTTCCTCCATATCCACCAGAACCACAACTTTCAGTAGTAGTTCCACCTTCAAGACCTCCACCATACATACCTGTTTTATTACTAGCACCATCAGAACCTCCACCGCCTGCAACAATTATTCTTGCATAAAGATCATCTTTACCAATACGAATATCAGTAGCACCACCGCCACCTTTATATCCATATCTATAACCACCGCCGTTAAATCCACCAGCATATATATTATTAGTATAAGCAGTAGCAGAGTTACCTGAACCTCCAACATATACAAATAGATTAGTTGTTTGTGTAAGCGTAATAGTTCCGACAGAGTAACCGCCTTTACCACCGTAAGTAGAAGACGATCTATAACCTCCCTGTGCTCCCCAGCATTCAAATTTATACGTACCTGCTGGAAGGACTACATTTTGAGAAGTTCCTGTATAGTTAAGATTCATTACTGCTGCTCCTGTGTCGAATAACTTATTATTTGCTTTTGTAATTACAACAGGAGATTGTTTTATAGTATTACCCACTTTGCAGAAGTAAGTTTTCTTAGGAACATAACATGTAATTCGACAATAGCCATTACCAGAATGACCTGTTTCATTTGTATTAGTAGGCGATTTAAAAGTTTGATTTCCTGCAATGGTTTGAGCATCGGTGAGATAATATGAAGAATTTAAGAGACACCCAGAAGGGTAGTTAGAAGCAGAAGAAGATGTATATACGTAACCTGATCCACCACCGCCAGAATAATTTTCTGAGGATCCGCCATAACCTCCATACCAGCCACCGCCACCGCCACCACATTCATAGGAAGTGCAACTTGATGCCGCCGCTTGACCAAAACCGCTGCCTCCAGTTGCTGTTCCAGCGGAAGAGGATGATGAAATTCCAGAAGTACCGCCACCTGCGCCGCCATTGCCATTATCAGAGGCACCTCCACCTCCGCCAGCAACAATAATACGACTATAAAAGCTATCATTCGTAGTTCGAATGTCAGAGGCACCTCCACCTCCGCCACCGCCATGACCAGTACTACCCCAATCACGTCCAGATCCACCACCATTGAATCCACCTTCTCGAATATTTCCATTGCCAGAAGCTGCAGCGCTGACTCCTTGTCCACCAACATATATGTATAAAGTTTCTGTTTTGGCTAGTGTGAGAGTACCTTTGGAATATCCTCCGGCACCGCCTTTATATGAATTTCCCGTACATCCATTACCACCTTGAGCACCCCAACATTCAAGCACATATCTCCCGGGTTTCAATGTTACACTCTGAACAGCACCAGTATAATCAAAGTTTAATATATTGGTTTCTGATTCACCATAAGTACCAGCTATGCTACATAATGATGTGCAATTAGAGCTACAAGAGTTTTCACATCCAGTGTTACAGGTATTATCACAAGAAGCACCGCATCCGCCTACGCATGTACCGGTACATGTATCTTTACAAGTGTTTTTGCAAGAATCTTTACATCCATCATTACATCCAGAGCTACAGTCATTTTGACAATCAGCGGTACAAGTAGTATTGCATGATCCGTAACAACCGCCTTCACAATCGCCTGAACAGTTATATGAACAAGATCCTCCGCAACCAGAACACCCAGAACAATCATTTTGACATGAAGCAGTACAACCTTGACAGTCACCTGAACAAGTACTGTCACAAGTACCAGAACAAGTACTGGAACAATCATAAGCACATCCTTGCACACAACTACCATGACAATTCTCAGAACATCCTGCTGCACATTGTGTTTGACAACTACCAGTACAATCCGAATCACAGGTACCTGAACAAGTACCAGAACAAGTGCCATGACAACTATCACCACAACTACTTGAACACAATGTTCCACATCCACTACAACTTTGACCACTAGCAGTGGTTTGGCAACTTGTAGAACACGCAGTACCACATCCACCGCAATTTCCAGACGAAGTAGTAGAACAATTTGTAGAGCAACTTGTTCCGCATCCAGAACTACAAGCCATAACTCTCACCGTCCCTTCTATATTTATTTTTAACTATCATAAACAATCCAAATATCACCATTCTTTCCCTGAGAAGCAGTAGGTTCAGTACTAGACACATGAATACCTATTTCAGCTAACGACCAGCTTACATTTCCAGAACCATTTACAGATTTACTTGTATTTCCTACAGTAACAGTTCTTGTTGTTCCCCAATTAGCTGTAGTAATATTAGTTGTACCATCAAAATTTGTACCATTAATAGTTCGTGCGGTTTTTAGTTTTTTAGCAGAGCCGCCACTACCTGTTCCATGAAATATAATTGGCATAGTTAAGCCCTCCTTTTATAAATCTATGTGTTTCCAACCTGAGTTAGTTTTTACGTATAATCCATATTGTGTTGGGTTCAAATTTGTAATTCTGCAGAATCCGTTACCTGTATGTCCAGTTTCTGCTGATCCTGTAGGAGAAGTGAAAGAAGTGTTTCCGGCTATTGTTTGAGCATTCGTTAAATAATAAGTGGAATTGAGTAGGCATCCGTTAGGATAATTTTTAGCTGTAGAAGAGGTATAAACATATCCAGATCCACCTCCGCCCCAACGTCCATCAGAGTCAGAGTCACTATCATATGCACCGCCTCCACCGTACCAGCCACCGCCTCCTCCTCCACAAGAGTAGCCAGAAGCCTTTCCGCCCTGACCAAAAGTAGCCTGAGCGCCTGTATTCCAAGTTATTCCACCTGCAGTTTGAGAAGCGCTACCACCAGATCTATTTTGACCAGTAGTATAAGAACCGGTAGTGTTATTATAATAGCCATCTCCACCATATTCTCCACCGCCACAACCACAAGGATTAGCATTGGCACTTGTTACACCAGCTCCGCCGCCACCTCCGGCTACGATAACTCTTGAATATAGAGAATTTTGACCTATACGAACATCTGTAGCTCCTCCACCACCTCTACCAGAAGAAATACCAGTTCCTCCACCATTGAATCCTGCAGCAGTAGAAGAGGAAGATCCAGCTCCACCAACAGATATATAAACAGTAGTTGCTTTAGTAAGAGTAATTGTGCCTTTGGAGTAACCACCATATCCGCCTATGTAACTATTATAACTTCCTCCTTGGCCACCCCAGCATTCTATTGTATATGTACCTGGTTTTAGAGTTTTAGATTGCGTGGAACCTGTATAATTAAAATCCATTATGTCATTATTAGCATGAGTAAGATATATTATATCTGTTAATTTAGTGATTCTTACATAGCCATTACCTGAATGGCCTGTTTCTGTATCACCTGTTGGTGAAGGGAATGATTGGTTGCCAGCAATGGTTTGAGCATTAGAAAGATAGTAAGAAGAGTTTAACAAACATCCAGATGGATAGTTTTTAGCTGTAGATGAAGTATATACATAACCTGAACCTCCGCCAGCATAATCACAGTAACAACCAGCTCCTCCATACCAGCCGCCTCCGCCGCCAGAAGTCCATTGTTGAGTTCCATTTCCTCCGACACCAAAAGCTCCTGAAGTAGTATATCCAGATTTATTTATACCACCGTTAGTTTGAGAACCACCATTTGCCTGTCGTTCTGAATTACTGTTAACAGTTTGAGTGCCCCCAACTGTTCCTCCACCATACCCATAATTTCCAGAATTATCATATCCTGCTCCACCTCCTCCACCTGCTACGATAACTCTTGAATATAGAGAATCGGTTCCAATCCTTATGTCTGAACCTCCTCCACCGGCTCCTGACGGATTAGAAGATGTATAACTATATGCATGACCTCCACCATTGAAGCCACCACCACCCATCGAAACAATTGTCCGTCTTTCACCGGCGCCACCAACGTAACAAAATAAATTTGTTTTAGAAGTGATTTTTAAAATGCCCGAACTATACCCGCCTAAACTTCCAGGGCGTTCCACGCTACTCCAATAGCAATTCCCGCCTTGAGCACCCCAACATTCTAACTTATATGTTCCAGGAATCAATGTAGCAGTCTGAACTGATCCAGTATAATCAAAATTCATAACTGCACCATTAGAATTAACAGAACTGACACCGTACATTTTGTTGTTATTTAATTTGAAATAAAAAGCAGTAGCTTTTTTCATTGAATTATTTATTCTGGTATATAGTGCAGTGCTTTTACATTCAATAACAGTAATTCGACAATATCCATTGCCAATATGACCAACCTCAGAAGAACCAGAAGGAGAAGGAAAAGATGTGTCCCCTGCAATAGTTTGAGCATCAGTAAGATAATAAGAAGAGTTAAGTAAACAGCCAGACGGATAATTACTAGCAGTAGAAGAAGTGTAGACATAACCAGATCCGCCTCCTCCATTGGAATCAGCTGAACCGGCACCTCCGCCATACCAGCCACCTCCGCCGCCTACGCCATAAGTGCTATTTACAGCCGTAGATCCACCAAAACCAAAGCCGGCAGCGATAAGAGTTTCACTATTTTGACATACGCCATTTTCTCCCGCTGCAGTTTGAGTGCCAGGTCTTCCTCCTCTGCCAGTTCCGAAAGTCGAGTCACTATAATAATTACCACCAATTCCTGAAAGTCCTCCGCCAGAACTTACTCCTTTTGAAGTTGCATAACTATTAGAACTGCTATCTCTGCCAGCACCAGCACCACCAGCAACAATTACTCTTGCATAAAGACTATCTTGACTTATCCTGATATCAGTGGCTCCACCACCGCTATTGGTTTGTCTATTAGATGAGTATGCGTATCCTCCGCCATTAAAACCACCAAGTGCCGCACCCCCACTACCAGAAGAATAAGTTCCTGCACCACCAACATAAATATAAATATTAGTTGTTTTTGAAAGAGTTATTGTACCTACTGAATACCCCCCAACGGTTGTTCTATATTGAGAGGCATAATTGAAATGATCGCCTCCCTGAGCGCCCCAACACTCCAATTTATATGTTCCTTTAGGCAATGTTACACTCTGAACAGCACCAGTATAACCAAAGTTTAAAATATCACCAGTTTTAATATTACTCATCGACATACACCACCCACATATCACCAGGCTTACCATCAGTTGTCTTAGGTTCTTCAGTAGAGAATGTCACATTTCTTAACTGAGATTTCATAATATCTGACTGATAAGCAGTTACAGCTCCATTAACGACCGGTTTATTCTGCAATCCATTGTAATCAGTTGTGCCCGGATCACCTTTATCTCCATAAACACCTATAACTGTTGGAGTAGTGTACAAATGATTATTGTTTGTCAAAACAAATTCATGATAGCACCACAAATATTTGTTTGTAGATGTCATAACCTGAGCGGAAGTCGCCCATCCAGTAGTTGATCTGGTTACTCCCTGTGATTTAGGACTTGCAAGATAATGAGGGATAACACTTGAAATTCCAACTCCCTGATCACCTTTGGGCAGTGTAAAATTTAATATTGCATCTGTATCTGTACCAGAATTGGTTACTGCAGCTGAAGTACCTGTTTTAGCAGTACCGATTTTAATAGTTGCATTCTTACCAACTCCGGCAAGACATTGTTCACCTTTGTAAATTGCCATGTTATCGCCTCCTTTTTATAAATCATTTCTTATAACAATAGTAATAGGAATATCTACAGTTGGTTTCTCGGTTGCTTTTATAGTAATCTGATTTGTAGTCTGTCCTCCATCTGCTAACATAGCGTTCTGATATGCCTCTATTGCTTGAGATGATGCATTAGAAGCATAATTAATTTCTACTATATTTGAAGTAGTTGCACCAGATACAGGTAATACATATGTATACGGGGCAGAGGAGCCAGTCCATTTACTAGCTGTGAGTGTAGTATTAATTATGGCGCTTTTTTTTGCATATGTTTTTTCTGATTTAGTACTTGAAAATGCACTGTTGGCTGTTACAGATGAGTCGTTAATAACATTTGCAGAATCATATTCATCAATAACATTGTAATAGGTATTTGCATTTAAAGTTCCAGCTTTCTTTTTTGCAAGATAGTCAGCTTTTGTAATTTCAACAGGAACGTTAAGTCCCATCTGAGATAAGGTAATATTAGCAGTACCATCGAATGAAGCATTACCAATTTTTCTTGCTGTCGCCAACTTAACAGCTGCATTAGCATTTCCTCCAGCTGAAGATGATCCTGCATAGTTATGCGTATGTCCTTTTGTTGCAGCATAGTTGCTATAATTCGATGAATCAAGAACTAAATTTCTACCTTCGTTTTGGTAAAAGAATCCATCGGTAATTACATTTAACTGGCCACTGTTATCACGAAATTGAATATCTCCACCATTACTTGTATGCCAGTCTGTGATTAAAGTACCTGTTTGATTTCCCCAAGTAGCCGAAGTAACCCTTGAATTAAAACCTGTAGGATAAGCAGCGCCTCCAGAGACATTAATTCCCCATGTACCAGATGCACCAGAACCAGTTTTTGTAACTGTATATGAAGTATAGTTTCCAGAATCCAAAACAGTTCTCCAACTAGATTCCCACGTACATACATTTTTGTTATCTTTCGTTTCAGATTTTGCTCCTCGAATATATAAATGGTTTGAAAATGAACTACCAACTGCAAACTGTGCGCCGTAACCAGCATTAGTGTCCCAACCAAATGTAAGGATATGTGCATCAGTAGGTGGTTTTGCTGTTGTCATAGTGCTTGAAGCAACAGAATAAGTAACCCTATGAGCATAAATATTATCGTTTGTTAAATCATAATTTGCAGAAGTTTGTCTTGTTGATGGATTTTTATATAGTGCATTAGCATTATCAGCAATTCCACCAGCTGTAGAGGAGCCAGCGTAATTATGTGTATGACTTGATGGTGGATATGTACTTGGTTTCCCCGTAATACCAGACCACGGAGCAGCGTTAGCCGAAGTAGCAGTACCACTCAAATTACCACAAAATGTACCAGACAAAGTTCCAGAAATAGTAGAAGCATTAGCACCTGTACAAATCCATGTGACTCCAGGAGCAGCTGATCCAGATGTTGTAGACGCACCATATTGAACCAATTTAATAGCTGTATTACCATTCTTACCCATAACACCTAATGTACCACTAATATTCATATCACCGATCGCAACATCATCGCCAACTACATTCCAAATGCCGTTTGCGAAGTTAAGAGCGCCAGTCATAGTTCCCCCAGACAATGGCAAATAAGCATGAGTATGACTACTTGGCGGATAACTTGTAGGTTTTCCAGTAACTCCGCTCCATGGTACGGCTTTTGCATTGGCAGCAGTACCTGAAAAAAGTCCAGTATTATCAATGGTTGTATGTACAGATTTATCTATACCATCCTGACAATTGGTATAAAATTCAATTGCACCATCATTTGCAAGAACTAATCGCTCTTCCCCGCCACTACTGGCAGCATTTTTTATAACATCAGAAGATTCTCCGCCTCCGATAATAGTAAGACCACCGCCGCCAATAGCAATACCATTACCATATGTATCACTTGAATTATCTATGAATTTAATCATTTCATAAGTAGCTTTAGAACCTTTATAAGCAATATTTCCAGTCATAGTGCCACCACTCAATGACAGTTTTTCATCAACTAATCCTTTCAAAATCTTACCTTGAGCGGCACTCAAAGAATCAGTTGTGCTTGTACTTGTTAAATTATTCTGAATACCCCTCCATGTATCTTGCGTAGTAATAGTCCCAGTAGTTCCATCACCTTTTGTATAAGTAATAGTTTTTCCAGAAACACTCAAAGCACTAAGATATGGATGAGTATGAGAACTTGGTGTGAATGTTGTAGGTTTTCCTGTTACACCTGACCAAGGTACAGAAGTAGCAGATCCTGCAGTATAAACTGTATAACCAGCCTCAGAATTCAATTTACTATCATCAATAACAAAATACATTTTCTGAGTCTTATTTACTTTGACTGTATCACCAAGTTGAATTTTAGCAGTAGTAAGAGCAAATCTCGCAGTATCATCTGCAACAATTACACATCTTTCTAATGCTCCATGTGGAAGTCTTGCTATGTCAATTGTTCCAAAAAGCTTTGATGCATTGAGAGAAGTGATAGTAGAATCATCATGATTATGAGCAGAAGGAGCATAGGTAGAAGGTTTCCCTGTAACATTCCCCCAAGCAACACTACTTGCAGTTGCAGCATTTCCTGTAACATTTACAGTCAGATTATTAGTGACAGGATTATATTTAAACTTATCGCTGTATGCTCGCTTTGTCTCTGTAGCAGAGTCAGAAAACCAAACATGTCTAGCTGCATCAGCAGTACCTTCTCCAGCGGATACATTTGTAGCTGTTCCTGCAGTAGTTGCACTATCAGCAGTAATTGCATGTTTTACACTTTTATTAGCATCAGCAGTATTATCAACATTACCAAGCCCCACCTGAGCTTTTGTATGAGTATGCCCGGCAGGAGAGTAAGCACTTGAATTTGTATATGCAGCAGATCCCAATCCATGAATAGGAACAGTAGTTTTATTACCATCTACAGTGAGTGTGATTTTTCCGTTTTCAGTACTTTCTGAAATAGATACTGATTTCACTGCTTTAGCCAATATTTCATATTTCTTGTTCGATGAGTCCCAACGATAAATGCTATTTGTTGCTGTATCTATGTAAATTGTATTTACATTACCTGTAGAAGGAAACAGCTTATTGGAGGCATATGGAAGTATTTCTTTTTGTTCTGTTATACTCTTTTTTAAATATGTAACTAATTCTGTTAATCCATTAAGATCAAGAAATTGTTGCTTCATTTTTTATTCACATCCTTCCTATTTCCATAATTTACCTGCAGAAATTTCGATAATATTAATATATAATGTTATTGGAAAGGAGGTGAATTATGGCTAACTTTGAAATAAAAAGCTATATTAAATTATTATGTATTCGTCTGGATCACTTTGAAAGTTATGTAGTAGATGAAGTTAATACTACAGACGAAGAAACGATTAAAAAATTCATTGATACACATAAAAATAGAAAAGGAACAAAAATATTGCTTTTCGAAATGAACACAATGGATATGATAACTTTTGATGAAATCCAGAATATTATACATAATGCTCATGTATTTGATTACATGAGACAACTCATATCAGATGGACATAAGTTATTATCCGTTGAAGATATGAAGAATGCTTCTATAGGTTCATTTATTAAATATATGTTAGAAGCAAAATAAAGTAATATTTTAGAGGGCAGAAATGCCCTCTTTTTCTTTTACGCAGTAAATAAACCTTTGATAGACGCACTTGGAATTGCTTCATATCCATCTCCAACAAGCCCCTTAAGAGCAGTGATGTCAGATGTGTTCTTAGCAATCTTCGGTTTTTCAGCAGCAAGGTCTTTTTCAAGAGCAGTAATCTTACCTTCGGCAGTAGTTACTCTTGTTGTTATAGCTGCGATATTATCGGCGTTTGTTTTATCAGCAGCTTCTAATGTAGGAATCTTTTTCTCAAGAACATCAATTCTTCCTACAGCAGCTTTAAGATCAGCAGCTTTTGCATACTGAGAAAGATCAGAATCAGCAAGAGCTTTAGATACGTATTCTGCAATATAACCTACGATATCTTTAGATGTAGCAGATTCTGGAAGAGTACCGATAAGAGTTTTCAGCTTTGTGATATCCTCTTTATTTGTTTTGATCTGAGAATTCATTGTAGCAGCATCAGATGCATGTGTAGAAATCCAATCAGAAATTTCCTTCAGCGTATCATATGCTTCTGGAGCATCAGCAACAATCTTTGCGACTGCATCAGAAACAGCTTTCTTTACAGAGCCATCGCCTGTACCATTCAGAGTGCTGATAGCTTCTGTATTAGCTGCTACGCTTGCTTTTAATGTAGAGTCATCATACTGACCAGCAGTAACAGCTTCTTTGATATAAGCAACTACATTTTTAGCTTTAGCATCAGCAGGAATAGTACCAACATATCCCATCACTTCTGTTTTTGCTTTTTCAGCAGCACCAGCAACATCGAAGTCTGCAGCAGTCTTTCCAGAATCTACCAGATTACCATTTTCATCTAATCCTGCAAGATGACCTTTTACTGCACCTTTTACTTTGTCAGCTTTTCCTGTCGGCTGAGGAATAGTAATAGTAAATGCTGCTTCATCAATAGTTACTGGAGCAGTTTTTGTGTAGAAATAAAGTGTGTATCCGTCTTCTGACTGAGATACTGTTTTAATTGAGCTTTTAACAGCTTCACTGATTTTAGAGTCAATCTGTACATTATGCAGATTTAAGAACTCCTGAAGATTAGAAAGTGTAGCGAACTGTAATTTTGCCATAATTAGTTTCCTCCTTGAAATATATTTGTTAAATCTTCGGAATCAATACCTCCAAGTTTTCGATCTAAAGCAGCATCAATATGATCATCTAAAACATTTAAAACGGTTTCCTCAATGATATTTGAAACGTATTCTTTTACAGAATCAGCACTTGCAAAATTCTGTTCATTAATCCAGCTTTCAGTGACATAACGATCAGTCGTATATTCACCATCTTGCTGAATGAAATACAATGTAATTGATTTTCCTTGCATTTTTGTGATTGTTGTGCTGGAAGTATCAGCGTCATGAGATACAAGATACAGAACGTCGTCTGCAGAAGATTGAACAGTAGTATTGTTTCCACCAATGATACATTGGCCTTTTACTTTATAAATACCATCATCAAGTGATGATATCTTCACAGGAACAGTAAGTGTACCTATAAGATTTACAATAGGTACGTCGGATAATTTGTTATAAGATAAGCTGTTGATATAATCTACAACAGTGGACTTATCTTCAAGATTACCGATTATATTATCTAAAAGAGTAGAAAGTTCAGAAGACTTGACATAATTATCCAATCCGATTGTTTTCTTGACCTCTTCAATAATATGACCTTTATCTTCATCAGTCATAGATATGTCATAAGAGAAAAGCAGTTTATCTCCAGAGAAAAACATAAGATTTGATCCGATGCATTTTACATCTGTAATCTGTTTATCACCTCTGACATATTCTAATGTGTTGTCGATGGTCACCCACGCTATACTCTTACTGTCTTGTATGTAACAAAGTCCTGGGTATTTTAGCACCCCTCTTTGTAAAGCCTTTTCTGCAATTTGCTTAGTTGATGCAGAATACCAGGTTGGAATTAACGCCATGCTGTGATCACCTCTTCAATTTGTCATATTCATATTTTGAAATTTCTTTTATTACATAGATGTCATTATCAAGAGGAAAATTATAGAGACCTTCAATGTGCCATCCATATTTTCCGTCTGAACTTAAAATAGCCTGTGCTTCTGTGATATCACATAGAAGCAACAGACTATGTTTTTCCTGATATTTGATATACAGGATATGATTAAGGACATCTACGACTTCATCATTTTTGATTACTTTATAATACATGTGATATCCTCCTTATAAGAGGGGAATGGTTACCCCTCGCATGAAATTGAGAACATAAGTAAAATTCCAGAATTCTGTCCTGGATAAGAGAATCCATATGTTGCACCAGATTCATTAACCGTATACAGCCAGTTTGCAACTGTAGCATTTGGAGATCTGGTCCAATAAGATTCATACTCTGCAGGAGTAGAAGGTTTTGCTTTCTTTCTGGTATCATCATCTGTGAAATAAGCAATAGGAGCATTTGTTTCAGAAATATATGGTTCAGAAGTAGCAGTAGGATCAACTTCATACAGAGATGGAACATAGAATCTGCAATTAGATACAGAAGTGTCATTAGACTTGTTACCGACAGAAGAATATACTTTAACTGGTTTAATCAACGCTTTCCATAAAGGAGAGATTGCCTTAACCATACGAGTATTCAACCATGTATTTAATGTAGAATCAGCCCATCCACCTGCATTTGTGCTCTTATTATTATAAGGTTTTTCTGTACCAAGTAGATTAGAAGCAACAAATGTAATGTTAGCTCTCTTTGAAGCAACGTCAGACAGATAATATCCTTTAAACTTAGCCACTTCCATTGGAATAATTTCATGAATCCAAGAAGCAATATCCATACATTGTTCTTCACCAAGATCCGCATACCAAACCTTAGCCCAATGTACAGTGCCTTTTGCATAGTTTTCATATGCTCCGTCATCAGCTTTAGAACATCCAAATACGAGAGTGGAACTATGCTCTGGAATCCTGATCGCATTTAAAGTAGTAGAAGATACTTCTTTTCCGGTCATGTTTGAATTGTATACATAAAGTTTCTGACTTCCAGCTTCATGACGGAATACTACGATTTCTCTGTTTGTTCCAGCAGAAGGAGATACACTATCAGTATTCCATGAAAATCTAGGTTCTTGAGAATACCACAGTCTGAATCCATTAGAACCATCGCTTTGGAAGCACTGAGCAAGAGTAGCATTGACATTATTTCCTGCATCAAATTCAAAATCAATAGCAACAGTAAAGTCTCTATCTTTCTCCATGATTTTCAGTCCAGTGTCAATATAATTTGTTCCATCAAACTTAGTAGAAGCAGAGATTACTTCATGTTCTTCAATATCTCCATAGGAATAATCAACACCAAGCTTAAAATCTAATGTATCTTTAAGAGACAGAGCTTTTGTTTCAAGTCCCATTTTCATAAGAGTATAAAGCTCAACCTGTGTCATATTGGACAGATCCTTACCATCAAAGTATCCATCTACGTATTCGCAGGTTTCATAAACAGCATTGATTGTCTTATCTCCATCGACAAATCCGGATTTATCCCAACCTTTGAATAAGTTGTACTTATAAGCTGATTCCTCAGCAGTATAAGTAGGAGTGTCACCTTCATACTTAATATAAGAACCATACTGTCCAGTAGACTCCTGCAGAGTTAATCCTTTAGAAACATATTTTACTGTATATTCACGCACTTTGCTATTGTATACAGCTTTGATAGTTCTGTCAGCGAAGATTCCAGTTAGAGATCCATTCCAGCCTTTGAATGTATAATCAAGTTTGATTGTGCTTTCTTTGGTAGGAGTAGGAATCGGATCAATTTCTCTTGTAATAGGATCAACTGCATTTGCACCTTTATCAACGTACTGGATATCAAGAACTGTATTTTCTTCATCGTCGTTGACAAATGTTACTTTGAACTGAGTGATAATTGAATCGTAGGTAATCTCTAAATCTGGCCATAATTCAGCGAATTCATCCAGTCTTTGCTGTCTCATAACAGGAATGTGTACAGTTCCTATAAGAACAGAATGTACAGAGTTATATCCGTTATCATCAATACCAGTCATTTTTGCTAATCTGTCAAGCAGAGTAGTATCGTCCAGTTCCCAATTGATGCCAGTTACACGAACTCTGGTTAATCCAGTAGCTTTATTGATAATGTCTTTTGCATCCAAAGTATTGCAGTTATCAAGAGACAGAGTAGTAAGATTTGCATAACTTGTTATAGTAAGATCGGTCAATCTATACAGGTTCTTTCCGGTAAGAGATGCGATGGCAGGAAGATGAGCAGTTTCAATCTTTCCGCCAGGAGCAAAGATAACACCTGTAATACCAGATCCTTCTGCTAGAAACTCTTCGAGATTTTTACAGTTAGAAAGGTCGATTGTCTTTTTCAGGTTTGGCAGATTCTCAAGATTCAGTCGTTCCAGAAGAACATTCTGTCCGATTGAGAAATCATTCATATTTGTATTCTGATATCCTTCAACATCAGAACCAATAAGAATGTCTGTCATTTTTACACCCTGATTGAAATTTGTATATCCCGGATAGAATGGCGCAATATCACCAATGGATTGCATCAAAGATGCATTATATACATAGACCTCTGTATCGTTCATAGCAGCAATAGGAGATTTGACTGTATAAGTCTGACCTCTCTTAGCTCTTTGACGAACAAGGTTAGAACCAAATCTTACATCAACATAAGAATCAGCATAAGGAACAATATGGAATGTACCATCCGGTTTTACACCAGTCCAGTTTGTTGGAGTGTAACCACGGATTGTGATTACATCTGAGGTAGTAGTAGAACCTACATATTTAGATGCAATATATTTCTCTTGATATTTCTGGAACTGTCGTCTCTGCTGTTTCTTGCTTCCGTTCATCATTTCCAGATAAGAAGTCGTACCTTTATCCTCGTAAGGTCTGAAATACTTTCTTCTCATATCAGCGATCCAGAGACGTTCCGGTTTATAATTCTGAAGAGTTTCGAATTTATTTAAGATACGGTTTGCAGACCATGTAAGTTTGGCCTCCATCTGAAGGAACATACTCTGCAGATCATCAAACATGTAATCTCTGATATAACAGAACACTTTACTATCAGATGCATTAAAGACTGATTTTGTTCCAATAGTATCAGTATCTTCATATCCGTAAGTAAGAGTTAATCCACCTTCATTATCATTACCCATTGCAGTATCGTTATCATAATCCATACATAAATCCCAGTGAACCAAATCTTCTGTATGCCAGAAAGTATTTTTTGCTCTGTTATCTACCATAGTATGTCTTTCGGTAAATAAGTAATAGAAGAGTAATGAGTCTTTAATAAAGTGCTGTTCAAACTCTTTTACAAATGTTTCAGAATCAGCATTTACAACCCAAGTCAAAAGATCGTTCCAAGCCTGTCTGCCAGCCTGAATTTCTTCTTCTGTACAATTTGGATTCTGATATCTCATTTCAAATGAAGTATCTCCACCCCATTCTTCATTTGATAAGTCATCAGATAAGAAACGGCACTGAGGATCAGTATTATTTGACACTTCAACAATGAATTCTTTGTGATTCTCTGGATCCATTCCCTGTGCAACTGTATTCTTCTTACTGTTACCAATATCACCTGCAGCATAGAAGTGCCACTGACCGTCTTTGAACTCTACAGCATTATCTACATCTGTTTCTTTTAAGAATACAACACAAGGATAGAACTGCATAGTATCACGTACACGAGGATCTTTCTTTCTAGCAGGACGGATATATGGGTTGAATTCCTGATATTCTCCTTGAAGACCTGCATTATTGATATTCTCAGAAGAAGCAATATTTACTTTGACATTGAAATAGTTGATTCCAATAGCATTTTCATCCATAGAATAAACATCGGCAGTTGTATCATTTGCGAATGTAAATCCATTCTTACAGTTAAGTTCCAGATTTCGACCAGAATCACCATAATATTCAGAAGAGGTTCCCTGTCCATTATGAATACCATCACGAGAGATCCAGTTATCAACAGGACGACCATTATTATAGATCTGCTGTACAGATGTAAATGGTACTTTATTTTTCTTACCAGTTGTAAATACTGGTACTTCCAGTTTAATGATTCTCAAGTCTGGACATTTTTCGGCCAGTACATCAGGATCAAGTCCACCAGAAGAATCAAGAATATCATTGCGGTTGTATCGGTTGATAATTTCATTTGCATTTTTTGCATCAGCAATGAAGTTATCCAGAATCTCATCATCAGTGAGGTTCATTGTATAAGCTTTTATTCTGTATACAATAACGTCGCAGTCATCAGAACCGATTGTAATACCTACAGGATTTGTCTGCGTGAAACTATCAGAAGTGGCATACAGTTTTACTCTTGTAGGAATGCCATCAACCCACATAACCATTTCTGTATATTCACTGTCCGGCAGAATATTAAATTCCAGCTCCATATAGTAATCTTCACAATATGGGACAGAGATTTCGTTCTGTTCAGATTTCAGTGTTGCTTCCTGAGCTTTTACAGTATAACCAAGATTATCTGCAAAACAGGAGAGTACTTGAGCTTCATAGTTTTTTACATTTGTACATTTATAAATGAATTTAAAGTTCTTGCCAGTTTTCTTTGCATCATCAGCAAATAACTGATATGGGATAGTAGCAGCAGTTCCTGCTTTTACGCAGAAATAAGTATCTCCATCTTCATCGACCTGATAACCACCATTTGTTGTATCAAAGTTATCTGACACTTCAATTGTAAGATTATCATTGATCTTCAGCCAGTCAGCTTCACCATTGTTTTTACCAGATGGATTAAAGTCAAATGCAAGGTTTGTAGTTACCGGAGATACATTGATATCCAGTTTCTCAATAGTAGCAGTAAGAATCTTTGTGATTCTACGACAACTGATAGTAAGAGACTGTTTGCCTATTGCGGTAGACTTGTAGCTCCAGATCTGAGCAGTTCTTCCAACAGTAAGAGTAGAAGCAACTTTGCCATCAACAGAGAGTTTTACAGTAGCAGGATTATGTTCTGGATCATATACAACATATTTGATGCTTGTTGTATTGTACTGTTTTGCAGTAAATTCAACCATAGAACATCCAATAATAGGAGTAGTATTTCCTTGTTCAACCCAGATAATATCTTTATATACTGACTCAGAAGTTACGTCCTGATTATTGATACTTGCAGTCATATACACTTTCAGAAGGTGAGCACCATGACTCTGTTTTGCCAGAGTATAAGTCATCTGTCTACCAGAAGCAGTTGTTTCAACTCCTGCAATTTCTTTTCCATCAAGAACAAAATGTACAGTCTTATTAATATCACCATATGGAGTATATCTAAATGTTACCTCGTCTGAATAGAAGAGTGTATCATCAAAAATACTCTCAATTTTAAAGTCAACAATTGTAATAGTCCAAGTCTTAGTAGCGATTGTACCAAAACTATCAGTGATAGAAAGTCTAATAGAGTTTGCACCATTTTTCAGATATTGTGTAATATCAAAACTATTCTTACCCTGAGCAGCTACAGTAGTAGCAACTGTTGTACTTCCGACACGCCATGTAGCAGTACCATTACCGGTTGTATCTCCTGTATTATCTACAGAGGTAAAGTTATACTCGATCACTGCAGAGTTTCCTGCTAAGAAGATCGCATCAGAACTTGTAATTCTCTCGATTGTGACCGTAGTAGTGTCAGATGGTCCAGAGCCACCAGTGATTGTAAACTGTTTCTTAATTACATCATCTTCATACAGAGTAAAAACATTTTCTTCATAAGAAACGTCATACTCATGACCTGTATTTTTACCTAAATCCTTAATAGATTCATTGATCGCAGTAATGTCACTATTGATGGATTCAAACTGAGAATCATAACCAGAAACATTCTGCTTCAGAATATCTACCGTATTTTTGGTTTCTGTAGTAGTAGCAGAAATTGTTTCGTTAGATTCTTTTAATCCAGCTACATCTGTTTTCAGACCTAAAATATCAGTTGTATTTGTTTCAACTTTGCCTGCCAGGTCATCTTTTGCAGTCTCAAGAGCAGACACACGATCTACAACAGGAGAGAGTTTTTCATCTGTACTCTTAGAAATGTCCTCTTTAAGAGCAGAAGTCCATGCGGCAGACGGTTCAATAGAACTAAGTTCTACAGTTTGGATAACAGTTTCTCCATTCTTAAACACGAGTGAACCTTTGCCATTGACTACAGAATATTCAACGACAAGATTGGAAAGACTGTTGATTGTAATTTCGCCAATCTGTTCTTCTTTATCTTTAAATACGAGATGTCCAGTTGTATTATCATATTCAACTTTTAAGTTTTTCAGACTGTCAATACTGGAGATAGCAGTATTTAATTCATTTACAGTCTGATCAATTTCTGTTTTTGTATAATAATCTTTCAGAGACTCAGCTACGGTCTGATTTAGATTTTTTGTAACAGAAGAAGTTACATCTGTCTTAATATCATCTACATTAATAGAAGCGGCAGAAGCTTTGGCTTCATCTGCATACTGTTTTGCTTCGGCTACATGTCCTAAGACCATATTGACAAAGCTTGTATACCAATCATCAGATGGTTCAATGATGCCATCATAATTCAGACCTTCCAGAACAGTAAACTTACCATTTGGTCTGGTTCTCCAAATATAGTTTTTTCCTTTTTCATTTAAGCCAGTTGCTGTGATTTCAAATATAATATCACCTGCAGAAGCAGTAACATTTGCATCAATTAGCCATCCAAAAGTAATATGAGTAGAACTTGATGCAACATTGATCACATTTGCAATCTGACCTTTGCTCTGAGCCACAGACTGATATCTTACCTGAATCAACATATCCATAAGATCCATTCCATCCCAGTATCTTGGAATTCTGAATGGCATATACTGACTGTTTTCTTCCTGCATGATATTGATCTGTGAAGAGTCAACGGTTATATTTTTTAAATTGTCCACTGATGAAAAATTATCATCGCTATATTTGTTATATACTTCATAGCGTCCATCAGTACATAACGTATAATCATCATCAATGGTGACTGCGGCCAACTCAGCGGTCATCAAAGTCGTGTTTGCTGAGTTAGCTGCAGCAAGTTTCTTAGCATCTTTAAACGACATAATACATGACTCCTTTACATTAGTAATTTATCCAGGTCAATAACCTGATCGAGATGTACGACACCATCCTGAACTCCATCAGGATCTTTTCCTGTGAGGTCTTCACTGACCATCTTAGAAAGATCTGTCATAGCAATACCTTTACCGGTATCCTCACCATCATTATTTGTTAAAGTTACTTTTCTTTTTTCTGTATCAAGACGAATATCTTTTACTGCATTTTCATATGTCGCCTTGTTAAGAGCATCCAGATCTTTTATGTATCCTTCTATTGCAAGCAGTCTCTGATCAATTTCAGTGAACATCTCAGAAGGTTCATATTTATCAAATTGTGTAAGTGGAGTAATATGAATAACACCAGATGTGGTCTTTCGAATATAAGAAGTATAAGTTCCGTCGTCGTTAGCAACAAGTTTCAGAAATGTGAATGATACTTCAATATCTCCAGCTTCGGCTGTTAATCCTGCATCAACAGGAATCAGATACTGTATGTAGTTTGTTTCATATTCAAGATTATTTACAGTGAGCTGTGTCATTTTGATCTTATTTGATACCGGAAGCTTATATTTCATATAAACAGTAGTATCAGACATATCGATCTGTTCTCTGTATAATTTATTTGTCACGATCTGAATTCTATCTACATAATTGCTTCTTTCAATAAGAGTTTCTTTTACCGTAGTAGTAACGGTATTATCATCTGAAATTTTTAGTGTATACATAACGTCCTCCTTTCTTATTTAGTCTGGGCTTTTTCTAATGTCTCAATTCTTGTCTGAAGAGAAGAGACAGTTTTCTGTAAAGCGATAACTGCAGTGTTAGCAGTATTCGCAGTATTTTTAATCTCTGTAGCATTTTTGTTTAGTGTATTAACACTGCTCTGCAGAGATGTGATATTGCTCTGAATAGTTTCAATACTGTTAGTAATGTCAAGTAATGATGTATTGATTTGTTCTATAGCTGTATTGGTAGAACCATCTGCAGTCTGAAGATCTGATATTGCTTTCTGTGCATTAGTCATAGAGTCTTTCAATTTATCAACATCAGCACCTAGCTGAACAAATTTTCTTCCTACAATAAGAGCATCAGCAAATTCTCCCTGTTTAGATAATGTTGCATCTGATTCAGGGAGATTCGCCAAATAATTATAATCATACTTAACAACACCAACAGAGGTTTGGATTCCCTGAACGTATGTTGCCATTATTATTCACCTTCTACAAAATTGTACATTACTGTCATGTCGAGCATTGACAGTTTATCTTCATTTGCTTTGAGCATCTTCTTAAGAGACTCTTTAGGAATCATCTCGATATCAAGCTCGCAAGTCTTATCATAAATTTTCTGCAGACCTTCCTGAATCTCAGGGACAACAGTGTCTTTTATATCATCGTTAAGAGCACGTCCAGTTTCATTACCACTTTCATCTGTAACAACATGAGAGTTTTCTTCTGTAAAAAAGGAGTTAATAAGCTCCTGTTCGAACTCAGCAATCTTATCTGCCTGCGCTTTTAATGTTTTCAGATTCATTGTATTAGCCCAGAATACGTCAACATCTCCTGGCACAATATCTGAACGACTTTTCATAGTATTTAATGTTTTATACATAGCCACAACGTCTGCATTTACGATAGTTTTCTTCATAATCCTTGTTCTCCTTTTTATTTAAACTGTAAATTTATTTTCTCTGACAAGTTCTTCTATAGCATCATTGAGATATGCTTCAAAGTCAGAATACAATGTTTCGATGGCTTTTTTTGAATTCTCCGTAATAAGAGCCTTAGCTTTATCAATCGCCATCTGTTTTGCTGTTTTAGCCGCCGCTTCATCAAACTTACCTTGTTTCTTCAATGAATCTACATACGTCTGATTTACTGTAAGTACAGCTTTACTGATAGCATCAGTAGCAGCATCAATATATTTTACGAGCTGATCATTCTCAAGCTTTTTCTCCTGTTCCTTGATCTTTACTTTAAGAAAAAGGACTCCATATGTAATAAGAAGTGGGAGAATACCAGTAATGATCAGATATAATACGTCCTGAATACCCTGTTTAATATCCATAATTTTTCCTCCTAACCGACTGCTTCATCATCTGAAGAGTCCTGCTGTCTAAGTTGTTCCATTGCAGAATCATAAGTAATGCCTCCTGTGCAGTTTTCTGCACGAGCCTTTGCATAATAAGCCCAAACTGTAGGGACGAGTGTTGCTGGAATAGCAATGAGAGCGTAGAGAGCAGATAAATCTCCATAGGTCATGATTGCTTTTTCTACAAAATGAATAATCTGTAGATTAAGTAAAAGTACAGCGACAAGTATTAATTTACTTGTAGAGACTCTTGGAATATTGAATCTTTTAACTTTTGCCGCCTTCAGATTTCGTTTCATTTCAATCTGTCGATTTTTTGCTTTGATTTTCTTTAATTCAAGTTCATATTCTCGACTGGTCAAATATTTCACCTTCTTTGCATAATAAAAGACCTGATTGTTCAGGCCTTTTATTTATTCAGGAATAATTCCATATACGTATGTTTCAAACTCTGTAAAATCTTTCAGTACAGCTTCTTTATTTGTTTTAAATGTTTCGCTATCTTGAATAGATTTATTGATATTTACATTGCCATCTTTGCTAACAGAAGCATTAAGATAAGCAACCTGTTTTGCATTTTCGTCAGAACCGATCATAACCTGACCGGATACATTTCTTGTTTCACTAATTTTTAACATGCATTTTCCTCCAATTTTTGTAATCGTTGATTTATAAGAGAGAGTTGTCCCTGGAGCATAAGAATTTCGTTTCTAAGGGATTGATTCTCAGATTTGAGAGATGTGTTTTGTTCTTCAAGAGAGTCTATACGGTGATGGGCTTTTTGTGTCATAAATGTATTTAAAGAGACAAATTCTCCATATCTAAAAGCGTATTCAACCATGTCTCCGGCTTTGTTAGGTTTATCTAATTGACCTTTACACAATATACCATAATCAGAAGCATTAATATTATAATCGTTAAATATTTTTTCTGTTTCTCTAGCACCAAATCCAAAGTGACATCTATCATGGTCATCTTCACTATCAAAATTTTTAAATTGATATACAATAGGATTTAAATGCATATACACGTCTTCTATATGATTTATACTTCCAATAGAATGTAAATTTGTTTTTAAATGTTCATCAGATGTATCTATAGTAGATGACTGACAATGAATAGTTTTCCATTTATATCCAGTGTATCCAAGTCGTGTTGCGCTATCTGAATTTGGAGCAAAGATTTTTGCTGTGCCATTATTTCTAATGCTTACAGAGTAACTTGACGACGATTGATTATACAATGTATCAATTGAACTTTTAGAAAAATTATTTCCTCCACCGCCAGAGTCTTTAGCTGCAAAATTGCTTGTTACCCAACTTTGAGTAGCATATCCATAAAGAGATTGATGCTGAGTTAAATATCCTTTTCCGTTAACCCAATCTTGTGTTGCTAAATTATAGCTTGAGAAGTCAGTGGAAGTAGTTGTGCTTCCTCCAATTTTTAATGTAACAGATCCACCTCCGCTAGAAGTTCCTAATTCTCCTTTTGTATTAATAGTTAAATACTTTGTTCCTGAATCTGGTTTCAATGGGAAAAATATAATACTACCAGAAGTATTTCCTAATTGAATGGTTTTTCCTCGAATTAAAGTGGACGCAGCATTTTGGTTATCTCCAACAACAACCTGATTACTTGGGTTACAATAAATACCCGTAACAGGATTTCCAGAAGTATTTAACATATCCCAGCCTTTATTGTTTGCCATATATAATGTACCTGTTATAGGAGAACTCGTTGAATTGCCTGATGTTGAAACATACTCAGAATGAGTATGTTCGCTTAAAGCTGCGCCAATAGTAGCACATGTAATAGGAAGAGTGCTTCCCCAAGCCTTATCACTGTATACATTGTATTCTTTTCCGCCGCCCATACCAACTCCATTACCAGTAGAACCAATACGAATAGTATTCAATTTTAATCCAGAAGTATCAGTAGCATTATTACCACTTGTCTTTGCTGTTGTCATAGATGAGTTATCAGGAAAAATAATTTTTTCGATATACAAATTTCTATATCTATAATTCACACCTGAAGCACCTAAATCAACATTAATACCTCCTTGCTTTTTTATTGAATATGTTAGATTTCCATCTTTAACAATAGAAAATGGTCTGTCTACACCAAATTCATATAACATACCTTTTGTATGACACGCAATCCTTGATTTGATAGTATCATTTAATAACCCAAAATAAACACTATCTGTCGCAGCGGTAATAATTTTAAATTTAGATGTTAAATTATCATATTTTGTACTTAACTCTCCTGTAGCATATAATGAGTTTCCAATTGTCATATCTTCGCAATATACATACCCATCATTTCTTACAAAAAACGGAATAGTGGAATCTCCCCATTTTTCGCTTCTTAATTTTTTACGCACGTAAAATGCCGCCTCGATAGTTGTATTTGAGTCAGAATCTCCTTTGATTCCTGCTTGATAATCATATCCATCACTCCCATTTATGATACGATACAATGTATTTTTATAAGCGTGGTCGTTATTATTAGCTATAGTAGATATATTAAACCCACCGATCTTACCAGATGATGCTACGATTTCACCATAAATAATAGCATTACTCGCCTGCAACAAACCATTTGTAGAAACTTTAAATCCTGTGGCACCCTCACTTGGTTCAGAACCGACAGTACCATCTTTCTTTATGTAGAATTCCATATCACTTGGAATATCAGGTTTATTCTCCAAATCGTTATAATCACCACTTGTTGCAACATCTGCCAAACCACTTACTTTTGAAACACCAATTGTAACTCCGGAGCCAAGTGTAAGTGATGTCGCTGTAATTGCGCCGCTAATAGAAGCATTTGTAGCACTGATTCTTCCGTCAGATGTAATTGAGAGGTTTTCGCCAGTGATAGTACCATTAGCTATTGATAATCCGCCAATTTGACCAGACTCAATATCTACATTATTAAAAGTACCATTATTAAAGGTGCCAGTAGTAGCATTGACTTCACCTGAAATGGTAGCGTTAGTAGCTGTTAGATTTCCAGCCGAATCAACATTGAAATTATTTCCATATTTTAACTGGTCAGGATTTATTGATATCGTACCGTTTCTAGCCGTCAGAGAGTTTCCAGAAATAGACCAACCACCAATATATCCGTCATTAGCTTCAACTTTTCCTGTAAATGTTCCAGACTTAGCAGTAAGATTACCATTTTTATCAACAGTAAATTTTCCACCACCAAGAGCAATTCCATCAGTGCCAAGATATACACCTGCAGAGTCAGAATTAAAAGCGTTCATTCCGGAATACAGTTTGCCTGCCTCAATAACAAAACCATTTGTACCACCAATATGACCAGAAGAAGCAGTAATCTTGCCTTCAAACTCTCCATTACCCTTAAAATGTGCATTACCTGAGTCATCAATAGCAAAATTCTTTGCTTTCATAGCTCCGGTTTCCATATTGATTTCAAGACCTTCTTGAGCGTAGATACCGTCTACGACGGAAGTATCTTTGAAGTTTTTTGATCTAAGAGTCTGTGCGGCAATAAGCATAGCATTTACTGTGGAAGTATCAATAATACCACCATTGATTCTTGTTGTACTTGAATCAATGCTGCTATTCATAGCTTCAATAATAGAATCAATCTTAACATTTTCAGCTTTAATACTGATATTGTCAGAAACCATACTAATAAAATCTGGTGTCAGTTTGAATCCAGATTCTCTTGTACCAGTAACCATAAATGAAATACTATCTGCATTCTGAGTAATAGAAGAGGAGTTAGCCGTAATCTTTTCCTGTGCTTCAGAAAGATCTGTTCTCATAGAGCTTACGGTAGAAGTAATACCTGATACATCCTGTTTTACTTCTGAGAACTCTGTCTGAATAGCTTCCTGATCTTTAAAATATTGAGTATTACTTACTTTCTGTTCAATTTCTCCAGTAAGAGTATCAGTAACATTTTTGATCTGTTTTGTATAATCATCAGTAATAGATGTTTTTTCAATTCCCCACCACTGATTTCCTTTACCGTCATAAATATTAGTGATATCAATACCACCTTGCTCATTCGGTTCAATTATCTGGAATCCGAGTTTATCCTTGGTAATTGTGGCATTATCAATCATATCATTGATAATAGTATTGTCTGGAATACCTGTCTGAGTAATACCGTTTTCATCAAATAAAGCAGCTTTATCACCATTTCTGACAATGAAATTAAAATCTCCATTGCCATCCATACCAATCTGAACACGAACATTTCCTGTAGAATCATAAAACTGCTGTGTACTTTCTAAGAATGCGATAGTAGGTTTATTATCCTTAGAGATAAGCACAATCTGATTAGCAAGAGCATTCTGTGCCATAAGGTCACCAACAGCTATTTTCTTAGCAATAAGATCAGTAACAACTGCCTGGTCAATAGTCACATTCTGAGCAGTAAGATGAATAGCTTGTAATTCTCCAATACCAGCTTTGCCTGAAACAAGATTCTTGATATTTGCCATATCTGCTGAAATTTGATTAGATTCAATAATCTTAGCAGATAGTTTTTCAATATTGGCTTGTTCAGCATTGAGAATACGAGTAGTAATAGTATCTGCGGAAACAAGTTTTACATCGAGATATTTCATGAAAGCAGTATCAACAGTAAGCTTATCAAATACACCTTCTTTTGCTTTCACGAGTTCTGCAATAATTGTATCAGCGGTAATGGTTCCGCCAGACCCGGTTCCTCCAGTGACAGTTCCACCTAACATTGAATTGAATAGAGGATTTGAAAAGATTTGCTTAATAGCTTCTGATGTGATGACATAATCAGAAGTAGAAGATTTGTTGACTGAATTTACACGACCGCCATTTCTGTCAGATGTCTGATTTAATGCATTTGTAAGAAACTCATTATCATTTGTCAATTTTGACTTATATTGGACCATATTGGAAAATGTTACTTCCATCATTTCATCCATGTCGCATGGATTATAATCAATTTCTACAATACGTAATTTTATATATCGTGTATCAGATAATCCCAATCGAACAAAATCATTTACAGCTAATTGTTCATGATATTCTTTGAAATCTGGGAGAGCATAAATATTATCAATATCATCTGTATAAGTATACTGTGGATGGGATTCTACATATAATTCCTCTACTGCGTCTTTATATAAAGTAACGGCTTTATCTACAGCATCAGATGTACTGTCGAGAGTAGTGATGATAATATTGTCATTAGTATATGTAGCTTGATTATATAAGCTCTTGATTATATATGTTTCTTTTTCAGTAAAAGCTGAATATTTATCCTGTACTTTACCAAAATTCTCCATCAAAACATCTTTCGCAATTTGATTTCTTTTTTCCTGAATTTCTGGTTTTTTAGCTGCATCATATTCTGCCTGACGTTCTGCCAGTGCAGCTTCAGCCTGTTCCTTCAGATTTAAATAATCCAGATATTTCTGATGCATCTGTGTAAAATATGCTTCTTCATATCCAGAGAGAGGATTGTATCCATCTGCATATCCATTCTTCTTCAATTCCTTGATACATGCATCATACGTTGCAATTTTAATCTTAAGCTCTGCGATACCATAGAGTTTCCAATCGGTTTCATAAGCTTTCATTATACTCTCAGACTGAGTAAAATATCCAAACTGAGAAGGAGCATCGCCCATTTCTAATTGCATACCACAAATTGTGAAATCAGATGTACCAGTAAATGCCACATCAATCAGATGTGAGGAGAGATTGAAAGAAGTGTAAACTCTTGTCCAAGAAGAAGTGATACTGTATGAAATGTTTTTTCTATCTTCTCCAGTATTATTGTATCCGAGATAAAAAGTTCCAGATCCTTTAACAAAACAGCTAAGAGTATATCTTTGTGATGGTTCAATACTAATATTGTGCTGATAAATTCCGCCATCTGTTCCAGTTACCTGAACGCCACGAGTAATACCATAAGCAGGAGCGTCATCAATTTGTACTGTTTTGAAAGAAGAAGTGCCGGAACCTACCATGTACCAGTCCTGGCCCAATACAACAGGGTTCACACATGAGATGATATTTCCCTTACCAAACCCATCTACAGTCTCGTCCTGAGCCTGTAACGCAGCTACAATAGCCGGGAGAGTGTAGTTCATGATTGATTCATACAGAGGCCAGTCAGAAGAATTCTTTAAGTCATCAAGATCAAAATTCTTCTCTTCATCGACATGAATAGATTCTAATCCTTTAATAATAGCCATATTAGAATCATATGCATCTTTCAGATCATCAACTTTTTGTCCAAACCAGTTTGTCTGTGCAGTGTCAACAGGAACTCTGTTTGTCAACTCCGAAAGCACATCAAGATTCTTATTATATTCACGAGATAAATCGCAATATTCATCTCTACGTGATTCTCTATAGTCCTGCCAAGCTGTATATTTTTCCTGTAGAATAGCATTCATATATGGTTCACAGCAAAAATAGGATAAGTCTGTAATTACAGAATCACCAAAATTCGCCAGATCAATATTATAATCATCAAGTCCATCAACATAGAACTGAGTAACTAAACTGTTATCTCGTGAAATTGTTACACTGTCTTGGATATTACGGAATCCAAGAACAACATTTGTGTCCTTGCCTAAGCTATCCGGTTTATATACATTAATAGTCATATTAACGGTATCAAATTCAAACACACATTTATATGCAGGAGCTGCCTCCTGTGTCAGAAGAGAGTACACATTTTGATCATCAACATCAAAATTACATATTTCATTTGGAAGTAAAATGCCATCATCGTCTAAGGTAACATTATCTACATATCCAATTTTCCAACCCGGAACATCTCCATGCTTTAATACCAAATGAAGAAAACTTAAGTCCTCATTATCTGGATTATAAAATTTTATCTGATAAAACTTACTTGTGTCATGATTTTTCTGATACATCATTTCATAAGAATCTTCTTCACCCATGTTGATTTTAAAGTTTTTCAGCTTATATTGAGTGAGAGATATTTCATATGATTCTGCAGTAATGCTTTTAGTACACTGCATGCCATTATTTGTTTCTTCTGGAGGATCCATAATTTTATACCAGATTCCATCACAATATAGCTCCATCATTTCATCGATATCTTCATAACCAGAAGATTCTTCGCCATCTACATATTTATCTATTGTAAATGTAAGCTCGGCAGTGTTATTAGTTCTCAATTTAACAGAGACTGAAGAAGTTTCAATACCGCCAAGAGCACAATATAGTCGTTTTCCAGGTTTTGCCAGATAAATAATAGAAGACTCTGTATTTCCGTACTTATCATAATTATGTATCATTCTCATGCAAAGGCACCAACCTTTCGTGGTTCTCTATATGATATTTCGAATGTCGCGTCTCCTGTAAATTCGAATATATTTTCACCATATGCAAGTCTTGGCCAGTAGATATCGTCTATATCTTCAATGCCAAGATCTTCAAATGATACGATTGAATTTGTGATATCATAAATTTTAAGTTTTTGACAGTCTATATAGAAATCATCATTTTTCGATGCGTTAATTTTCATTGTGCCATTATTATCAGATGTATTTTTTATGGTGATTGTTCCATGACTTTTTGGAGAAACTTTGATTACTGGATATACATAATCTTCCAGACAGTCAGAATTATTTGATATAGAACATTTTTTTGTTAGAGTAGAAGAGGATGTTGCTTTACATACAATAAGAGGTGTATATCCCCATGGACTATCACACGTTACTGTATATGTTAATTCATATGGAAGAGATGCATGTTCAGTGGATACTTCTGTAATAGTAGCGAAAAATTCAATCTCTTCAGAAAAGTAATCATTATCTAAAAATCTTAATAACTTAGGATACTGAGGAGATGTGAGCCATGCATTTATCATTCTAATATTATTAGATGTCAGATAATCAGAATTGTTAGGAATAATAATTCCATTCTTAATATCTGCTATATATCCCATTGGAAACCTCAAAATTCCATTTTCAATATAAGGAGTATAAGTGCTGTCGTATTTTACTATTCCATTTGTCAAATCTGGAATAACATTTCTGTTTCTGCAAGGATTTCTCATTACTCCCATCTTAAATGAGTAGTTGTCCTCATAAACAGTGCCAAAATGATTTTCTTTTGGTCTGTATTTATTTTTATCACCCAGTTGGAGAGAGCGGTTGATAAGTTCATCATTTTCCTCAATCTGAGTTACGATCAATCCGTACTCATCAGAAGTATGTCCATTAAATTCAAATTGTAACATTTTCTCACCTCTTTCATATTTTTTTTATATTAAAAGAGCTGCCTATAAGACAGCCCTTTTAAATCAGCGTACTTTTTTCCAGTCACGCTTGTTACGTTCGGTAATAATATCACCAATCTGATAAGCAAGTTTCTTAATATCCTGCTCATTGTTGATACTATCGACATTAATTGTAATGTTACACTCGCTATTTACATTCGTATCACCATTAGATGAAGGAAGAATAGGAGTAAGTGGTTTCGCCATCATTTCATTGAATGCGTTCAGTGTAGCCACAGTAGGCTTCAGCTGATCCGTAAATTCTTTGGTAAGGACGGTTTCACCAGGATTTGCACCAATCAGTACAGAATCTCCGCGTGGTATTAAAGCATCTCCACCAATCATATCAAGTATGCTGGCAGGAATACCATTACGTACAACACCACCTTTTGAGAATCCGTAAGCTTTGTATGCTTTCAGAATCTTATTTTTAAGCGTACCACCCCAGGTATCATAACTTCCAACTCCCGGAGTTTTAATCTCAAGAATGTCAGCAAGTTTTTGCATATCATTACGCGTAACTTGTTTACCTTTGGAATAGAAATATCCAGCTAACTGACTAATTCCACTAGGAACATCCGTTGCACCGTTAGGACGGTCTGGAAGAGCATTAAACCAGTCTTTTAGATAAGCTTTCTGGAATCCTTCAACAGCGGTACTTGACTGATTGCTTCGGAATGCACCATTTTTATAAGCGTATTCCATGGAGTCTCTAAGATTGTTACCAGAAGTTTCAAGTTTTCCAGCTCTTTCAGCATATCCTTTGATTGCTTCATAATGAGAATCCGGCATGATATGTACTATACATTCGGCAGTTGCGAGACCAGGACCACCATTTGCAGTAATAATACATTTTCTGGTCTTAGATTCATCTCGTGACATTAATCCGTTCTTACCGAGTCCTGCGGATACACCTCGAACCGTACCATCAGAAGAAACCTTTGCGATTGATTCGTCAGAACTCTTCCATTCAATATCAGAATGTTCTGGTTTACTTGGAGACCATGTAGCTTTCAATGAATATTTCAAATGACTGTATGTCAGATAAATTTCCGATGCATTCAGTTTCAGAGAATAGGTTGTGCCACCCATCGTACCAGGTTTTTCATTACCAGCATTATCTGATCCATTATTTCGATTCAAATCATCTTTTACAACAGTATCAGCTTTAGTATTTCCGGTACCGGGAACATAAGAAGTATTAATTTTATTAACAATATCAGCTGCTTTGCCAGCTTCTCTGTTAAAATCAGCTACTTTTGATATGTTTGCATCAAATACCTGAGAAACTTTCATTCCGTATTGATCCATTACATCATGCAAATGATTATATGTGCTGTCATAATCGGCAGTTACAGTATCGAGCATATTACCGATAATGGCTTCTTGGAATGCAGCATTCTTCTTTACAGCATCAAGAGTATTATCCAATGCTTTATTTGCTTCATTTGAGAAGTTTTCATAACCGGTATTTTTCATATCAACTTCATGTTGATGCATTGTATCAGCCATGTCATCCTCAGCGTCAGCAAGTTCAGCACGTAATTTCTCAAGACGTGCCTTAGAAGCGGCGTTTGATGTTCCTTCTAAAGCAGCAATCTGTGCCTTAAGTGTATTGATATCCTTGGTTTTCTTCTTTAGAGTCTTATCGTAATCGTAATATTTCTCTTTAGCATCAAGAGCTTCTTTACGTTTATCGATATTCTCCTGAAGCAGATCGTTCTCTTTGGTAACCTGAGTAGTATACATATCAAGAAGATTCTGTTTCAGATCAGCAAGAGTAGCAGATTCCTGCTGTAAGCTCTTAAGAAGATCCTGCTGTTTGGCTTTGTATTCCTCAGCGCTATAACAACCATTCTTATACTGTTCATCAAGTTTATCTAATGCTACACGATAATTTGCTATTTTATCTTTTGTAGTGTCAATAGATTCTTGGGTAAGAAGAATGTTAGTAAGTCCATTTGTTGTAAATGAACCGTCGTCATTATAGAAACTATCGGAATCGCCAAGTAACTTCTGAGCATTCTGATATTCAGTAATAAGATTAGAAAGATCATTCTGAAGGTCGTCGAACGGTTTCCAACGAAGTTCCATAATCTTATTTTTGAATTCTTCTACATCAGAAGCAAGATTCATAATTTGTTCATCAATCTGAGCAAGTTCCTCAAGATATTTCTGAGCTTCTTCATTATTCATGCTACTAAAGTGCATGTCATAATATTCAGCCTTTTCTTTTCTCAGATTGTCAAGAGCAAGAATTTCACGATTAGCAGTTTTAATACGTTCAGTATAATCCTTTTCCTGAATCTGGCGATCCGCTTTATCTGTCACTAATTTATAATTAATGATAGCATCCTGTTTAGCGCCAGCTCTTTCCCAACGATCAACCGCCCATTGTTTTATGTTCTCACGTGTATCCTGAATTGTCTGATTAAGTTCTTGAATATGAGTATCCATTTCAACTTCAGATGTTTGAAGTTCAATAAGCTGTTTTTTCATTTCCTGATAAGCTTTATCTTTAACGTTACGACCATTTACTTTTAAGTATTCAGCCATACGTTTCCGAACTTTTTTCTCTTCCGAACTCATCAGGCTTTTCTGACTTTTGGCATAGGTTACTTGCTTTTGAAGATCCTTATAATATATAGAACCTACTTTTTGATTCTTACCATGCGCAACACGGTTTTCAGCTTTTGCATTCCAATAGTTTTCTGCCGCTTCACGTTTTCCTACGATTACATCATAAGAATCGTAAACGTTGTCAACCTTAGCTTTAGCAAGATCAAGTCTCTGAACTTTCTTTTCTCTATAAGTCTGAGTGGCATCAAGATATTTATCGTAATATTCTTTATATGCTTCTACGGCAGCTTTTTGATTAGCAGATAATGATTCTACATCAATAGTGCCATCCTGGACTTTCTTTTTCAGTGCGGCTGTAAGATATTTACTTACTTCTGAATCAGCAGCAACTTTTTCAGCTTGTGCTTTATATTTGGCAGCGCCTTCCTTAGCAGCTTTAATTTCTTTATCAGTACTTGCAATCGCCTTATCATAATATTTCTGAGATCTGGTATAATGACTATAATCGCTTTCAGCATAATCAGTATATTTTGAAGTGATACGGCCTAAACGATCCATAGCAACTTCAATCCAATCCATAGCATTATCTTTTAGCTTTTTGATTGCATTTTCAAGTGCTTCATCTACTTTATCAGCTGATGAACTTGTTGTATCACTGTTATTTGATAGTGCATCTGTGTTATCTTCAATTGCATGTTGAAGATTAGATGATCCAGAGTTACCAGATCCGGCAGGTTTAACAGAAGCAGCTCCACCTTGGAACGCACCTGATCCATTACCAGCTCTAGCATAAGCTCTCATAATTCCAGTATTACTTACAGTGCCTTGTGCATAAGCTCTGGCATGTCCTTGAATAGCCCCATGTTTAAGTAAAGCATCAGTTTGAGTGGCAGAGAAGATAATATCCCCTTTTTTTAGGTTCTCTATATGAGCACCACCAGGAATAAGAGACCATATTCCGTCACGAACAATTGATTCAGAATGACCGTTAATACCCACTTCGTTAACAAGTGATGGTCCATCTTGATCAATAGCTACATTTGTTCCTTGCGCGTGCGCAGGTATCATATTTAATACATTATAAGCGCTGCCAGTAGCAGAAGCCTTAAATGTACCTGTGGCTGGAACTGATTTTCCCGCAGGAGGTGCAGTATTTGTCCAATTAACAGTTCCGGTAGCAGTAAACGAAGTTTTAACCGCAGAAATATCATTTCCCCAATGAACAGTACCATGAGCATAATGTTCGGTAGCAGCATAAACATCCACTAAACCTGTCTCATTAGACCATTTTACTTTTCCTTCGCTTTCTTTTTCTTCGGCTAAATAAGCGTCTACCTCACTGTGTTCTGGTTTGAAAGTTACAGTTCCTTGACCTTGTTGTTCTTTGGTTAATGCTTGGAATTGAGTTTCGTCAATTTTAACTGATATAGCAGGACTATCTCCTGATAAAGATTCAAGGCTTGAGCGTAGTTCATCAATCTTAGCTTTACCTTCTTCAGTATTAACATCTACATCTAATTCAGCTTTTTGAGCTAACTCTTCATCTTTAAGAGATAGTAACTTATCTATATCTCCGGTTTTATCAACTGCAATCTGAACATGCATTTGCATATCACGCTGATCAATCATAGATTGAATTGCTTTGTATTCAGAAGAATCTACATCAAAATTGACTTTAATATGCTCTAATTCACTAATTTGTGATTGTAATTTATCTACAGATAATCCTTCTGTACTACTATCAACATCAAATGAAAGTTTAATATTCCCATCTGCTTGCATCTGACGTAATGAAGCCATTCCATCCTGAGTAGCTTGATCCAGTTCATCAAGCCCGGTCATATCAACATTAGGGTCGATATTAACAACACCTAAAGCTTCAAGAGCTGGTAAAAGAGCAGTCGCCTGTTCTTTTGTTAATCCAAACTGATCTGAAAGTCCCTGAAGAGCATCTTCAACATTACGAATACCCTGATCTTCAGATTCATAAGCTCCGTTACCTAATTCGATCTGGTTTGCTTCGTTCCATTGATCTTTATCCAATGAATTAACAGCGTCAATGACATTCTGTAATGCTTCACTTCTCTGTTCCTGAGCATCTTTAATTTTAGTAATCAATTCAACATCAGAATCAGAGTAATCTCCGGTGTTACCACTTTCAATGCCTTCGTTAACATCCTGGAAGTGTTTGATTTGTGAGCCTCTGGCTTTAGATTCGTAACTTTCAAGCATTTGATTGTATGAAGCTTCATCTACTTCAAAATTATTAAGCTTGATTCCGTTTTCGTCAGCATATTTTTGAATTGTATCAATATATGCTCTACCTAAGTCAGAGTCTTCACCTACTTCTTTTAATTTGGCAGAAAAATCATCAATAACGCTTTTGGCCTCTTTCAGATCTTGAACTTTTCGACCGGCAGCACCTGATGCATAATCAGATGTAGCTTGTACGATGCCTTGCTGCTGAGATTCTAAATCATCAATAACAGCTTGCTGATCATCCAGAGCGGATTGAGTTGCACCACGAGCTTTCATTTTAGCATATTTCTCTTGGGCTGCTACAAGCTTATCATTAATTTCATCAGTCTTCAGAGCACCTTCTTCGAGAGAAGATACGAAATTATTAGTAAATCCGTAATCGCCTAATCTACCGAACATAGATTGGAAGGATTCAAGACTCATACCCATAGCATCGGCTGCATCTTGAGTATCAGTGAAAGAGTACATCCATTGCTTACTTCCATCTTCAAGAGTCTGATAAGTGGCTAATCCCTTAGCCTCAAGATCATCTAAAAATCTCTTTGGACCGGAAGCATCGTCAGTATAATAATTCTTAAGTTTGTTGTAATTCTCAATAAAATTATCAGCATCTTCAAAACCATTTTGAGAGAAATATTTTGCAGCTGCTTTGAACTGAGGAGTACCAACTAAACCTTTATCATACAGATCTTTTGCATTCTTAAGATAATTTTGTGCTGTAGTATACTCATTGCCTTCTGTAGCAAGATTGTCAGCATTAACCATTGCCTGGAAGTTAGAAAACTGTTTTGCAGCTTCCTGATACTGAGCAAAATACTGTGCTTGAAGATTCTTAAGATCTTCTAATCCAGCAGCAGTATATTTTTCATTACCTTTTGCTAATTCATTCTGATAATTCTTGATTCTATTAGCAAAATCAGAATTCATGAATTCATTCTGCTGTTCCAGATAATCCTTCATTCTTTCTGTGTTGATTTTCAAACCTTTTGCAGTGCGATCGAATACATTATCAACATGAGCATCTTTTAGATCACTGAATTGTGTTCTAAGACTATCCATTGTATCAGATGTAAGTCCTGTTTCTGTCTGCATTTCGCTAATAGCTGATGTAAGAGCAGTAACAGTGTTCTGCATATCAGTTACTGGAAGATTAAATGCTGTTTTTGTCCAATCAGCCTGAGAAGCCTTCATGTTTTCAATAGACATCTGAGAAGCTTGAATCTGATCTTGCCACTGCTTGATCTGTTCGTTATCTTCATCAGAAAGAGGAGATAAACCTTTACTATTTTTCAAAGCATCGATACTATTCTGATATTCCTGAATCTGATTATTAAGATTCTCAATCTGTTTGTCACCATTTTCAATTAAATTGGTGTAATCTGAAGCAGTAGCTTTCATATTATAAGCAGATTTATTATTCAGTCTTGTCTGCTGATCGGAAGCGTCAGTCTGAAGACGAGTTAGTTCTTTTGAGAGATTATCCAGATTTTTAGCTGAAGTATCCAACTGAATCTGTACTTTAGTATCTTCAATTTTGGATTTCCAAGTTTCCCAATCTGCATCAGCCATTGATGGATCGGCAGAAAGTTTTACGATTGCTTGAAGAGCAAGTTCATCATTACCATATAAATCCATAAGTTTGGAGACTGTGAATCCTTGATCTAATGTAATCGGGCCATTATTTTTTCCAGTGAAATTATTAGTCAATAGATTTTTCACTGTTTTCTTATCTAAGTCAAATCCACTCAGATCCATAGTATCCATAATACTCTGAATATATTTATCTGCAGCAGCAAGTTGTTTCGGATCAGTCACATCTTTTACAGAGTCTCTGATTTTACCGATAGCGTCACTTGCTTTATCAAACGCTAGGTTCTGTAATCCCTGTTGCAGATTATCAGTTTCTGTGGCAAGTTCCGGGAACTGTTGAATAAGGTCAGTAACATCTGAATTCTGGAATGTACCGGATTTGATAGAATCCATTGAAGATTTGATATTTGACATATCTGTCTGGAAATTGTCAGTTATTGTGTCGAGATCAGTTGCTGTATCTTCAGCGGAGTTTTTGAAACGAGAAGCAAAAGTCGTGTCATCAACAATTTCGGTAGATTTTTTAGAATTAAGATAATCTTCCCAATTATCAGAGATATCTTTTTTACCCCATTTCATTTTTTCTGGGTTAAGATTATTATCCTGAAGATAGTCCCAGAATCCTTCAATATCTTCGTCGTTTTTATCTTTAAAGAAGCTATATTTTTTGCCAAAAATATCTTTAAGATTGTCCTTGATGCCTTCAAGATTTTTAGCATCAGGATCAGCTATCGCCATAATTCCATCTGCCAAATCATCCGCATCAATTCCAGCATTGCTCATAGCTTCATCAAGATCTTTAGTTTGACTAATTAAATCCTTAATAGCATCCGTTCCACCAGATTTTCCAGCTTCGATTAACTTATCTTTTAGATTGGAAAACTTACTTAAAGCAAAAATATTATCCATTTTATCTGAAACATAATCAGAAGAATTGGTTAACATAGAATACGCTTTAAATAAATCATTGATATTGTTTGCAAGATCTTGTGTATTTTTCTTGTCAATCAAATTTCCATCTTCATCATAAAGATCTTGTGCATTACTTGAGATATCTGACATAACATCAGCAAGTTCAGTTTCATATGATGCGATTGTTTTATCTTTCGCTTTTAATTCAGCTTCTTTTCGTTCTGATGACCATTCTTTATTATTAAGGACATCTTTTCTAGCTTGTTTTTCATCCTCAAGCCCACTCATTAATTTCTGAGCATATCCAATATTAGTATCTTGATATACTGGATATGGTGATTTGCCAAAAAGTTCTCCTTGGAAGGTTCGTTTTTCTAAGGCTTTTTTTGCATCAAGAGCCTGCTGTTTCTGAGCGGAAGTAACGGTTCTTTTTTTTAATCCTATTTGTGTATCTAAAATAGAATCCTCATTAAGTAAATTATTTAATTCGTTATCTTCAGCGGAAGTACGATTGCTTTTAGCTCTTAATTCATAAACACGTTGTTTATTTGTTTCTTTTTGTGACTGAAGGTTGTCAAGATCTGATTTTTCAGTCTTATATTTCTGTACTGATTCTTGTAAATTCTTTTGCGCTGCATTATCAGTGAGTACATTATCCCAAAGCATTTTTCCTGCTTTAATACCTGCTGCACCAATAATAAGAGGAATCATCATCGGAGCAATTGATTTAAATACTGTTGCAATACCTGAACCAACATTTTTAAATGATGCAAATAACCCAGCACTTTTACCAATACTTTCATTTTGAACAATTTGATTCTTAGAAAGTTCTGATTGCATTGTTTCTTCTACCATTGAATTTTTGCCATATGCTTGTTGCAACATCCAAATAGACGTAGCGTCAGGTAGACTTCCTCTATTTTTAGCTAAATATTTTGCTGCATCATTAACGTTTCCAAAAGCTCTTAATGATGAAATGGTGTCACTTATTGATCCTCCTAACTTAAAAGAATCTAAAGCTTTTGCTAATGTAGTAGCTTTCCCGATTTTATTTAATGACATGATATAATATGTTATGTTATAATATTCAAAGCAAAAACTTTTTAGGGAGGTAATATTATGGCACTTATTAAATGCCCGGAATGCGGGGGACAGGTTTCTGATAAAGCTCCGACGTGTATTCACTGCGGATGTCCTTTAACATCCAATACCGCAAGTAAGAAATTTTATGTAAATATAAATGGGCGTAGCTATGACATGACAGAATTAAAAGAAATGTATCAAGCGTATAGCCCTGAAGATCAAGAGTTAATATATCAATATTGTAAATCTACATTTAAAAAATATCCTACATCTTATAATTATCAAGAATTAAAAAATTGTGAATATCGCGGATTAGATTTGATTCAATACGTAAAAGAAAATTTGAAATGGCCTGATGTTAAAGCATATTTAACATATAAATTTATTGCAAAATGTTATAAAAAAGATTTCGAATCATTTTCATTCGATACTGATAAATACAAACCCGAAGGATATAACCAATCGAAACTAATATCAGCAACATCTCAAAACGTCGTTCGTTGTCCACGCTGTGGTTCCACGTCTGTCACAACAGAAGAACAAGGTTACGGACTCTTCGGCTGGATTGGTGCATCTCAAAAGAAGAATCTCTGCCAGAAGTGCGGTCACAAATGGTGGCCAGGAAGGTGAGGTTATTTTAGCTGTTGCTCATTTCGGTGCGACAATGAATATTTTGTCAATAATATCGGCTACATTTTTCAAAGGAGACAAATGTATAATTATACTGATAAAGATATAAAACATATCAAATCCATGCGATCTGTTCTGAATAAACCATTTACAGATGAATTGAAAGAATTAAAAAGAAAAGAAGATGAGTTTTTTTCTAAATACATGAAATTAGGAAAAGATAAAGCACATCAACTTTACTTATATAATCAAACTATATTTGATCCATCTAAAAAGTTAGAAGATTCATATTTCAAACCAATTGACATAACAGATACAAATATTCCAGAAGAAATCAGAACAATATGTCGTAAAGAGCGCCAAGTACATGGAGAATATACATTGGCTCGTAATAAATACACGGAACTGCTTAATCGAAATATTCTCCAACTGGTGTATGAAATCACACCAGAAAACAGCATGACTGTTCTGAAATATGAATGTGGATCAAAAGAAATATTTACAGAATATAGAGACAGTTTGAAGCCATTTCTTATTTTTGTTACAGCAGCTGGTTATTTGATTATTACGCATGGAAACCAGTTCAAAACTACATATGATAAATATGGCATCCCTTTATATCAGGTTAATAACCAAAAGCATTATTACAATAAAAATAGCATGAACCGAGAATTCTTTGATGACATTAATAACTTAAAGTCACAATATAAAGATTACTTATTTCCAAATTCATATAGCAATCCTCCAAGAATTGTACCAACTCCAATACCATTACGTAAACCTTATACATTACAGGCACAATCATTTCACGATGATTATGGTAGAACGGATCAGTACTTAATTATTGGTTTTATGATATACCGGCCTAATAAAAACTGACGTTCTGTCTTTACAACAATAAAATCAAGTGATATATTTCTAATTGTAGGATAGCTGGGAGTGTGCCTCGGCTTTGCACACACCTACAATTAGAAATATCAAAATTGGATGTTCTGTCCAAATCAAAAATCCCCTATATTTACTTTAGCCATATGGCAGAAGGGAGGTGGACTATGAAGAGTGAAGAGCATCAATTTAAGCTTGCAAAAATAGCAATTAAAAAAATCATTAGGGTTTTAGCATTACTTGCAGCCTTATGGATGGTGTTACAGCACAATCCAATCAAACTCGTGACATCAATAAACCTAGAAGAACAAAGTATTGATTTTAATTGCGAGTTTGCAAGCGAGACACCGGAGAAGTAGAAATACAACTCTGGTAGTGTGGGGTGAAACCCACGCAATTAAAGTTTTAAAGGTTAAATTTCAATAATTTAAAATTCAAAGCTTATCTTACAGACACTGCGCTTGATCACCGCGGTGTCTTTCTTTTTTTTAAGTATAATTTCTCTCTTTCGCATAAAGCGATTCGGCAGAAGAGAAGTGCCGCTCATGGAACATTCATTAAAAGTATATATAATATACTCCGAGGAAGGGTGCTCTCTCTACTCCTCCTGATTATTAATATGTTTCCCTCGTCATTACTTGCGTAATTGTTACTAACGTTTCACATATGACTAAATCGTAAATCAGGTTGGTACGTGCGTTGTCACGAGCTTTCGCCCACTTCACTATGCGATCAGCATAGAATAGTGAATTCGACGTATTAATCCTCTATTTATTTTAAGTCGCTATTCTCCACATATTGATATGAATCTCTATGTAGATAGGCTCATTGTTAAAAATCGGAAAATAACATGTAACCCTTAGATTTTTAGGTCAACCTACGACTGTTGCAAGACCTCCACCACTCAGGAATTTTAATCCTGCCATTGTTGCATTTTTTACTGTCATTGCTGCAAATACAGCAGTAAGTAATGCTGGTATTGGTCCAAGTGTTTTTTCAAGTGACGTAAATCCTTCTGTTAAACTATGTACGAATTCAAGAACACCATTTACACTACCTGAATTATAGAAATTAACCCAGAAATCCTGCATCTGTGTTTTGATTGCTTGTAGTTTACCAGCGGTTGATTCCATGTATTTTTCCTGGTTAGCTTCAGCATTACCATTTGCGGTTGTTGCTTCCTCTGCCAGTGACATGGAGTCTGTGAATGCATCAAGCATAGACTTAAACTTACTTGTCTGACGTGTGGCTGCTACATCGAATGCGATCTTGTTTTGCTGTGCATTAGTTAAATCGTCCCACTTATCTTTAAGCTCAGACATAACAGTAATGATACCACGATCAGATCCATCCGGATTATAAACATCTACACCTATAGCATGCAGAGATGCAGAAGCATTAGATAAAGTTGCATTGTCAACTTCGTCGGCATATTGTGGCATTTTACCGACTTTTGTAGTTCTTGTGATAATTGTCTTCAAAGCATTACCAATTGAAGATCCATCTTCACGAGTTCTTTCTGATACTTTAGCAGTAATAGCTGCAAGCTGTTCATATGACATACCTGCATCATAAGCAACCTGACCGGAAGCCTGTACAGCATCAGAAATAATTTTGATACCTTTAGCGTAATCAATTCCCACACTTCCGGAAACTTTATCCAGAACATCGACAATATGCATAGAGGCATCAGCAGCAGTAGTAGATCCATCTTCTAACATATGGAACTGCTGTAAAATACCCTGTACCTGATCGGCAGCAGTAGAGGCATCAACTCCACTTAAGTTACTTAAGATAGCAGTTGGCCTTGCTGTTTGCTGAATTTCAGAAGCAGTAGTATTCATGTTTGCATAGATTTTATAAATGTCCATAGTATTATCCAAGGACATCGATAAATCTTTTGCCATATCAATTGCAGAAGTACCAAGATTCTGTAATTGATCAGGCGATAAATTCATTGTGTAACTAACATTTGTTAAGTCTTTTTGGAAATTTAAGAAATCATTGAAGCCTTGTTTGGCCTGCTGAATTGCTTTCATGGTCACCTGGAAATAAGAAACATAACTTGCAATATCTGCAATAGCACCTTTAAAGTTTCCTGATACCATACCTTTAAGTGTATTGCCAAATGAAGACATTCCAGATCCATTTTTAGACGTTAGTGATTGAGTTACTCGTAAAGAATTATTAAGCTTATCAATATTTCCAGTTAATGTTACTGTATTACCAGAAATATCAGTAAATGTTTTTGTTACCTGTCCAGTCGCTTCATTAATTTTCGTAGAAATTTCTGAAGTTAATCCAATAGAGGCAGCATACTGACTTAAAAATGCGGAAGCATCTTTCGTATTACGAGTCCTATTTGATGTGAAATCAAGCTCCGTACCTTTATCAGTTACCTGATTATACTTAGAAGCATTCTTAGCAAGATTCTGCATACTTTTTACAACATCTTCAGAATCTTTTTCCGCTTGTGTGGTCAGTTTCTTTCTTTCTTCGCTTCCTTCAGCAAACTGTTCAATGTCTTTATTGTATTTATCCCATATATTATTATAGCTTTGAACATATTCTCCGGCTAATCTAAAATAATTACTGTTTTTTCCTACAGCCTTTTCTCCATTTATTTCGCCTAGAGCCTGAGTAAAGTCAAGTTCTGCTTTTCCTTGTCCATTTGAATAAGTGTATTTTAAATTTCCAAAACGTTGAGCTATATTACTCATTTGATCAAAATAATCTGTAACACCTTGTGAATTTAGTTTAGAAGGATCTGAAAAAGTATTTTGTAAGTTTACAAGATCTGTTGAAAGTCCAGAAAAGTTTTGTTGAAATCCTTTAGAAGCACGTCCTGCTTTTGTAACACTAGAAACATACTGATCTATATCATTTGAAAGAGTTTTGAAATTTGTATTCAAAATATCATTTCGCTGATTATTAGCATTTGTTTTTAATCCCAAAATTGCTTGCTGTTGGAAATCTTTACCAAACTGATCGACGACTTGATCTCGCAATGAAGCATATAATTGCGTCGTATATCCATTTTTACCTTTTAATTCTGATATCTGACCAACATCTAATGAGGTATTCGTAGCAGATTTTAAAAGTTTTGCTTCTGTAGATCTTTTTAATTGATATGCAGTTTTCATCGCTTCCACTAAATCAGACTTATAATTGTTTTTAGTATTTGACATATTATCAAATTGTTTCTCATAATTGTCAAATATTTTCTGATTTAATTTATCCGCTTGAGTGGCATCAGAACTCCATGACTTGTCACGAAACTCTTGTACTTTAGTAGTTAAAAATTTTATTTTGTTCTGAGCTTCGACAATTTTCTGATTATAATCATCTAAAGTAGTGGCAGATTGTCCAGATTTTTTAGAGAATGCCTCTTTTTGAATATTATTAAGCTCTTTATAAGCCTCACCTAAAGCCTTCACATCAGCAATAGCAGCAGTATACTTATTTGTATATGCTTCTTTATCAATTGCTTTTGTCTGAGCAGCGATATCATTTTCAATATCTGTTTCAATTTGATTCGCACGACTTTTAGCTGTATTATATTTTTTTACATTCTTATCGCCAATAACTTCTTTATGCTTTTCAATATACTCGTCGGCACCTTTAACTGCTTCTTTATAAGCATCACGTTCTGCAGTAATATTTTTGATATAATCAGAATTTTTATCACTTTTTAAAGCAGTACGAAGTTCTTTATTTTTCTTCTCAAGATTAGACATATCTGACATAATCTGAGTATACTGATCATTTATTTTTGCAGTTTCTGAATTTTTTGCAGCCTCATCAGCCTGTTTTTTTGCAGTAGACATTTCTTTAGAAATTCCGCGCATTTGTGTTTGGATTTGTTTTAATCCAGATTCTGTATAACAGCTTTCGAGATTTGTTTTTAAATTAGAAAACGCTTCCGCTGATGCTTTACCTATGTCTCCAAGTTTTTTTGCATCAGCAATATATCCGTCAATTTCTGTCGCAGTAGTATTACGATTAAATTTAAATGTTTTATCTAAATTAGCTAACGGTCCAGTCCATGTGCCATTTACTTTATTAATACTATCAGCAAAATTATCAGAAGCATTTTTAGTACCAATAACAACATTCTGCTTCCCGGTCAATCCCTGTTCCAGATTATGCACATAATTTAAAGCAGATTCACGAGCTTTATTTGAATCAAACTGCTCATTAATATCTGTGATTTGTTTTTGAATGTTCTCTAACCCAGCAGGAGTAGTAATAGTAGATAAACTTTTTTGTATACCCTGAAGTTTTCCAGCAGCAATAGTACCAGCCTGTCCAAGAGATTCTATATCTGAAATCTGTTTAGAAATATCCGTATTTAGTGTATCTTTTTTTACATTGAAATTATCACGATTTGTTTTACGAGTTGCAGATAGTGATCTGGCAGATTCAGCAGATCCTTTTCGAAGTGCTTGAGTAAAATCCTGATACATATAATCGTTATCAGGAAGAGATGCATTTAATCTTGCAATTCTATGTAATTCAGATAAGTCTTGTTGATCAGATTTGATATCATCTTTCAACTTCTTAAGAAGATTAGGATTCTGTTTATCAGTGGATTTATATTTCTCCGTATCAAGCTTCGCATAATTAGAGTTAATCTTTTTACTTAATTTAACAGCTTCTCCCTCAAGTTTCTCATAACTATCATAATATGCAATAGCATTTTCATATCCCTCAGCTAAGAGATTACCATTAGCATCAAACTGTTTTTTATATGTCTGAGTAAGGGTGTATATAGTTCTGTTGGTATCTTCATACACCTTAATATATTTCTGAGCATCACCAAATTCTCTCTGAGAAAGCTGTTTTAAACCATCTAATTCTGGAGGAGTAACAGGGGTTTCTGTTAAATTAGAATTACTATTCTTTAATCCGGATACAGTCTTGATTGCGACTTTTTCTTCAGACTTAGCAATCTTATCATTACTATTTATAACTGCATCTGACTCTTCTTTCTTTGCCTCTATAACAGTATCAGTTGTTTTATTAATGACATCTGCGGTATTTTTAGTCTTATCTATAACGTCATTATTTTTAACAGGAGCCAATTTTGGAGCAGAAACAACTTTATATTTAGGAGGAGTTTGCGGAGTAGATGGAGAAGCTGCGATCGTAGCAGCTTTCTTTTCAGATTTAGCAATTTTGTCATTCGCAGCCACAACAGCGTCGGCTTCCTTTTCCTTAGCTTTTGCGACATCTTTACTTTGCTGAATCTGTTTTTCTTCTTTGTTTTCAAGAGCCGGTTGAGATTTTGGTTTAGAAGTATTTCCTTTAGAAGGTTCTTGAATAGATGGAATTCCTTTTAAAGTAAACCCTGAATGTCCATCTGCGCGAACCATATCCTCAAGTTGAGTTGCTTGATTTTCAACATCTTTGATGATTTGTACAATTTCATCAGTATCTCCATTTGATTTGTTACGATTATTATATCGCATATCATTTACAGCAATAATTCTTCGAGCCATTCCATCAAGTAAATCAAACATTTCAGAATGTGTATTTCTTTCATAACCTAAATCATGCAGAGAATCTTTAATTCCAAAAATTTGTCTACTTGTATTATATGCATGATCATATAATGATTTAGCCTTTGATATACTGAAAGGATCCTTACCAGTGATGTTTTTAAAACTTGAGGCAGGAAGAAGTTGCGATTCAAGTATTTTCATATAAGCTGTTCTATATTTTTCACGAGCATCAGCATATTGAAAAGGAGATCCTCCATTTTTATATGCTTCTTTTTTATTAATATATTTATTGTATACTAGCTTAAGTAATTCTTGGGCCGCTTCTTCTTTCTGTTTTTCTTCAGATTTAGATGTTGTTGTTTTTGAAACTTTTTTTGCTTTCGGCTTTGCAGGTTTAGATTTAGACTCAATAGCAGAAGCAGGAGTAGATTCGGAAACATCTTTCTCTTCGACATCTGTCTGAGCAGGAATAGACTCTTTCTTTTTAACAGTTCTTTTCCTTGTTGTCTTCTTAGGCGCTGATTTTTCTTCTTTGTTTTCTGCAACTTTCTGTTCCGTTAATTGCTTCTGAACAGCCTGCTCAATTGCTTTTTGTTTTCCTCCTGCATCAATATCTTTATCATATTCTGATATATCAGACAAAAGAGCTTTATAAAATTCCTCATTGTTTATGCCAGATCCACCTTTAGCAAGATATGTTGACATAAGGCCAATGAATTTATTTTTTCTTCGTGTCTTTAATGAATCATTAAGAGTTGCTGCTCTTTTCTTAATATCGGATATACTTCCTAATGCAATTTCACCAAATTGGTCATCTGCTAAGATATCTTTTTCAAGTTCTGCAAGACTCTTATTAATATAGCTATCTACTAATTTAGAATAATCTTTTTTAGGAAGCCCTTCATTTTGCGATTTTTTAAATATGGTATCAAGATGACTGCTTGTAATGCCAAGTTCTATCTTATGTGTTTGATGTGCAACGATTTTATCAATATCATTAGAAAATCCTGCTTTATTTAATGATTGATTTAACAGATATTGAGCATAGTTATTTGGATCATAATCTGGATCATTTTTTTTGATACCCATTCCTAATAATCTACGCATTGTTTTAGAAGAGACATCCTGTTCAACAGGAATATTCCGTTTGTTTGTTTCTAATTGTTTATTTAACTGTTCAAATAAATCTGAGGCAATAACAATATTCTTACTTGTTTTTATTAATCCATTAAGTGCTTTATTATAATCTTCTAAAGATAATGAAGCATCAGGAGCAACAAGACTTTCAGATGGAGGAATAAATTTTCCTCTTTCAGACATTTCTTTTTTACTATCTAATAAATAACTACGAAGTCTGTATGCACTTTCAATTTGAGCACGTTCATTTTGAGATATATCGGATAATCCTTTTTTTTTAAGCTCTGTCATCATTGCCCTATGTTTGCTAGAAGATAGCTCAGGGATATTTGGTAAAAATTTATCCAAACTTGCAAGCGATGCCATTGATTTGGAAGTAATTCCCTGAAGCTTGCTATTCATTTTTGTAGCTGCTTTATTAATAACATTATTTAAATCTCTCGCTACAATATCATTAACAGCTTTTTTATCTATTAAGAATTCCACTTTTGCTTTTGCTGTCGGAAGATTCTGAAGTTTTTTAAGATCTACAGGATCTAACGTTACTTTAACTTTTGATTCAATACCTTTTTCTGCATTCTTCCTTAAAGCATCTAATTTAGTATTTGCTTTATCGATTTCAGAAGTATCACTTTTAGGCTTTATAGTTTTTCCATTAGCTTCATCAGCTTTATCAATTACTTGATCTAATCTTTTTATTAAGGGATCAAGATCATCCTGTGATACAAATTTAATTCTTTCTAAAATTTCATTTGACATATATGTTCACCAACTTTCAAATTATAATCCATATTTATTTATTGCTAATTGCAATGCGGCATTCCCTACTTTTTTATGCCATTCGCCGCCATTAAAATAATTTCGAATTTCAGACTGAATATGTGGACCAGGTGCAGCTGACGAAGCAGCTATACTTCCCCATCTTGTATATTCTTTATATGGAGTTCTCCAATATAATTCTCCTGGCGCAGGATGATTTAGACCGCTAATAGCGCCTCCATGCCATCCTTCAAAAAACATGTGATCATAAATATATTCGTTGCTTACTCTATGACTTCCGTTTAATAAAGAGGCATTTGATCTGAATTCTAAAGTATCCCCATATAATTCGCAAATATATGCGTCTTTTAATCCATTTGTTCGTGTATAATATTTTGGGGAATAGCTATCATAATAATTATTAACCCATTCATCAAATATTTCTTTAACCTTGGATTTAATATCTGGCGCTAACATTTCTGCTAAATAACTCGAAAAGGGATTTGGGATATCGGCTCTTAATTTTTTTATTCTTTGAACAATTTCTTCTAATGTCATATCAAATGCCTCCTTTTCATATTTTTTTTATGTCATTTATTTCAAATCAAGTTTGATTCCATTTTCCTTAATATATTTCATTAATTCAGAAATACCTTCGTTTGCAAAAATACCAATAGTAGAAGCGAAGGCTTCTGTATATTTTGCAATATATGCTTCAATATTTTTATTTTCTTCATGAAAATTATCCATAAGTAAGCCATTAATACTCATAAGCTCAGACAATTCTCTTTCTCCGATAACTTCACAAATTTTATTCATGAGATTATTTTCAAATAATAAATCATAATCCTGAAATGCATTTGTAGTACTATTATCAGTCTTTACTATGTTCAATTTTGTATATAAAATAAGGATAGTAGTAGTCATATTGATTTTAGATAAAAACATATCAATATACTGTACCCCGTTTTTTCCAGTGGTAATAGACTTATCAAGTATTGTCTGAAGAACAAGTTTCTTTTCTAAAACAGGGCAATATGTTCTCCAAATAATATTTTTGACAAATTCATCTCGTTGTTCATCTGTTTTCAGGAGATTGTATCTTCTGATAAACTCTGGCACATCAATTTTTCTTTCAATTGTATCTGAATTAACTTTATTTATTTCACTCATAATAAATCTCCTTTTATTCCTTATTTTCTGTATGTTCATGTATGATAAATTCAAATTCTGTTCTTGGATTTTCCTTGTCGTATCCAGTTTTTAAAGTGAGAGAGTGCAGATGCTTTTCATCATCATCTACAATAGTCCCAGCTTCAGTTAACCCATCTAAAATAAACTTAGGAATTTGATTATCTACATCGTGTCGTCTTTTTGTGTTAAAAAAGACAGTTACGATGAGATCAAAATCATCTAACTGTCTGTTATCCATTTTATTTATTTTTACCCAGAATTTTACGAATTCCTTCCATTTTTGTTTCAATGCATTCATCTGTATACGAGGCAGGATCATCCAAGTATTAATCGAAGGATGCCAAGGTTTTTCAATAGGAATTTTCTTGGCTCTTGGATGTTCTAAAAAATAATACTTTGTATACAAATCTAATGTCTTTTGATCAATTGTCAATATAATTGATTTATCCATATATTCAAACCTCTTTTACTAATTCATAACTGATAACAACCGGAATAATAATCAATCCTGCATTAGTATCACGAGTGTCATGTTCGTAGTATTTTCTTACAGCCTCTGCAATAGCATAAGATGAGCATTTAGTAGCGTCATCAATATCTGTTACAAAACTGTATTCAATTTTTTGCAATTTCTTTTTGAGATATGTTGGTTTGCCAGAAACAGTAGTAGCAATAACATATCTTAGAACTTGTTTATCTAAAATTTTTTCTTTCATGTAGAGTTCTCCTTATTCAAGTGTATGATTAAGCCATTGCTGAAACAGCTCTTTGGTTTCTTCAATTAAAAAGATGTAAACAATAATATCTTTTCCGTCATCCGTAACACTTGGATACATATCTATCGGAAATACTCTATGTTTAATATATAAATCACGCTGCTTCGGATTTATAATCCTGCAGACTTCTTTCTCCGTATAATCACGCGGCTTCAAATTTGATTGTATTCTCATAATCCTTTTACTCCTTAAAAGTGAAAAAAGGGGTAGTCTCGAATAGTGAGACATACCCCTAAAAAATCACTATTCAAATACTATTTACGTTTTCTTGTACGTACTGGTTTACGAGTTTCAATTTCCTCGCTGTTTTCTTCGTCAACTACAGAATCCGGCTCAACAATATCTTTTTCTGAGATCTTCTGTAATTTAATATCAGCAGTTTCTTTCTGAATTTTTGCAATCATTTTCTGATTTACTTCATGAAATTTACTGACATCAGACATATCGCAATCTTTCATTCTTTCAGAAGCTTCTCTAGCTGTAATGTTTTCAGCATTATATTCTGTTAATGTATTAAAGATTGTTCTGCAATTATCGCTGCAATAAATCTCCATCCATCTTGGAAGATGGTCGAATTCTTCACAGCGACTACAATATGTATATGTTTTTCCGCATAAAATGCATTTCTTGTTATTTTTCTTAACCATGTTTTCCTCCTTGAATATGGATAGTAAAACAGCCGGTATGCTATGACACATACCGACCGTAATTAGAATAATATTATATTATCTAATGATTATTCTTCGTCTTCATCAGCCCAATAAATGTGATAAAGAGCTTTATCAGCAGAGCAGTAATCTACCTGAAGAGATCCAGAGTAAGCAAGCTGTCCGTCAGTTGTCAGAGAGATTTCAATTTCAGGAGATACCTGGAATGATGGAAGTACAATATACACTCCTTTAAGAACGTCAGAATGACATGGATCAACAGCAAGAGCCTTTAAAGTAAGCTTTACTGTCTGTGGGAACTTATCTGCCTTATTAGTAATAGCAACACCAGATTCAACTTCTCTTTCATACATAACGATGTAAGTATCTACGCCTGCAGCTGTAGGTGGTGTAAATTCTCCCTCTTCTGTAAGAGCGTATTTATCTGTTGCAGCAGCAGTATCCTTCTCAAATGCTTCACCCATAGAACCATTTGCGCTGAATGCATTAACTTTTACAGTACCATCAACAACTCCTGTTAATGTTGCTTTTGCACCAGCTTTTACAGTAATAATTTTTGGCATTTTAATTTTATTAGTAGAAGAAGCAGTTCTTTTACCTTCGCCAGACGCAGCGCCAATAACGTTCAGGTTAATCATTGCATTATTTGCAGTAAACTCACCTGTTTTAGCCTTCCAGAAACGTTTGATCAGGTTACCCTGATTATCTGTTGCATCTGTTGACTCAGCACTGATATTAATAGTTGCATCCTGAAGCTGAGTTAATGCATATAATGGATTTCCGCTAAGATCTTCAGCATATCCATACTGAACACGATCAATTACAATATCATCTAATGTAAATCCCATTATGATTTCCTCCTTTAAAATTTTTGTATATAGAAATTAATTTTTGAGAGAAATTTCTCTCATGAAATTAAGTTCATTCTTATCAATCTTTGAAGCGTCAACAAAGCCGCTATAAATACCCTTAAGTAGAGCAGTAGAAGATTCATAAACTTGTAGTCTTTGAACACTGTCCATAAATTCAACAATGCCAACTTCACGTAATTCATTTTTTTTATATTTGAAACCGGGATGATTAAGACAAGTAGATATGAGTGGTAGAAGAGTGGATTTGTAAACATCATTTTTGTGTTGTTCGAAGCTCATGCGATCTTCTTCAATCATCCATTCTTTTGTAGATTTTCCCCTGGCTTTTTCCACTTTTGGGTAAGTGTTGAACATAGCTCTTAAATATGAAGCCATTTGCAAATAAGCAGTTTCATCTATTTCTACGTTCTGTTCTTCATTAAAAAGGTAATACGATACCCCTTCATCTTCTGTTTGTGTTTGTTGTAATTGAAATAACTGGAAATTTAAGTCACCGAATAGTAACTTCGTAGATTCTGAATCAATACTCGGAGCGAGCATGCAGAATAATGAAAAATCAGACACTTTGTTCCAATCTACTCCAAGATCCCATAATTGCATGCGATACATGGTAGGATTAGCAATTAATGTATTTACCGCAGAATAAATTTGTTTTTCACCATTTTTAATAATGTCTCCAATTGTAGGCTGGTTAATTATGATATCATTATGAATGTCATTTTGGATAACAAATGGCTCGCCAAAATACAATTTCAATGCATCAATTTCAGATTCCTTGGAAATTGTCATATCTATTGTTCATTCCTGCATATAAGTTATTCGGACATTCGATTTCAAATTTCAGCGTTCTACAATAATATCTGGAGTCAATAATATCACCATAGTCATCAGTACATTTTAGCTGCTTTCCTAAAACATTAGTCCAGCATAGCAGATCTTTTACTATATAACTTAATAAGTCAGTACGAACAATGCCGTATTCGGTATCAAGATCGTCTTCATGTACCAAACACATGACGATAAGGGTCTGCGTTTTTATTGCTTTGTTGTAATACGATACGTCAGTATCATTAATATCAAACATAATAAAATTTAAAACTTCTTTATTAATACCGTTTAACTTCAGTATGGGAAGTATTTGTTTTTTATCAACTCTTTTATTGTATTCAACAATCAGATTACGTTCATTCAGCTCCTGAGATGTTGGGTTATTTTTATCAGTGTATTTATTTAATGGACGTTTATCCTTTTTTCCTAAAATTTCATTAAGGTCAGGATCTTCATTGAATATTTGTAACAACTTATTCTTTTTGTATATAATGTCGTTATTTTTCTTATTCTCAAGATCTCTTGTAATATTTTTTATATCTCTAATCATTTTTCTAACTGCACCTCCACTTCTATAGAAGATTGGTTGTCGCCTTTATTATCAGTAGCATATAAATTAAATCTTTTGCCAATCAAGCTATGTGCTTTTCCTGGCTTAAGAGATACTGTGGTATTATCCATAACCGTTAATTTCATTAATCCTTCATAATATGATTTGTCTTCTTCTGTAAATTCGGAATTTTTATCAACGATACTAAGATTCCATTCAGATGTGAGATTAGAATAAGGAAGTTTGTATTCAAAATAAGAGTTTCTTCCTATATAAAGGTATTGTTTAGAACGATCCATCAACGGTTCCAGTTCACCATCGTCATTTAGCATAAGCCAGGTAATCTGTGAACTTGTAATCATAGTTTGAGGTTTTTGAATAGTTTCTGTTTTTTGATCTCCAGAATCTGTATAATAATCACAAATACGTAACTGTATGTTGTCACGTTTTTGATTTAACTCATCTTGTTTGATAGAGAGTTTGATAACACCCTGTGGATTTAAATCTATGATTTTAGTTACTTGATATACTTTGGGATCAAGAATATTATTCGTTAACATAAATCTTTGTTCATGCATAACTGTCCGATTATCGCTTAATCCTAAATTATATAATTGGTCACCATAAGCATAGTAGATGTCAGGCATCCATGCGGATGTCAAGTTATCTAAGGAAGAAGTGTATTCGTCCGTCCACTTACCACTTGTGTAACTATTTGCAACTCGATTTGAACCCCAGCATTTATACAATTGATTATCATAAATCCATTGAAATTTCCAATTACATTTTAATATATTATATCTAACATAAGCATTAGCGTCGTCTCTTCCAACAATGAACCATAACTGAGTGATTCTTTCATCTGGAAGAGAAAATGGATCATCAAGTTCGTGCCCAGATATATTAATATCAAAGTCAGTATCATCAGGAACAAACACATAACTCCCTACCGGATAATGAACTTTAGGCCGAAATTGTAGATAATAATCCACCGCATCTTTAAGAATAGACATTTTAGAATGACGCTGATATTTTGCATCTTCAAATTTCCATCCATCTTTTGTTAGTATATAAACTTTTTTGTATCCCACATCGGCAGTAAACGAATTGTTGATTATCGCATCAGACTGATTCTTTTTTACCTGTGCAAGGTTACTGCCGCGTGATGATAGATAATTTTTATACATTTCAGCAGTAATCATAAAATCAACTCCTAGAATTAATTTTGTCTACAAGCGAATGCGCGTCTAATATCAATTTTCTGTAAGAAGAATAGTTAAATTCTGCAATTCTTGTCTCATTAAGAGCTGCCTGTAATAAGCTCATTATTGAAACAATCTCTACAGGATAGGAGAGAAGTGCATTTAACCCATCTATCTTCTTCATCAAATTGACAAAATATTTTTCAAAGTCAACATTTTTAAATTCATCTTTTGTTTTAGGATCTTTATATAAAAGAAGCCAAAACATTTCTTTGTGTAATTTTTCCTTATATTCTTCGAACTGTGTATCGTCAAAATGTCCGTAAATAGTATTCATTATGTATTACTTCCATCAAGATAACTGTTCCATATATACCCTCTGTCTTTAATAAGATTACGCTGTTCGGTCACAAGAGATTTTCTAAGCTCTTTTAATCCATTTAAGTGATTAGTCTGAGAATAAAATTTCTCTTCAGAAGATCCGTAAACCTGCTGAGTATTATTTAAACTATTGATTTTAGGTGTCAACCATTCAATCACTAATCCAATACCTAAGACATCAGTTATAAATTCTGCATCAAATTCATCATCCACAGAATATTTCATTGTATATGTCAATTCCTGAACTGTATCACTAAATTTCAATTCAGAAAATAATCTTCGAATATAAGGTTTATTTGCTGAAGTATGTAACCAGTCACACAAAAATACTGCGTTTACATCATCATCACGATATTTTAAAATATCATAAGCTTCAGCTTTTAATCGGAATTTAGAGTATATTTCTTCATAATTTAGAGAAGGCATAATATACCTCCTTTGTTTTAACTAAATAGTCCTGTCATAATACTCATTTCTGTATCAAAGATTTCATCAAGAGTCTTGATTTTCTTCACACTATCAAGTCTTCCGTCGCTTACCATTTTAGAAGCTAGATGTTTAATAGCATCCTGAGCGCCTTTTGGAAGTGAGAGAATAGTTGCTTTCATATCTCCTGGAGAAAGTTCTGTAACTACGTCTTCAAGTTCCCCTACGGAATATAACGCTTCATAAAGTTTCTTAAGTTGAGGAAACTGTGAAACAAGTTCTTCATCTTCAATTACGAAAAGTGGGTTCATAACATAACCATTATTTGATCTGATTGCTGCCTGCAAATCCTGATATTCAACCTCAACGATATCACCGGCATCAACCCAAGAATATAAAATATTTGACTTAAGCCCTGGCATATAGAGTCCTCCATTTGTAATAGATTTACATGGAATTCCATCAGACGGAGCATAAGATTTCTTTTCTTTCTTTACTTCTTTAACATCTGCTGTTTTTACTGGTTCAGCTTTCACAGATTCTGTAGTAGACTCTGTTTCAACAGTTGTGTCAGCGGTAGTTTTTGCTTTTGTTTTCACTGCAGTAGTTGCCATGAAAATGTCCTCCTTTTATTCAAATAGTCGCGCATCTATATGACACGCGACTATAATATTATTTTACAACAAAATTTTAAGCGAGAGTCCAAACGCCAAAATAACGTCCGATCTGAGTTCCAACACCCATTGCTCTCTGTACTTCGTATTTCATTGTATCGTCCATACGGTCACCTTTATCTGTGATTTCATAAATTTCTGTCTCTCCGACATCAACAAATTTGATGAATTTATCTTCGACCTGTGGCATAATGAACAGAGTCTTAGGATCCATTAATTTCTTAGTTGTATCATTCAGAGCGAATCTCTGCGGAATCTCAACTAATGTATATGGACCATAATATCCAAGACGTCCCATTGTAGCAACATCTCTCTTCTGGTCATCTGTAATCCAGTCAACATCCATAAGTTTCTGGAACTGAGCAAGACCAGTTCTTGTACCCATGATGACTACCTGAGCACCATCATTTGCAAGAGATACATCTTCAAGCAGCTCATCAAGCTTATCTTTTGTAGCATTTGAAAGAGCACCTGTACCCTGGAACTGAGCTGGAAGTTTCTTTCCTGCGTTCATCATTTCTGCATAGATATCATTCTGAATCTGTCTTACAAATGCAGCAGCACACTGATCTGTAAATTTAGACCAATCAAGTCTTCCTGCCAGATAGAGATCAATATCAGCACCAACAGCAATACCGTATACACTTGTTGTTACAGTGTAGCTTTCCCCAGAACCAAGTCTCTGGAGTGTAAAGTCATGATGATCGCCCGCAATTTTTGTTGTAGATAAAACAACTTTATCATCTGTCCAGAATTCCTGTGAATCACCACGGGAAAGGTTTCTTGTTTCAACATAGTTATTAAAGAATTCAGACTCTTTAAAGCCTGTCTCAACTTTAATATCAATTTCTTCTTCCATAACTTCGAACAGTTCAATACCATGTTTATTCATAGCACGTTTTCTGTCACGTTTTGTAGAATTTTCATTTAATCCCATGATTGCATAAACAAATTTACGTACTGAATCTTCTGCTTCACGTTTTGTTTTCTTATTTCCTTCTTCATCAAAAATCTCATTCGGATTATGATTCAGATCATATGTAAGCTTTTTAAAGCCTTCGTAGTTTTCTTCTGGTGTAACACCGTCTTTGCACAGATTAGTAAATACTTCCTGAACGTGTGCACTTAAATCACTAAATAACATTTTACGTCTCATTATATTTCTTCCTCCTTTCCCCTAAATTAACCAATTTTTAATTTCTTGTTTTCACAAGTAACTGTCGCTTTTTCAGCTGGCTCTCCGTCAAATCCCTCAGCGGAAACCTCAAATACGTCACCTTTATGAAGATCATATCCTCTTACAACGTCACCTTTCGCGTTATAAAAGTTAGATTCTTTCTTCCATTTGTTTGTCCAATCCTCTGCAATAAATGCCTGCATGTAAACAAACAGAGCATCTCCTGGATCAACAACCTCTACATACCAATTACCATTAGCAGCCTGTTTCTGAATTTTACCTTCAAATTTAGTAACAGCAGCTTCTGTGTAACGGTCAAGATCTTCAAAATCGCCTCTTGCTACAAGATTTCCATTATCTGTATCAGAGGTCAGTGTAATGTTATAAATGTGTTCTCCACCATTCTGAGCAACAAGCTTAGAAGGGAAGGCCACGGCATGTTTTTCAATAGAATATTTTATAGCCATTGACTTTTTCTCCTTTCATAAATTTTGGCAAAAAAATAAGACCGTATTTACGGTCTGATTTATAAAACAAATATGTTATTTTGCACTATGCAAATAAAGATCCATATCTATTTTTCTTTTTAGTCTGTGATGGATTTCCAAAAGTCTTTTTACTTACTGTTTTTTTTCCGGCGTTATCATCATGCACATCACCATCTTCAACAGCAAAATTTAACTTGCCAGACTTAGCATATGACAGCAATATAGTATCAAGTTTAGACTTCAATTCATCAACTGAAAATTCTGTATGATTTTCTTTTAAACCCTTGAATTCTTCTGATTCATAAATTCCTTTATAATCATCTGACTTAAAAAGTGCATTTTTAGCTTCGTCAGCCTCTTTCTTTTCATAAGAAGCAAGTTTATCTGAAATTGCAGCATAATTTGATCTCATATTCTGAAGTTCAGAATATTCAGAATCAGTCAGTAATTCACGATGAAGATTATATCTTTCACCATCAAATGAAACATTGTCGCCATCTTTTTTATATGCCTGTCCAAAGATTTTATCTCCATCCCAATTCTCATATGTAAAATGAGAATCATATACAGAATTAATAAAATACCAATCATTATCTGCTTCTTCATATGCATTTAATAAGTTATAAAGTGCACAACGAATATCACTGTGAGAAAGTTCAAATGATTTTACGAATTTTTCTGGTTCTGTAGGAGCAGGATCACCTGCCGGATCAGTATTAAACGCCTTAGCAAAGGCAGCCTCCAGTTCTTCATCTGAAAGACCTTCATATGTAAAAGTAATATCATCTACAGTTTTTTCGTATTTCTTTAAAAGTTCTTCAAATTTGTTCACCTGATTGTCCTCCTTTCCATCAGCATTTTCTTTATTGAAATTAGAGAGAGTAGCATTAATCTTCTCTAACATTTCAAGCATTTTAGTATTTACATCAAAATTAGAATATACAGAATTTTTTGATTCAAAATCAGCAAGCTGAACATTACTTCCAGCCATACCTGGACCAACATTTTCATTTAGTAAAGTCAATCCACTAACATAATAATCATCCAGATTTAACACTTTATCCTTAGCATTAAATGATAATTCTCTAATACTCAATTCAACACTACAATCAACCTGTTGTCTACGCTGCATAATATCAATTGCGTCCTGACAATATCCTTCCCAGAGATATCCCTGAATTACAGCTCTGTTAACTCCGGCTTCTTTATCATATTCAATTGTATAATCTTTTTTGATTACACCAACTGGACGTTCCTGATAAGTAATTTTTTCTTCTCCATTTTCATCAGTTTCCACTGTAAAATCATGTGATCCAAAATCTTTATTACCATCAGAATTTTCAACGATATTTGCCAGAATAGGGCGATATGGTATAGATTGTGTATTTTCCTTAAATGTATCTTCATTGATATTAGATTTGTTTAAGTTAACATGATCATGATATGCGGTAGCATTAAAAGGACATAATCCTTCTGTATGCTTATTATCGTCAGACTTTCCAAATGTAGCGACTGCTGGCATTTGGACACTGATTTCTGCATCAAATTCTTTACTGCTGAATTTAGCAAAATTATTCTGTATACAAAATTCAATCAAATCGTCAATAGTTAAGAATTTCTTCAAAATTTTCCTCCCTTTCTTTGAGTAATTCTCCTCAAATAGAAGAGGAGTAATCAAATAAATAATTTATCTGAATAGACAACATCACTTAGATTGCTAAACAGCATTTTGTTGTCATTTAAAAAAGTCCACTGTTTACCATTCTGGCTTACAAGATGAAAACCAGTCTGAATAAGCAATGAAGCTGATTCATCGTTTGTTGTAATTATAAATTTCTTATTATCCATAATTATTATCCTCTTATTTAGCTTTATCAGCCTTATTTTTTGATGCTTCTCCATCGTCTGTGATTTCTGTAGAATCTTTTGTTGGGGCACCACCAGTATCCGAGCTACCACTTTGGGTGTATGAAGTCTGCAATGGAACAAATAAATTCGATATTCCAAGAACCTGCTGCTCTAATACATTTAATGCCAGAGTTTCTTTTTCAGAAAATTGATTAAGAGTATTGTATGCAAGAGCTGTAGGAAGACCATTTTGCGCCCCCTCCAAAAGTTCTTTTTTGAATTCATCTTTTGTATAAGCAGAAACTTCAAAGAATTTTACCTTGGCTGGGTTAGAGACCCAATATGTAAGGAAGCGGTTAACCCATCCCTGAGTCTGTGGTAGAAGCATAGAAATAGCTAATTCTGTATCGGCGCGAATTGCTGCTCCAAAGGCTGTTGTACCTGAGATGGTAGCACTATTAAGAATTTGAGCGCCACCAGAAGAATTGAAAAGAGTTTCTGTAGCTTTTGCTATTTTGTTCGTATCTGTTGCTTTATCATTATTAAACGAAATCTGATCTAATTTTCCTGGCACAATAGCAGCAGAAGTATAGTCAGGAAGGCATTCATTAATCATCCTGTTAAAATACTCAATAACAATATCCGGATTAACTTTCCAATCGTCTGGATCCTCACTACCAGTTATCGTTTCAAGTTCTAACCAGATCATTTTATAAATATCCTGAGCGTCAGCAATAGCCTGTAAATCGTCTAAATCAATAAGATTGATAATTCCAGATAACAAACCAGAGAATGGTGGGACTACAGTTTCCCAATCTTCAGCTCTGGCTTTTAAGCAAATAGCATATTCATCTGGCATAGGCTGCCACTTTCCATTTGTAGTATCACTTTCATAGGCACGATACATTGACTGGAAGGGTTCACCCCATAATTCCAACATAGTCTGTCTGGATCTGAAATAACTCATATCCATTACAAACGCGAAATCACCGGTATTGTATATACCAGAAATTTTACAATAATCTGGATCAAGCGGAAGAATAAACATTCCTATTTCATCATAATAAGCGCATCCATAAAAAACATCTTCTCTAAAACAAATAGTATAAGCTTTTAAGAACTCATACTGAAGATTTAACTTATCCAACACATTTAATGTGTCCTGATAAGAACTAAGCATAGCATTCGTATCTACGCCTGCAACCATATCATATTCCGGAATAACAGATCTTGCATCTAAACAAAACATATTTGCATTATATGCAATTAATCTATAATAAGCGTGACATCGATAATAAAGATATCTTGATAAATTTCTTAAATTCTTTTCATTACTTCCAATATTTTGCAGGTAAGTACGAAGACTGTCCTTACTATAAGCTGTCACCGCTTTAGTGCTTGTCTTAGTGATATCACGAAGAGATTTTGCTCCTTCCATAGCAGCAGCATAATTTTCAATATTTTTTTTATTTTTCTGATACCAATCACGCATTTCAGCCGTATTATTCAGCTGAGAAGGTGCTGGATCAATTTTTTTTGCAGTAGAAACTTTTTTTGCAGAAATATTTCCTTGTTGTCTAGCCAAGTAACAGCACCTCCTTTGAAATATCATATAATTATATTAAGTTTCGAACATAGAACGTACAACGCCTTTTCTAATCGTAAGTTTTTGAACTAACGATTTGTCAACTTTAGGTTTACGTTTTGCAGTAATATTTTTCCGGCGTTCAGTTTGAAGAGCATAAGAACACATACATGTAACGTAAGCTCTATCGTCATGAAGACGGTTAGCTTTTTCAGGACACAATTCAAATGAATCTTTTCCTGATTGTCGTGGAATACGGATCATATTTACAAGTTCCTCTTTTAATGCATCGATACTTGCGAGAGAAGCTTCTTCTTGCCAATTTAATTTTTCAATATGGCTCTTAACATTTTGAAGTTTATCTAATTCTTTTTGAACATTGTAATCAATTTCTTCATCTGTCATTTTCTGTTTTTTATATTTGGCAATTAGATCTTTTTTAGTTTTTTCGTATTTATCCTTATCAATATCAAATATTGTAAGATATCCTTTGTTATCGTATGTAGCCGTAAACTCAATTTTATCCTGATTCATCATCTCAATCATAGCTTCATACATTTCTGATTTGTATTTAGTTGGTTCCATTAAATGAAGCTTATTGACTGCGTTTGGGAATTTTTTAACATATTCTTCTGAATATTCTTTGTCAATCAGTCCTCTATGAGTTTTACCGGATTTATCTTTCCAATCAGGCATTAAATAGTCAGCAATATTAACACCACCACCACCAGAACCGGCATCAATATAAACTCCGAGAATATTGCTGTAGTTTTCATCTCCACCCTGGTTATAATCGAGAATAACTTGTTTCAAATATTCAATCTGGGCTGGTGTTTGCATAGGTTTCTTTTTCTTTTTATTGCTTATATCAATAAGATTTATACAATTTAAAAGTCTCATTTTATATTCAAGATCACCATCTTGATTTTTTTCAGAGTAAATTTCACAAACCAAAATTACCGAATTATCTCGACTTCGAGCCGGGTCATATGCAATAACAATTTTTCTTTTACCAGTATCGTTATATAACACTGGTTTACGAATCACTTCATTACGCGCAATAACACCTCTACGTATAATTGCATTAGCACCCGCGTCAGATGTAAATTCACAATAATACTCTCTACGCGCTTTTTCTGGATTAGAACGCATTTCTGATGCCACAGTTCCCGGTGTCAATAGTGGTTCCATTATTTCACCACGAATAGTTGGTTTAAATGCAACTTCACAATCAATATGAGCTACAAAATAATCAGGATCTCCCATAAGTTGTCGTTTACTAAAATCTCTATATAACTTATAGAATTTTGTATCTGTAGAAGAAGCAGAAGAAATATAAAATAATTGGTTTGGAATATTTGATGGAATACATCTTAGACGGTTACGATCGATTGATTTGCCATCACGATCCTTACCAGACTTAAAACTTTTATTTACAATTGCAAAAGCTGCATATACCGACATCATTTCTTCATCAAGGAATCCACATTCATCAAATACAACACTACCACGCATACCTCTTTTTTTATCTACATTACTGTTAAGTGTTTGAGTAAATGAGCCATTATAAAGGGAATATGAGAATCCATTAGAAGAGTGACTGAAGCCATCTCCAGCAGCATTTTTAATTTCAATTTCTGCCTTAAAAATATAACCTGTAGAACCAAGCATAGTATCTATATTATCATTCGCAAGCCTTTCGAGCGTCGTAAACGTTTGTTCAGCCTGCGATCCAGAACCGGAAGCAATATATGTCCAATAGTTATTAAATAGCATATCTTTCGCCATAATCATAATATCTATCAATGTAGATTTACCGAATCCACGGGTGCACACTAACAAAACATTCGGACAGTTCCAGGCTCTCTGAATTACCCATGCCTGTGCATCAAGTAATTCTATATTAAAAAAATCATTTATAAATCGTACAGGATTGCATTGATAATATTTCTGAAGATTTGCAATTTTCATAAAACCTTCAAGTTTGCGTGAAGATAATGGGTAAACTCCAGGCTTTACAAAAATCTTATTTCCCTGTTCACAATAATTAAGCTTCGGAAGCTCTTGAATCAGATCCGGATTCATCATCATCGGCCACCTCCGTTTCTTCTTCATCGGAGGAGAAGCAGGAGAATAGTTCATTTAAATCGACTAAATTATCCGGCTCTATTAAATTATGTTCTTCCATATAATCTTTAAGATCAATATTTTCACGTAATAAAATACGAGAAATTTCTTTGTAATTGTCCAAATCATCACGAAGCTTTGTTATCATTTCTCTTTGTTCTGCCAGCATATCAGAATATTCTGATTCATCCAGTCGGAGCTGCTTCAATATAGAAGCATTACTCATATCCATAACCTGACGCATACCACGACAAGTTCCGATATCGAATCCGTTTACTTCACCTTCACGCAAATTCATTTCTTTGATTTTACGTATTTTACCAGTCCAAGTATTTTCACCTTTTTTAGCATTTTTATTATTCTTTAAAGAAATACAACTTTCAGCAGCGAGATCCTTAATAATTGCAGTAAGATCTTTTTTACTCGCCTGTAGTGTTTTTATTGTAGCGGAATTTGTTCTAAGTTTTTGAACGTCAGACATATAAGTAGCAATAGCATTATCAATTTTCGATTGCTGTAAAAATGCTCTTACAATAGAAATAGCAGAAGCAGTACGCATCATATCGTCATTTGCGTCTTCACTAGAATCAAGCAGCCCAATTAATTGAGAATATAGAAATGGTTGATCAGACAATGCTTCTTGTTCAAATGGATCATATCCAATCAACCTGATTACATCAGCTTTATTCTTTTCAAAACCTTCATAATTATCCTGGGACTCCTTGCCTTTTATAACATCTGCAGGAGTCTTTTCATCTTCATATATAATTTTTTGTTTAAAAAAATCAGAATCCTTGAATTGTTTTCCAGAATATTGCTGCATTGCAATGGTTCTTATATATGTACTCCATGCATTTTGTTTTGCTCCTGGAATACCAGCATTTCTTTCAGCTGCTTGAACACTACTATTATAGACATTTTCTAAAAACGGTTTATTCAAATACTGCAGAGCAAGAATAATTGACTCTTTTGTCGGTTTATGTTCTTCTCCATTTTCATCTGTTCTTAATGCAATCTTTCTGGCGCATTCAGAACAAATAGCTGCATATCCAGACTTTACTAAAGGATCCGTATTTTTATAAAAATTTTCTCTATTTTTCTTTTTAGGTTTTCCGCACATATAACACCATGCGGTATCTTCTTTATATACTCGAATTTCTTCTTCGAGCGCCTCTATTTTTTTCTTCATCTGAGTCGGAGTCATTTTTACCGGCTCAATTTTCTTAGTTGTTGCCATAAACAACTCCTCCTTGTATTCATAACAAAATGAGTGTAGTAGGATTCGAACCCACAATATTCTGATCCTAAATCAGACGCGTCTGCCTATTGCGCCATACACTCAGAAAATAGGAGAGCAAGAAGGCTCTCCTGAAATGTATAATATAAGCAGCAACGCCACTCATACTATTCTTTAATTTCAGCAGCAATACCAGACTTAATTAAAAATCTCGTTTCTGCATCAAGTACTTTTTCAATAATTTCCTTATCGTATCCAGTACTTTCATGTATAAAATTTAAAATATCGTCGAAATCGACAAATTGTTCTTCATTATTTGTTTCCATAATACTTCCTTTACAATTTATAATGATGTTCGTCTACAAGACCGTCTCCCTGTTCGAATACGAACATAGAAGCTCCTGCATTCGACACCTTATTAATTGAATAGCTATACGGATTTACTCCAATAATAGAACGTACAGAAATATATTCTGAATTCATACCGATATCTCCAGTAGCCAGACTATGCCAGTGACCAGATACAATATAATCAAGTGGAACTTGATATGTTTTAGAAAAATCTTTTAAAGATTCGCCTAAATTTTTAGTTTCAAAATGACCACCTAAAATTGTATATGTGGCAAGCTGCGCATATGCTAATCCAGTTGGATTCTCAATAATCTCAATATTTCGGTTATCTTTTAAACGTTCTTTCATAAACACAAGTATAGATTTACTCATATCTTCATCAGGAAAAGCATTCTTTGGTTGTCCAACTAATCTCAGCTGATTATGGTTCGAGCGTTTAACCATTTGAAACTTAATTCGTACATAGTTACTCAATTCATTCAGCCATGTAGATAAAAAATCTGCATATAAAATAGCGGAATCAATAATCCCGTATCTTAATTGCATTAATTGTGAGTTTGCACGTAAAATTCCATCTAAAGCATCACCAAGCTCAAAAATATTCAGTACCTGAATATGATCGCGCTGAATCTGTTCAATTATTTTATTATATAAATCCCACATGCGTTCTTTGAAAATTTCCGGATTATATGCATTTAAAATATTCCCATATAAATCCTTGATTTCAAATTCAACCCCAAAATGAGCATCTGAAATTGTAAGAAGATATTCTTTATTCATATGTACTGGCGGAATGTATCCCGGCACATTTAACGGCTGTAATTGATTAATAGCATTTACAATATGTTCAGCAATTAGTTCATCCCTAGAATACTCACGAATCCATTTATTAAATTCCTGCTTTTCAGTCTGTAATTTAATACGTTCTTTTTTCAGAGCAATCTCATCAGAAAATCGTCCTAATTGAATAGAAGAGGATGGGACAATATCCCATCCTGCATCTATATATTCTAATAATAACTTTGATCCTTTACGGATCGTATCACGATGTTCGGTTTCTTTACCGCTATTAGAACGAAAATCTGCAATATCCTGCCATTCTATTGAAGTGTCAGTCTGTTTTTGCTTAATCAAATCAAGCTGCTTTTTGAGAAATTCGTTATTATTCATGGCTGAACACCTTAATCTAATTCGTCGAGATTAATGATTTCCTCAGTTTTAGTAGTAGTAGACATATCAAAAGGTTTATCTCCATAAGCCTTTTCAAAAATACCTAAAACATCAAGAATTTCACCATCTGCATCAACAAGCTGTCCATCTACCATATGTAAACCTTTAAGTTTTCCATCATATTTTACAGTTTTCTTAAGTTCCATTGTTTTCTCCTTTTTCTCCGTTGACATATTGAAATGTCAGTGATAATATGTTATATGTAATAATTTACGTAAAAATAATACAATTAAAGAATGTCGGCTAATTCACAGTCAACGCCAATAATTTTATCAACAATACCTTTTTCCTTTGCTTCGTCCGGGAACATATAATATTCACGATCTTTAATTTCCTCGAGATATTCAGCGGTCATATTTGTATGTTCTACCATAAAATCATTCATATGCTGTTCAAGCTTATCATAAAATTTCTGAATATCCTTGCCTTTATTAGATGAACTTATATATCCAGTCTGCCCATCATGATAAAGAACCACTGTATTCGGGAAGCAATAACGTTTATGTCCTGCTGCCAGAATATAACATGCCATAGAAGCACATTTTGCGAATCCAACTGTAATAACTGGTGTTACTGATGTTTTAATTGAACTAAGGATTTGATATCCGGCTACAACATCTCCACCATCTGAATTTATATAAATATAGATCGGTTTTCTAGCTTTTGCCGGAAGATCTTTATCTTCTTTGTTCCATTTCATAATCATTAGACATACATTTTCAATAGCATCATCATCAATAGTTTCATTGATAATGATTTTTCTGTCCTGTAAATGTTCTTTTACGATACCCTGATAAAGGTTATCGTCATCTAAAATTTCGAATAAATCCATAATCCTTTTTCTCCTATAAATAAATTACCATATCCTTTGAGGACGCAATCACTTTAAATGATTTATTTTCTTTAGATATGGCTTCTTTTAAGTCTTCCTTGATACTATTTTTAGCTACAGTGGATCCATGAACTAAAACCAGTTTTTCTGTATTCACTTTAGATCCAAACTCGATCAGCTCATTTCTATTAGCATGACTAGAGAATGTGCCTAAAGATATACAATCAGCTTTATTTTCAACTTTATCTCCACTGATTTTTATAAATTTGTTCTCTTTGTAATTTTTAATTCGATATGACAGATAAGAATTGTCTGCTCCAGTATATCCGCTAAAAATTACCATGCTTTTTTCATCATTCAAATATTCATGTAAGTAAGAAAGAATTCTGCCATTTGTGCAGAATCCGGAACTACTTAATATAATTTTTGGCGAATGATTTTTAACGCATGATAGAGAATCTTCTTTCTCTTTTATAAATTTTACATTTTCCCAATTACATACTTTATTCCATAATTCAAGATCGTTCTCGGATAGAAGAGTAGTATATAAATCGCAAATATCACATGATAATATTGAATCAACTACAATGTCATATTTAAAATTTATATCATCATGAAAAATGTTATATAAATTGGTAAGAATCTCTTGTGTACGGCTAAAACTAAAACATGGCATAACAACTGTTCCGCCACGTTCAGTAACTGTGTCAACCGCTGTTTTTAAATGTTCTAAGTCAAATTTTCTTGTCTTTTTATTAATTCTTCCAGGTTCTCCATATGTACATTCCATAATAGTTACTTTATTAAAAGCATCTGGAATTTCAGTATTTGGAACGTAATGATTTTTTGTATTCAAGGATCCAATATCAGAAGTGTATAATATAGAATTTGATACACCATTTTGATCTTTGAGAATCAATTGGAGCTGTCTGGCTCCGAGACAATGGCTGTTTTCATACCATTTAAAAGACACAATCTCATCAAGAACATACAACTCATGCACATTATCATACTCATAAATATGATTTAACGTCTCTGCAACATCTTCTTCTGTATAAATAGGAGAGTAGTTGCGTTTATATTTAAATGATAATGCATTCGCTTCACTTAGTAATATAAAAGCACAATTATACAAAAGTGGCTTCATAAGTTGAGCTGTAGCATGAGAAGCGATTATTTTCCCTTCAAATCCTTCTTTGATCAATCTTGGAAGTAAACCAATATGGTCTACATGTGTATGTCCAACAAAGACATAATCAATTTCGGAAGGTTTAAATGGAAATTTCTGAGAATTGATATTATATGAATCCAGATAATTGTTGTTCTGAAATAATCCACATTCAAGTAATATTTTTTTTCCATTGTATTTTATATAAGTACAGCTACCCGTAACATCGTCAGCATTTTGACCTATAAAGTAAATGCCATCTTCTTTTTTCTTTCTGCCTATGTCAAACACCAACCTTCAATTTTTTTTAACTGTTAAAAACGAAAATCTTTATCTCGTGGTTTTACAGCAAGTAAGTCGGTCTGATAAATTGACTCTCTATACTTATTAAGCATTTCAACACTTCTTACATGTGTTACAAGAAAATAGCTTTTTGATTTACCTTTATGTTGTTTATTACAAACTATTATATCAAAAGCTCTGCCATGATTACGTAAGTATTCTGCTTCTTTTTGACTGATTTTAACCAATTCAGTTTTCCTCACTTTTATTTATTAGTAGACTCAAAAGGCTCATTATCTGTTGCAATCAGAGATAAAACCTTTTAATAAACCTAATCCATGCGTATACACACCTCATAGTAAAACTTATCTACCTGTTTTATGGAATATTGATTTAATTTATCGACCTAGTGGGAGAAGATGGAGTCGAACCACCCGAGCCAAATGGCAGCAGATTTACAGTCTGCCCCGCTACCTCTTACGGTATATTCTCCCTTATATTTTCATCCAGGCTGAGGGTTCGAACCCTCCGACCTTAAGACATAGATCGTGTACTTTGATCTGCCATTTACTTTACTTTCTAAATGGTCAAAACGTAACTGAGGCTAGAGGCGCTACCTCCGCATTTCAGATAACACGCCCCCAAAGACTCGAACTCTGACTAACCGGGTTGGAGCCGGTTGTACTACCAATTATACGAAAGGCGCAAATAAAGGTGACTAATGGGATTCGAACCCATATAAGGCGGAACCACAATCCGCTGCATTGCCAAGTCTGCCATAGTCACAACGCTGCACACAGGATTCGAACCTGCAAGCCCTTTCGGACCAACGGTTTTCAAGACCGCTTCCTCACCAACCCGGACATGCAGCAAAATAAAAGGCAGGAAATTGATCCTGCCTTTCAACCGGAATCAATCCGGTTATCTTTATATTCATGATATGCTACAATCACATAACATAGAGTTACATGGTAGGGTTTTCACCTACGAATTCCCACAGGAGGTGGGCTGTAATCTACATATCTTGTAACGCAAAGCAGAGTAATCGAAACTCAATCCAATATAGGATCACATGACTTAGCAGGTCAGTTCCACACCTAGTGAATTTACTTTGCAAAATACGGCTCCACGGAGAGTCGAACTCCGGATTCCTGCGTGACAGGCAGGTGTTATAAACCGCTTAACTATAGAGCCAGGAGGTGAGAAGAGGAATGAACTAACTCTTCTCTTAATAAAAATGTTAACCAAAAATTAAAATGACAAATCTAAAAATGAGAGTCGCACCAAAACTCTCAAATACTACTTCTGGGACTCGAACCCAGACTCCATTTAAGGAACTAGAGCTTAAATCTAGTGTGTCTGCCAATTTCACCAAAGTAGCAAATTTATTGACAATTCTTAAAAATAATGTTATTCTCAACTTTGTTAGAGGTCGAGAACCCCAAAAGGGTTCACAGGGAGGGCACGCACTCCCTATGGTAAACCAAGCAATACACAGCACATGACATACGGTCGCCGTTAGGCTGGTATTAGCTCATGTGCCTCCGTTCGAAAGAAAGGAGGTTTTGTCCATGATTACATATGTAATTTTAGGACTCAAGCTGCTCACTGTAGCGCTTGAGATAATTAAAACATTCTGTTAATATCGCTGTTGAGCTTGGCGGGAATATTACTTTTCATAAAGAAAATTCATATATACTTCACTCAAAACGAAAAGCACTATACGAGAATCGAACTCGTATCGTCTGGTTGGAAGCCAGAAATCATAGCCTTTAGACCAATAGTGCAAAATGTCCGGTACGGGATTTGAACCCATGTTACCGCCTTGAAAGGGCAGTGTCCTACACCGCTAGACTAACCGGACTTATCAGGGAAGCAGAGGTGCTGCCCCTCTCTTTATTTTATTACTTACTAAAACACAATTATCCGCGGCTCGTGTTCGTTCAGACTTATTCAAAAAATGCCGCATTTCTATCATAAGTAGCCTCATATTGGCACTTCCCATATATTTAAGCTGGAAAAGCAGGAGTTGAACCTACATTTGATTCGCGAAATCATGTTTTGCCAGTTAAACTATTTTCCAATATTTTTAATTTATGCTGAGATTACACATAAATATAGAAGCTCTTTCGAAACATTATGGTTTCTTTTCTTATCCACTATACGCCGCTTCGCGCACATATAGTAAGCTTCAACAACCGCCTTGTTTAAGAGTGGCACTTCTCTTTAGCCGCATAACTACTCTGTTGTCATCATTCCATTGACGCTGCCACGCCACAAAGTTCCGCTAAGAACACTGTGCAGAATCGGACAAACATATCAGAGTCTTGCGAGACTCATCAATGACCATATTGCATAAAATACTATGGTATTAGGCTGCTTTCGTTATGCAGAGGTGTAGACTTTCGCTGTATATAATATTTTCTACTTTGTAGTTTCCATTAAATTTTAACATTTGAAAATTCAATAAATTCAGTAATTATTATCTGAAAAGTCTTCTCTACTGAAGATGTGCTACACCAGACGCTCCGATCCCTTTTGAGGATAAGAATACATCACACCTTCATATCGTTCGGTTATTATCCCTACTAAATGTTCATATAAGCTAATTTGGTATATACCAATTCACTTACACAAATGGCTATCACCTTTGCCTAATAAATGCTCAGATTAAATAACCTCCTGATTCACCATCATATCTTCACAGTTTGCATGAACTATCCAGTTTGCAGCCGGAAAGTGTTCCTCAGCAGTCGCCCTTGGACCACCTTATCGTTCCCTGTTTCATGATACTATTTCCGCATAGGATTTAATCTTTTCACTTACCTATACGAAACGAGACCTTTTGAGTCTCTGGCATGTCAGTTTTGCTTAGATTGACTGCAATATAATTGCTTATACCGCAGCGACAGTGTGTAAATCTGCCTTTATACGCCTCACAGCGCACTATCGGAGCCAAGCCTCCATAATGTAATTAATTAAACAGAAAGGGTTGGCATATACATTTGTATATGACAAATAGCGGGAGATGGATTCGAACCATCGTCTCTAGGGTATGAACCTAGCAAGGATCCACTCCTCTATCCCGCAGTTGGAATGACACGATTTGAACGTGCGATGTCCTGGTCCCAAACCAGGCGGATTGCCAAACTATCCTACATTCCAATATAGAGCCTGTATTTCTACAGGCTCAAAGTATTATTTACGCATTAACAGCGTCTTTAATTGCCTTACCAAATTTGCATTTTACTGCGTTCTTTGCATCGACCTCAACAGATTCACCTGTTCTTGGGTTACGTGCAATACGTGCATCCTTATGTACAACAGAAAGAGTAACACCATCAATCAGTTTTACCTCGTCGCCTTCAACCAGCGCACCATATGTTACGTCCTGCACAGCTTCCATAATTACTTTAATATCTTTCTGTGTATTATTTGTTGCTTCTGCAACAGCCTTAATTAATTCAACTTTATTCATTGTTAGTTCTCCTTTTTCTCATAAAAATAATAGTTATATAAAGCAAAAGCAGTGTACTGACCAGCACACTGCCTTGAATTATCAATATTTAATTTTCAATTATTCGCTGAAAATGTTTGATGCAATTTCAGCTCCAAGATCGTCTAAAGTACAGAAGGAATTGATATATGATACCATTTCATTACCGTCTTTATCTTCGCGCTTGATTTCAATCCCTTTACATTCAGGATTTTTACAAGCCATAACATTACCATGTATATATGTCATTGGGGTGCCACATGCTTTACACTTATGTTTACTAAGAAATCTTTCCTGTTGTTCTTTTAATTTCTTCTTATCAGAAGTTTTCTTTGTCACGGGCTTCATTCCCCATGCAGTTCTCATTTCTTCAAGTGATGTAAAGTGTTCTGTTGTCCCCTTGGACATTCTATAATTGCTCATGATTTTTCTCCTTATATTCAAATATATTTGATTTTCTTAGCCGTGTATTTAACGCCCACGGCAGGCTACTACACAAAAAAATTCGAATCCCATATTTAAACACGCATTGGAGACAGCGCGGAGAGTTTCACTTTTCTTCAAACAGCTGTCTGCATACATGTATCTATATCCTGCGCAAAATATAGACCTGAAGATGCAACGAAGCGAAAAGTTATTCCCCTCATATACCGGACGCTAAGTCACCTTTAATATTTGTTATTTTTAAAGGTTTTTACGCTGATATTTTTTTTGAATTCGTGTAATTTTTGGCGAAATTTTGCAAGAACGCATCCTTGTCCATCCTGTATAATAGATTAAGAAGATTTCTAGTATAACGTGAATAATCTTTTTTTCTTCCTCTAGCACTTGTATTAAGAGCAATTTCAATTAATCTGCTCATTGTTTTAGGATTTTTAATCTTCATCTTCTTTAATTCTGTTAAAATTTGCTCATATCTTTCTTTATATGCTAAAATTTCATCGTCTGTCATATTATCCTTACTTAATAATTCAAGTTCTTTTGCATACTCTGTAATTTTATTAATTTGTCTACGATTTGCATCGCCTTTAATATAAACAATGAATTCTTTTACTGGAATAGCATCAGATTGAGAAGCTGGTTTAATATCATCTATAACAATCTGCAAACTATTCATCGGACATATATAATAGGAAGAAATTCTTCCAGATAACTTTTCTTTCTGCTGATCAATCAATTCTCGTTCCATTTCTTTACCATTCTTTGTGTACTGAATTTTACGCGTATATCTCATGAATTCTGGGAAATCCCTGCGAACCTGTTTTTTGTTTCCTAATTCATCTTCAACTTCTTCAAACTGCTGCATACACGGAAGCTTTTTAATACGTTTTATTTCTTCTATAGCATCTACTTCGTACTCACGTTTACATCCATCAATAATAACCTGAGCCAGTACCGAAAGAATAACAAAGTTGTCATATAACTCACGACTTGGATTAGTCCAATAATAAGTCATTGCAAGCTGTGCAAGATTACTGGATTCCCCAATACCAATACGTGATTTGGCGAATTTATTATCCATACGAGCGTATTCTTTCATTGTATTTTTATATGTAAGACCACTTTCTTTAAGCTTATTAACAATAGTAGGATACTGTTCATACGCAGCCTTAGCACTTTTGACCATCACTTCATTATTTGTCACAAAAAAGAAATCTGAATCAAAGTCACAACCGTTTGCACGATCTTGGATATCTGTATGAATACAATTCACTGCCATAATGTTATTACTGAATACAAAATATCGCTGCATTTCGTCACTATATGTGTTATGTAAATAACAGATGTTATTTGGACTGTTATGTGGATTTCTAATACCACAAAGATATTCTCCGTCTTGAAAACGTTTTGTATAGCACTGAATAGTTCCAGGCTCTACATTAAGCGTAGAATCTGTTTCCGGGTCTTCTCCGACCGACTTAAGTAGGAGTGCATAAGGATTTCCAAATATTGTAAGGTTGTCTCCATCAATTGTAATTTTGCCTGTTCTAAGCCTGGTTACATATTGATTGATAATTTTACGTTTCTCTAATCGGAACCAAGTGCTATTACCAAAATCCTCATTCCAATCATATAAATCTGCCAGCATTTCATAATGATTTATTATCGTAGCATTCTTCCTAAGATACTGTACATAAAGATTGTTATCATCTTTCATCCCCTCTACATAATCCACACTGGTTTTTGCCAGTTTACGCACATCATCAGTAGAGCAAGGAGATGGAACATCTATATTATAGGAAGGAAGAGTATTAACCATCTGATAACTCATCTGCTGCACACCGCCTAATTTACTTGGATGATCAGTTTTTACTATCCCCCAGTAAGAGCCAGTCTCATTTACATGATCACACCAATACTGATAAGCTTCAGCAGGAGTATTTCCCATCAAATTCATAAATTTCTTCCATTTAATAGCATTATCAGTTGTAATCATGCGAATATCCTTGAGCTTATGCCAAACTCCGAACATGTCCTGTACTGCATAAGTTTCATAATCATGTCCAGTTTTTTCACACCAATCTTTAAAGAATAACTGAATATGAGTACGAATTCCGCATGCCTTAAAGAAATGCTGCCTTAAAAGAGCCATACCATTAACCCATTCCGGCAAAATATCAGATTCAATCAGCATTTCTCCATCCCAGAGAGTATTTTTTACCTCGGTTTCTTCATCATGAACGACACATTTCTTTTTTATAACATTTACTCGTTTATATCTTTTGGTATATTTCGGAGTAACACCGTCTTTTAAAAATTTTCCTTCAGCAATAGCTCTTTGCTTTGCAATTTCTGTAGCAGTTTCATCCAGAACTTTTTCCTGAACTACATAATCCTCAGCTTTTACGATCTTGGCTATTGTCTTGTAGAAACTATCCGTATCTTTAATAATAAGAATGGCTTCTACAGGACAATAGAACTTTCCAACTATTGTACTGGTTGTGAGAGGAGCATATGCCGACATCTCTACAATCTTAGCATTTTCCATCGGCATTTTCTTTCCAAGACCCATCGTTAGCCAGTTATATGCCTTCTTATAAAGTTTTGAGTTAATAAACATCACTTGTCCGACTTTTGCCTTAGAAGAATTTCGGTATAGCATTTTATAATTAATAACAGTCTTTTTTTCACCTTCTTTCTTTGTATATGAAGAAATGTATTCAACATTTACACCGTTTTCATAGAATATTTCTCGGATTTCATCTTTGGAACATTTCATATAATTGTCTTTATTATCAATCACATTTCGAAATATTGCTCTAATACGTTCCTTGGATTCCTCAGATAAATCTTTATCATGCTCAAATGGGCCAAACTGCTTCAACAAATGATCCATTTCTTCTTCATAACTTCGGCTACCGAAGTCAAAATCCAAACAAATTATGTCTCTGGTACTGGTTTCATTCCACACATTCAGTCCATTCTGTATGATATAATCACTGAATAGACTATTACTGAACATTGCTTCAGTATAATCGTACCGGTTCCTGACTCCCTGGTTATATCCAAAGAGTGTCCCGGCTTTTATATTTTTTATTTTTAATCCAAATTCAGACAAATAGTATACCTCCTTTAAATAGCAGTAAGGTTAAGATTCCGCATATTATCAGATCTATATATGAGTTCTCCAGACGGGCTATATGTACGTGCGTTTGTAAGCCCGTCAATTCTTGAATCTACATGAATAACAGTAGGATATGCTTTCTTACGTTTGTTTTTCCTATGAATTTTGTTATATTGTTTTTTCAGTTCATCATATTCTTGCTGCAACTTCGTTTTCATCATATAATTTTTACAATTTGATATAACTTTCTTTATATTTGAGATCTGACGTTTCAGCAAGGTTTCATCTTCATTCATTGTTTTTTTGTACTGCTTATTATATCGTTCCGTATAATAATTCCTTAGAGCAGGAGAGAATAACTTCATGAGATCTGCCCACTTTATCAGTTCAATTTCTTCAATACTTGCAGACTTAGCAAAATCTATAATATCCTTGACAAACTCTAAAGTAAGTATAAAAGTTTCATATTTCAATGTACTTCTGAACATACGAAATTCTATAGTATCTTTATGCTGTAAATTTAATGCGGCACGTTTACCGTAATCTTTATACTTTCCATATAACTCAATGAGTGAATTTTCTTCTTTTTTACTACCGACAAATTCACTGTATTCATTGTCTCGCCTTGCAATCACGCAAATTTCATCATTGAATTTCTCAAGAATATACAGGATCTTAGATATAACTAACTCTTGAGATATTCTTGATTTTCCTAAATAACTACGATTTGCATGAATATGTAAGCCTGCAGTTTTACAATCATGTCCTTTATAACCCTGTTCATCAAGATACTTAAACATTTCACGATAATTCATCTTATTTTTATGAAATTCTAAACTACATGGCATAGTGTCAAATTCAATCTGTACAGTACTATCATGTGTACTGTAAATAAGATCTTCTACATCACTATCAGATCCATTCATAATTTGAATACATTTTTTTACTATGGAATTTTTATTATTATCAGAGGGGATATTATTATTTCCACCTACTTCAATTTCTGCACCGAGCAGGAGAGTAGTATATTCTGATTCTCCAGGCATAAAATGTTTTATGTATTTAGGAACGTAATTGAATTGATGGATGTAAGTTTTTGATTTGTTCGGAATAATATTATTAATAAATTCTCTATCCCATTCTCTATTATTAAATGTGATAGCACCACTGCTATTGAATGAAATGCTATTATTATATCTGATAGCCTCATTTGCAGTTAAAGAAGTAGAAGTTATTTCAGACCTACGACCTCTTTGCGTAGTAGAGGGTTCAAGGTGACACAAACGAACAGTAGCAATCCTGGCTCCATCACAGTCATATACAAATGCTTTATCACACGTAGTGTCGTATAAAATCCTGTCACGACAATAACTGTCGTTTCTACTTTGTTCTGCCAATACATTATTAAATAATTCAAAATCATTCCCGCCATATTCACGTCTATTAATATTTTCGAGTTTTGTTATTATTTGACGTCTATGTGAATCTGTGTCACATTCATGATAAATACTGCTATGTAATTTTAATGCATCATTAATAATTTCAGCGTAATTATGAGGAAGATAATATGTATTATATTCATTATCAACAATATAACAGGCATCACCTCTATATCTTAAATGAGTATAATTAATAATTTTCCCATTTACTGAATATGGATAATGCAAATTTAAATAAAATAATATACCTCTAGTTTGAAATTTTATTATTGGTAAATAGCTCATATTTCTAATAGGTAAGAGTGGTTGTCGGCACTCTTACCATCCCTCCTTATCTTAAAGTACGCGTTTCCAGTATTCTTCGTCCTCATATTCTTCATCAGTCATGCGCAATAAGTGCATTTCCTGCATGAGCTGTGTGAAATCAGATTCAAAAAGCTTTACTGCCAGGTCATATAATTCATCAAGCATATTAAGTACTGTATCAATAAAATCAAGAATAGAAGAGCATTTTCTATGTCCTGGTTCTGCATTGTAATTTTTCATGCGGATTTTAACATTTTTATGATAAATCTCATCAAATCTTGCATATAAGTAAGACCATCTACTTTGGGCCAGCTCTGGTGATCTTCGTCTCATTACTCTGTTCAGCATCATACGTTTTGTTGGAGCCGGTACATTTCTGGAGATAGCATTAATGACATCCTGTTTTTCGGCTATTGTCTGAGTTAATCTGCCACAACGATTATTTAAATGTACAATTTCTTTTTCCCTTTCTTCAATAATCTTCTGAGCTGCAATAAGACAACGCGCCACGATCTAGGCTGGTGTCATATTTTCCTGATTACGGACGTAAGCACCATTCTTCGGGATAGACGGGAGTACTTCTGCTGTAACCCAATGTTTAAACTCTTTTGCTGATGGGAGCTTGCTGCTGAGGATGAGAGAGTAGAGGCCGGATTCGTTGATAATAGTCATTCCTCTTGGCGTATTAAAACTGTCGTTTTGGCAGTTTTGTTTATCTGCTGTATCTACATGCTTTTTCAAAGCTCCAAAAGTATCTGTATATCCTAGCGCAGTAGCTACATCTTTCCCTACGAACCAAGGCTCCCCATCAATCTCAACAGTTCTCAGCTCACCAAACTCTGGGTGAACTAGATTCTTGAAAACTGTTACCTCTGGGGCAGAAGTAGTGGTAGTGCTAGTAGAGGATGCAGAAGAGTTATTTTTATTTTGCATATAATCAAACATTGAAATCTGCTTCTCATCCACCGGAGTATTCATCCCTGGGATAGGATCCATTCCAAGTGCTGTTCTCATTGTTGGGTCTGTGAGAACTTCTTCTGGTACGTCTTCGAATTTGGATTCTGGTTTTGTGTCATTAAATTTGTTCATTTTATTTTCTCCTTTTTACATATTAAAATTAATTTCGCTGTAAATTATTTTGTTTCATTGTTATCTTCATCATCATCAAAATCAGATGCGGCACATAAAGCCAGGCACATGATAATAAATTCGAGAAGAACAAGAATTGCCATTATAATAATCAATAATTTATATACGGATAACATATAAGCTCCTTTACTATTAATGTATATCGCATATCTGAATTTCTTTTTCTCCTATAATACAGAAGAATTTCGGTTCATTATTAGTTTCCTTCAGCCAGGTTTTAATAACCCCCGTCAATCGCTCTGATAAATCATTAAGCTGGTCAGTAGTGTAATCTGTTGGTTCTAACCAGTCATCTATAATATCTCCAACTTCTGCCTCTGCACAATTCCAAACATTTTCCAGTACATCTTCTGCATCAACAGAAATTTCATATGGTCCAAGTTCCTGAATTGTAATTGATTTGATTTTTGCATTTTCTTCTGCGAAGTAGTCTTGAGCATCTGCAATGCATTCTTCTATGGAGTCAAATGCTGTAGCAGAAGTATAATCACTGTTATGTTCTAGTTGCCATGCATATTTTCTATCTTCATGTTCTTTGTTCTGCATAATTTAATTATTTCCATCCTTTCGAGAAGTAGTGTTGTTTGGATTATCCGGATACAGATATCTTTCTATATAATCGCGACCTTCACCTATGAATTGTGGAATATCGAGGTCATAAGACCATGTATCTGTTGTAATTTGTTTACCATTTAATAAGAAAGAACTATGAGCAGATCTGATGATACAGGTACCGCGCTGTTTATAGGTTTCAAGTTTATTCCAGTCAATATCTTTCTGCTGGATAAGCATTTCTATGATCTCTTGATTGCATTTGCCATCTAGCTCAGTCTGAGAGAAATGTGCTTGACCAACCATTTGGATAGAATTACGAATTGCGTCCTGCTGCCTCCAGTTAAAATAGTTTGTGACTTCTTCTCGTGGGAGATTGAATACACATGCAGCAAATTCTGCTCCTTTGAGTAATGCACGATCATAGCTATGGTTTGGAGAATGATATTTTCTGCCGATAATTTTTACTAATTCTTTAAATTTTTGATTGAAATAATTAGTGGCCATAGATGCTGCTATAGAAGCAAGTTTCTGGACCCGGTTATCAAACCATGGTGAAGTTTCAAGTTTCTCATAATCAATAAGAAGAAGATTAATTTCATCTGATTGAGTATAAGCCAGAACACAGCCCTGGATATTTCTACAGAGGTATTCTGCAGTATAGCGCATAGCAGCCATAAGTACCGGGTCAAATGGTTTTTCGAACCCCCTGGTAAAGGTATGGAATGCACGACCATCGATCTGGATGATCACTGGGGTGCGCGGGATTAGACGTGTATCTGTGATTGATTTGTAACGTCTCATTCTGAGATCGTATTCTGTTTGATGTGACATTTTCTGTTTTATCCTCCTGTTATTGTTAGGGTTTACGGGTTACTGATGTGTTATTTAATGTTATTGAATTATCAAAACAAGTTGTGAATATTTGGATTTTGTAGATTTTCTTTGCACACTGAGTTAATTTAGCTTGTTTTGATAATGAGATAATAGCATAGGAAGATGGATTTGTCAAGAAAAGAAGTTAAATTAACTGAAATATTTGAGATTATGCGATTGAAAATATGGACGGTAGATGGTGTTTGGAGGGTAGTGTGAGGTGAGATTTGTGGAGTGTGGAACAATATGGGCGGTGATTATAGGAGTTTGGCGATGTGGGGAGCGTTACATTTTAATAGGAAGAGAGGGCGTATTTTTCAAGCCAGTGCGGAAGTTAACCGGCTTAGGTCTTTCTGGGTAATTTTAGCCCATTTTGGCGTTAAAAGTACCCCCTTTTTGAGTAATTCCAATTACTATAAATAGTATGCAAAAATAATGCATAGAACCATGAAAAAAGTGTATTTTATGCACTTTTATGCACTGAATCTGCATAAAATTTCATAAACTTTTTTTATAAAAGTTAACTATTAAATTATACATATGCTATAGTATTAATTGAGCAAGGGGAAAGAGCGTTGACCGACGTGTTGAAAGCCTCTTGTGAGTACCTTGAAACTGAATATATTGAAATATCGAGAACGTGCATTTGCGGTTCGGACGTGGAAAAGCCACGGTTTACCTATAGAATGCAATTCTCAAGTATTCCATAGCATTCAGGCGAAGTCTGTCATTTTTGACAGATGTCCCCCACAAGGGGAAACTGCACCTTGAAAATTGAGATTGATTGTATGAAGCGGATTTGTGACATATCTCCTGTAGAATGCCACCGCGACGTATCTCCTGTAGAACGTCCCCGCAAAGTACATGATATGACTATATTGAGAAAAAAGTCTAGTTCCGATTAGACATGCAATTTTTCCTTGTGACTTTTCTGCCGTTGTGTACCGGATATAATTCCGATATAGAACGGTGGAATAGTCCACCAAAAATAAAATTTTTGGTAGCCGGATACCATATTCCGGCAGATAGGAGAAAATTATGTTGAACACTGAAAAAATGACACTCACAACTGTATCTGTAAAGGATTATAGCACCGTTGAAATTAGCGTTATTATACCAAACAACGTTATTGACGTGAATTACTTCGAATACGCGTGTCAGTATCACGCGTATAATAACGCCTTGGAAATTCTTGAATCAGAAGAAATTAAAGTACAGTATGAAGATGTTACAAGCCTTGATTCTGACCCGCAAACAGCACTGGCATTGCATGATGCTAATATGTCACGTATCCATGATGCGCAAAACATATTGTCTGATATCGTCAAAAAGTTCATGGATAACATTGGTGAAGATTTAGAAAACATGTTTGTCCATGATACGTTTGCAAAGACGTATACATCACTTGTAACTGATTTTGACACTGTTTACCGTGTAAATTCAAGTGGAAAACGTACACGCGCTGAAAAGACACCGACACGCTTATATAAGCGCTCTGGTAACATTCGTTCTGATATCGACAAACTTGAGAAGTTAATCGATAGAATGTTAGAAGAGAACGTTCCAAAAGCCGAAAAATCAGCAATATTTACGCCATTAGTAAATGAAATGATGGACGCTTTTGGTGTGAGTGAATTAAACGGTGGGATTTATAAGAACCCAACGTTCAAAAACATTCCAAACAAATACTGGTCTTGTTTAGTTAAAAGCTTAAGAAAATCAGGGGGAAAAATTGCAAATGGTTCAATTCTTTCAAGAAATAAAATTGAACTGATTTATAAATCTTTACTTGCGTTGGGTCTTGCTAAAATGGGAGTTGTTGAGATTCCAGATTATAGCACACCCGTTGAACGTAGCCTTGACGCACTGAAAGAAAAGTATATCAAGAAAGAGGATGCAAAGAAATAAAGCTCTAAAAAGAGCCTTGAAAACAAGGCTCTTTTTTTATTGCAAAAAAAATATTCCGAAGTTCTGGATATAAAATAAAATAAGAAAGAGGGCATAAAAATGAAAACAACCGAATATAAAACATCACAGAAGCATCCTAAATGCTTATACAAACCTTTAAAAATTGCGTCAACTTTCACATCTATTGACGCGTGTCAAATTCCATCCGGTGCGGTTTACGGACGTATCACGCCTAACATGTACGTGTATATATCCGACTTTGACCAATTCAAACAGTCAAGTCCTAAATATACCATGTACATCCTTGATATGCGCTCTGATAAAAAATTCAGACGCGTGTCACTGACACCGAACAACTTTGCCTATAAGCCAATTCTGGCATTTATCAAGGCTCACAATTTAACCGGTGTATGTAGTAAATATTACCATGAAAGCCGTAAATACCAGAATAAAAACGGTGAAATTGCGGGTGCACCACGTGAGCGTTTAATCCCACAACCATCACAGCGCTGTTATAAACAGTCAGACGTAGATGGTAAAGGTTATTCTATCAACTGGGAATCTGAATATAAAGCGCCAGTAAATGCTGACGGTATAACTCCATATAAAGGTGTAGAGTCCAGACGCGGAACTCAGTTCAACGAATTTGAGGGCGTTGATTACAGACTTTCTTCAAATGTAGTTGATGACTATGCCGACACAAAATACAAGGATGGCATGAAAGTTAATCAGACAAAAATCCGTCCTGATAAAAAGAAAGATTCTGACAAGACCAAAAAGATTATAGTCCGTGTACATCGTAACGGTACTGTAATCAATAAAGAAATCTAACAAAAAGTACCTTTAAATAGGTGCTTTTTTTATGCCCTTTTACCTCTTTCAAAATCTCTTTCAAACTATCAATCACAGCATTAAAGGAGGTGGTGAAGTTTGAGTATCAAATAATTGATACCAGAAAAGAGGATATCAACATGAAATACAGAGTAACAATTCGTAACTATTACACAGTTCTTCAGAAAGCCGGTAAATGCACCAGCATAGTATTACGTCATTTCAATGACCGTAATATAGCTGAAAAATTTAGTACTATGCACAATAATGCATTTACAAGTACAGAGATATCTGAAGTTCCGGATTCTGAGGCTGTAGACAACATTATTTATCAGGAGGAATAATCGTGTTATCAAGCATTATTAAAAATCATATTCATCCCAAATACCAAATCTGCCTGATCACACGGTCGGGCAGATCCGGTACAACATTACGACACCTGTACACATCACCACGTACAGGTGTGCAGTATTTTAGTCGTAATCATGCGAATAACTACACACATGAGCAGGCGACAGCAGCACTGTCAGTAGTATTACGATCATATCCGGACGCGTTCATCCAGTCAGAATATGACTGTCATTACCGTGAGACTGATGAGCACGGTAATATTAAAGATTACATGTGTGCATAACAGCACATAAGTAATAAGTAACTATCAACCATTAAACTTGCTATCCCTTATTCCTGTGAGGAGCAGGCTATTTCCCAACGGAAATTGCAAGGTCGAACCTTGATAAGGGATTTCTCTATGCCCTTCTATAATGCCTATGAAGAGTATAGATTTCACCAAGAGAAATAAATTCAGGTTATGCCTAATCCAAAAGGCAAGAAGGAGAATTATCATGACAACAAAAATTAATTCAGCAATCAACGAAGCAAAGAACATCATCAACGCGCTTATGGAATCCGATATGGTCTTTTATGACCGCACAGAAGGTAATGAACTCTCTGGACGCTTTAATGTTCAGATGACATTCGCAGAGTCAATCTGCTATCGTCCACAGTATACAGTACGCAAGCTCCGCAATCTCGTCCTTAACAGACACGGTTCGTTGTCAATTCGTACCAGAATTGCACTGGCAGCAGTGTTATCTCAGTGTGAATTTGATACACATGAGAATGCTCTTATTCCGGTACTGTTTACAAGTAACAAAGAACTTGTCCCAGTATACAAACAGTTCGAGAAGAACTGGGGTAAATTCAACTTTGAAGTATCCTTTATACAGGATACTGATACTTACGAAGATTTAGCTCCTCGGTATGAAATCAACTTCATGACCGGTGAGTGGACAGACCTCTGGGTAAGCGGAGTTACTTTAGATGAGGAGGACTAAACCATGAAGAAATTTTTCACGAAAGAACGCATTGACACAATTTTCGATGTCATGTTTGACATTGCAATGGGACTAGGACCAGTACTCATGGTAGTAATTCCAATCCTCTACAATATTTTTAAATAATAATTTAAGGTTATGCTTTATCCTTAAAAGCACCGGAGGAAAATCACATGAAATCAAATGATACAATCAAAAAATTTAATGCATTTATATCTTGTAACTTTTTCGGCTACAGCGCTCACACACTGTTCCAGGAACTCTGCCATAGCTATCCGGCAGAAGTAGCAACACAGTGGATTTATGTCAATATCTGGCATGGATTCATCGGACAAGATACTCCGGAAGATGTAGAAATTGCACGTAGAGTAGCATGCATCATCAAACATGATTCAACTCTCCTTGATCGTGCTCTTGCAGCACGTGATTGGATTGAATATTGCATGATGACACAAGAATACGAGCGTCTTGCAATCCTTATTGACGAGGCACTTGACCTCTATATTGACAGAGTAATCAGCCTTGACGAGTTCAGACTAATTGTATCTGCCGCTCAATAAAAAACATCTCAAATTCACAACAATTCTATATGATTTTCCTTGACTGGCGGATTTGAAAAAAGGGAAATTTTTTAGAATCGATTTTTCTGGACGGGATACCCCCATATACAGGGAAATAAAAAGGAGAATAAAACCATGAAGAAAAAATTATTTACAGCAATTATCACACTTGCAACAATTACACTTACATCTTGCCAGCCGATCCCGGCAAGCGAAACAGAAAAAATCTTTACTGATGGAATCACATCAATTGAAACTATGGAAACCGGTACACTCTATACATTTACAGACGGAACCGGATACTATCATGAAGAAAATGAAATTCCGGAACTTTCAAATGTAAATGGTCTGTATCCACTTACCGGAATTGTTACAGAAGTCGAATACGACGTAGAACCGGAAGTGGATCTGATCACAATCACATGCTCCAACGGAAATATGTTCTCATGGTACGCAGATGCCGGAGATTATGAAGTTAATGACCTTGTGTCCTGTCTTATGGATTCCAAGGGAACTAAATATGTAATAGATGACGAGGTGTTACTGGCACACTATGCCGGTGGATTAAAACACTTCGAACAATATAAAAATTAAATTAAACAGAAGGGAAATAAATCATGACAAGAGAAGAATACAACAAAAAGGCAGCAACTAGAAAAAAGAAATCAATCATCATTAAAAGCAGCTTAGGTTTAGCTGCTTTTTTCATGTTTGCCGGAATTATTGGAAAAGTAGATAAAGACGTATATGCCGGGATCCATTCTGTCAAGGGAACTGTTTCCACATCAGGAAACTATATCCTTGATGAGAATGGAAAAGCATATGATGTATCCGGATTCCAGAGCGGATCCGAAGTAACAGTAAAACTTGATAAACAGGGAAATATCCTGTCTGTTGTAAGCAAATAAGAATAAGGAGACAGCCATGAAGAAAATCGAAAGAGAAGCAGAATACATTGCCTCAAGAGAACCAGATAAAGAAGCCCGTTATTATTTCGGACAGATTAAAGATATCCTGAACCTCATCAAGGCAAAACAGTTGCCGGACGGAAGATTCTCTGATGACGAGGTATGTCTGTTTGAAGAAATCTGTCATGCATTCAATATCAGCATGGTAAAACAGACTGTTGAAATTAAACAGAAAGCTGTCAATTCGGACCAGGAAGGGACAGCAATCGTATCTGTATCATGGTTCAACGGAGAACCTTCCGCAGTAAAGGCATTCGTAGAATCATTAGATAATGACTGGACATATGTTCCACCATATCTTGTAGGTTTTCTTGTAGCTAGAGACTTTGTAACCTATGCAAGAAAGGCAAGGTGATTGCAATGGAAGTAAGATATAAACTCCGGATCTACTATAAATCCGGTTCCCAGAAGGGAAACCTGAAAAGAGAAGAGTTCTTCTCAACAAAAGAATCCATGCAGCAGAGATATAAAGAGCTGTTCAATCCAAAGGAATATGCTCTAAACCCTACAGCATGGGAAAGAGTAAATAATGAATGGCTGAGAATGTTCGATACAGCCGCATAAGAAGGGAGATAATTATGACATCAACAGAACAAAAGAAATTGGCAGCAGTAAATGCTGATATCAGAGGCATGGTACAGGCAATTAAAGACTTCAAGGCAAAAAGAAAAGCTTCTATTGAAGCAAAAGACTATGAAACAGCTGAAACTATGTGGCAGAATGAAAAGATAGTGTCACAGCAGCTTGCAGAGGCAAATCATCAGAAGATTAAGCTCTATTATTCCAAGGCAGATGCAGTCTATGAAGATAAGATTATTTCAATATGTACTTTGCCTGGACTTATTGGAATGAAAGAGGCAAATCTCATTGAGTGTTGTGCCAATATCAACGGACGCAAACTCTATGCCATTTAGAAGGGAGATGAATAACATGAAAGGTAATGGAAGCATAGGGAATGTCGTAACCATGGGAGAGTTTCCTTTATATGGATGCACAAACATTCAAAAGAAGCATTATGGTGTGTCAAATTCACGATTTTCCTGGAGAAAGGAAATTCGAACATTAATGGAAGATTTTAAAATTCCAAAGGGAACCATAAATATGATCCTTCAAGTGACAGAGGCTGAATGTAAAGGTAAAAATTCAAGGCAAAAATATGATCATGCATGGAGAAAATTCTGGGCATTGATCGGTTAATAAAAACTAAATAAAAAATTAAATTAAACGAAAGAAAGAGGTCGACGATCATGATGAACTACAACGAAATCGAAAGAGCACTTACAAACGGAGCAACAGAAAGCAAAGTAATTACTAAACTTTTCAAAGACCAGACAGCATACAACACAGTAATGAGTAACTGCCAGAGAATCGGAGGCAAAAGATTTTGCTGTATTCCATTGGAGCTTCTGGAAATTGATGAAGACTATCAGAGAGTATATTGCATTAACATGGAAAAAGTATATTCTTTGGTACGTAAATGGAATTTCAATAAATGTGAGCCGGTATTGGTATCACCACATCCAGAAACTGCAACATTTGCAGTGATCGATGGATCACACCGTATGCTTGCTGCCGGAATCAGGAAAGAAAAATATCTTCTTGCGGTACTTACTGAAGGATTGTCAGAAGATCCTGCTGAAAGGAAAATTGAAGAGGCAGAATTATTCTCAGAACAGGGAGAAGATGTTGATCATCTGAGTCCTTCCCATAAACACAGAGCTTATGTAACTAGAGGGGTTAAGAAATACTGTGTATTGGATAACTGTATTAAGGAAAGGAGACTATTATTAAATATCCATGAATTAAAAAATCTTTCAAAGGAAAAGCAGGATTCCTTAAAAGCAGCTGATTATAGAGTATTAAGTGGATATTCAGCAGCATTGCAGGCTGCATCACTTGTTAATGGAGAAGAAATTCTTAATAATGTATTTAATATCATTGAAGATGCAGGTTGGCATACAGCTACTAATGGATATGGAGCCAATGTTATCTGGCCGGTTAAAAGTGTTTTAAACTTACATGACAATGATCCACAGGTTGTCAAGGCAATTATATCTTTATTCCGTCCAATTGAACCAGATACATTCTTTGCCAAAGCACATGCAAAATATCCTGGTCGCAAAGAAAAAGAACGTCTCACTATGTATCTGGAAGAAGAGGTTGCCAAGAGATTAGGAATCCAGCCTATGTATACCGGCGGTGACTTAAGAAAAGTTACTTCTGCAATTAATAGTCAGCGCCACTATAAAGCGACTGGAACAGGAAATAAATAAAACAAATTAAATTATACAGAATATAGCACTTGCATTTTAGTACCGTAAGTGCTATACTCTGCTCAAAGACAAACGAATGTTCGATATCATAATTCAGCTTCGGCATATGCGGCGTGAAATTTAGAGCCGCTCTCCTTCTAAATCGTAGCTGAATTATGCTATTGAGCATAAGAATAGGAGAGAAAGCAAATGAATAAAGCAGAAGCAAAAGCAACAGTCGCAATTCCAATGAAGGGAAGATACTTTCTTCATAAAAACGGAAGTATTATTCCGGTTACAGACATTATCAATGCAATCTATCTCATGACAGGAGATGAGAAAATTAATGAATGGGATCCGGATCTTGAAGCATATATCCGTCATTTCTTTGGGAATATTGTAAGGGAAATGTCTCCGACAGAAATCACAGTGCCAAATTTCTTGAAACATCACGAAAAAGTGAAAGCAATCAGATTATACTATCACATGCATAATACGGAATATAATAAATGCACACTGGTAGAAGCCAGAGATTATGTAGAACAGTTGAAAACAAAAATGAAAGAGAGAGGTGAACTGTAATGGAAAAAATTAAAAATGCAGTAAAAACAAAAGAATATGCAAAATTCCATATGGAAACAATCGTTGCCCACAATGGAGTGCTGGTTGACATTGTAGTTTCTGCCTCATACGAAGAAACAAAATTCGATAAAATCATGGCAGACTGTAAGCGCCAGGAAGAAGAACGTGAGCGTGAACGACGTAGGACCGAAAAAATTAAATTAATCAATCTGTTTACAGGAAAAAGAGAAAGAAGGGATATTGCATGAGTGAAAATAATAAAATACCGGTTCTGGCGCCAACAGATATTGTACAATTAAGAAATGGAAAATGTGGAATTGTGTTAATGAATGCACAGGCATCATTAACAGGACTTTCTATTTTTACCCACTATCCAAATAGTTCAAGAGTAAAATGTCTTTGGCATCTTGATAACTATAACGATAATATTTGCGAGAAAGAACATTCATCAGATATTATCAAAGTATGGAAATCTAATATAGAAACACAGACCATATTAATAAATGATTTCTTTCATAAACTTAGAGTGCCATGTGATGAACCTGATTGGAAAGAATCTCCTAAAAAGATGACATTGAAAGAAATAGAAGCAATCCTTGGCTACCCAATCACAATTGTTACTAAACATGAAGAGGAGGCAAGTGAAGATGAGTGAAGTATTATCATTTGCAGGATGGAGACCAGGCAATCCGGATCAAATCATCCCATGGAAAGAGAAATTTGATGAAGAATATAGCGACGAAGGCCAGTTAACATTACTGTCAAAAGAAACATATCATACAGAAGCAGATGAGGATATGCCAGCCTTTGAATATCGCTATATTATAAAAGCAATGGATCTGCAAGCATTTGGATCGGATCAGAAGGCAATTTGCTTTCGATTATATATGTGCCCATTACATCAGTATTGGGATAAAAATGTATCAAAGCATCTTTCAGAAGATAATAATAAAGACTGGTTTTTCGAAGATGCAGCAGATTCAGGTATTCTTCCGTATATAGGAGAAGAATATTTAGATTATTCAGATGATGATGTCTTGCCGGATGAGAACGGTAATAAATGGTATGATTACTTTTATCATATTACAAACTGGTCTAAAGCAAACGAAATGCTAAACATAATTGCAACAGTCTTAGATCCAATGAACGATACCCGCGGTCACGGTCTTGACCAGGCATGGAACCAGCTGGGAAACACCGGTTGGGATTTGCTTGAACACATTCTGAATGGAAAAGATTATATTAAGGCAGCATTATCAAGACTGAATAACTGCAATAATTAACTTTACAATATGAAAAAAGAATGATATATTGATTATAACAAGTTAAATTAACTATATATAAGGAGAAAAATACAATGAAGACAAAGGCAGTTCGCAGCCAGAGAATCGCATGGCTGTTGAGGAAAGAGGGATTTAAAATTCTTGGCATCATGCCAAATAGAAGACGTCCAAATCTGGATGTTTATATATTTGAAGCAACACCAGAGTTATGTGCTTCACTGGATACACATATTCAGAATAAAGACAACAGAAGAGACAACTAATGAAAGCAAATCGGAGGAAAAATCATGAGCGAAAAAGAATTTGACCGAGGAAAATGTTTCACCTTCTTTGCTTCGTATAGGAAACAGGGCGAAAGAATAAAAGAAATTCTTGGGCCGGAGAAAGCTCTGGAATATTATGAAGCGGTCATAGACTACGGTTTATACGCCAAACCAATAGACAAAGAACTTCTATTATATATAGGAGACACCTTACTTGAGACGATCGACTCGTCCCAAGAGAAGCGGTCACGAGCATTCGGTGAGAACATGACCGTCACCCGGTCAATCTTAGAAACTGTGCGTGACCACCCGGAATATTCACAAAATCAGGTGGCTCAGGAACTTCAAATAAGCAAAGGCAAAGTAAATAAAGTGCTCACAAAGTACAGAGCTGGCGGTTATGCAGATGATGTGGACTTCAACCTGGTAATTAATAAGGTCGAATATGCACCTGACGGTACTGTGGTCAGCGGTACTGGTACTAATTATAATACTAATAATAATTATAATAATAATAGTACCGACCGGTACCGTGACCACCAGCGTGACCGCTTGGATGGTCTGGTAACCGGATCGCTCGTAGAGGTCGCTGGCGCTCCAAATGTCGTCGCTTCCGCTCCTAACTCCGCTGACGCTGCGCGCTTACGCTTGCCGGATGATCTGCCGGAAGATATTCGCAATATAAAGTTTGAAGCGAAAATAGATGACAAATCTATGTTAGAGGTTATGGATCGTGATTATCGTGAGTATTTAGATGATGGTTGGGAGACTCATGAGGATATTAGAGATAAGCTTATCGAGAAGTTTACTACCGGATTCTATTGTGGTAACAAGGATAAGGTTACTGCTTATGCAGAGTTCTTGATGGAACATTATGATATAAAGCGAAATTAAATGGAGATAACATCGCATAAAAATAAGGAGAGATAAGTATGGGATTTTTAAATGTTAAAACAAGCTATTCAGTATATAAGAATTGTATGCTGCGTTTAGGAAGATATATGACAGATGGAAGTCTAGCTGTTGAGATTTACAACAGACAGGATGGAGAAATTGCAAGACTGACGACTTGCTTATGTGATCCTACATTACCGGAAGATGTGGCATATGTGGACACAAATAATTGCCCTTGGGCGGTAGCTTTCCTTGAGGAAAATGGTTTGGCAGAGAAGACAGGGAAAACAAAAAGAAGTGGATATTGTGTTTATCCGGCAATGAGATTTAACAGAGAAAAAATAGCACAGTTTGAGGAAGAAGAAAATTAAATGGAGGTAATATCGCATAAAAACATGGAAAGTAGCAGTAACCTGGGAAATGTGCGGGTACATTGATATCGAAGCTAACAATATGGAAGAAGCTATGAAAAAATTCTACAGTGAATCGGAATATATCAAACTTCCTGAAGATGGTACCTATGTCGATGGCAGCTTTCAGTTAGCATCTGATGATGTAGAGGAAATGGAAGCTATGGATGAGCTATGAAGAAAGGAAATAATTTTATGAGTACAACAGTATCTATGTCCGTATGGAATAATGTAAGAAAATACTTTAAAGAATCTCTGGATGACAAATATGATCTTCAGGATGTGATTCGTTATAAAAATCCAATGGATTCATACCTGTATATGGTAATTGCAAAACATAAGAATTATCCAGCAATTAAGGCATCTATAGGATGTGGACCATGGGTTGTGTGGACTACTTGGAACGAATCCACACAGTCACTGGATGGTGGTCATTATGATATCAAAACATATGAAGATGCTTTGTCAATCTGTGAAGAGAGAAGAAAATAAAGAAAAGTGAGGAAATAAAATGTCAGCATTAAATAATTATAAGGAAGTAAAACAGAAACTTGATGAAGTGAGGATGATTACGGGAGACTTGGAATTTGATACTGCCGTCACATTCTTAATGCAGATCGGATGGAGTAATAAGAGAGATGTTATCTCCTTATGCAATAAATATAATACCGAGCCGGAAGAGAATGTAAATAAAAAGATTGCAAATGCAGCTTTAATGATTAGCAATATTGCAGAACCAATTGAAATCCTTACATATGTGAAGCTTGAATGCCCACTTTGGGCTGAGGGAATTGAACCGAAACGTCTCAAGAAAATCGCAGAAGATGTAATTAACGCCGGATACAGATATTGCAAGGATCCGCGTGTTGATAAATTTGAGGACTGGAAGAAACTTCTGGAACAGCAGTATGGAATTACACATGAAGAATTGCAGCAAATTTTATATCTTGGTGAGAAAGGAGAAATTAAGAATGATTGATTACAAAGAGAAAATCAAGAAACTTTTAGCACTGGTAGAATCAGACAATGAACATGAAGCTCAGGCAGCTATGGTAAAAGCTCAAAAACTCATGGTAGAACACAAAATCTCTATCTCAGAAGTCCAGGACGTAGGGAAAAGAGAAGCAGTAGAAAAACCGACAGATGCTACATATTCGCCTAGGAAGGATCCGTGGATTCTTCCTTTGGCAAATGTTATAGCAAAGAATTATTGTTGTAGTATACTTATTCATCGTGACAGAATCAAACCGCAGACTAGGCATTTGAATTTTATTGGCCTGGAAGAAGATTTAGATGTGTGTTTAATCGTATTTAATTATGCATTAGATTGTATCAGGTCTGGTGTAAATTCCAGAAAACAGAAATTAAAAGTATGCAAAGTATCTCAAAAAGAAATTACATCTGTATGTAATGGATATGCATATGGATTTATTGCAGGAGTAAAAACCGCTTTTGAAAAACAGAAAAAAGAATGCGAATCTTCCAATTCAAACTGGGGATTAGTTGTATCGACTCCTCCAGAAGTCATTGCGAAATTAAATTCTATTGGTACAAAACCAAAGAATTTTAATTCTAAACAAAGTGAATCACTATCAAAAGTAGATTATATAGCCGGAAAACAGGACGGAAAAGATTTTGATTTTACAAAAAGAGTTGCAGCAAATTCATAAGTAGTGAAATTAATATTTATAGAGAAAAGGAGATAGATAATTATGATGGAAAGAAGAACTGACAGATTAACACACGTAGAAACAATGTTTGATGCAAGAAAAACACCATGGGCAGGATTAGGCAAAGAGATTTCTGGAGCAGTCACATCTAAGGATGCAATTAAATTAGCTGGTCTTGATTGGAATGTAGTTCAGACTGATATCTTATCAGAAACAACAGGATTAAAAATTCCAGGATTCAAGGCAAATGTAAGAGATATTGATCAGAAGTCACTGGGAATTGTAACAGGACGATATAAAATTGTGCAAAATGAAGAAGCATTTGCTTTTACAGATGCATTACTTGGTGAAGGTGTTACATATGAAACAGCTGGTTCTCTTCAGAGTGGAAGAAAGGTATGGATGTTGGCAAGACTGGAAGGCAGAATGATTACTAATGAAAAGATCGATCCATTCCTTGTATTTACTAACAGCCACGATGGAAAAGGATCCGTCAGAGTAGCTATCACACCGGTGCGTGTATGGTGTCAGAACACGCTCAATCTTGCCCTTAAACAGGCCGAAAGACAGTGGGTGTGTAAACATACCGGACGCATTGATGAGAAGCTTGAAGAGGCCAAATACACGCTTCAGAACACAGAGAAGTATCTTGAAGCTTTGGAAACGGAATTTGGCAAAATGAAATTAAAGAAGCTTGATAATGATAAAGTTGTTAAGTTTATCAAAGAATTACTTCCAATCAGCGAAAAGGATGGAGATAAGAAAATTAAGAATATCAACGATATGCGAAATGATCTGATGTATAGATATTTAAATGCTCCAGACCTGCAGGTGCTTGAGCCATCAGCTTATCGCTTTGTGAATGCAGTATCTGATTTTGCAACGCATAAGAATCCATTCAGAAACACTGAATACTTTCAGGAGAATCTATTTATGAGAGTTGCAGATGGAGACGCGTTGATTGATAAAGCTTATGAAATGTGTGACGCTGAGGTTTGATACCTCGGCATCACGGAAGGGAGTAATGCAATGGAAGCAGTAAATAAAATAAATGGAAATATTTACCGTATTCAGCAAGATACAAATGGTAAATGGTTTGGTTATTGTGATCGGACAAAAGAATACACTCCGGCGTTTGTAAAATTGAAAGGATTGATAGGATTGTTGGAATTGAAAGGATATGAGGTGGTTGAAGAATGTTAAAAGAAAAATTAGTTATTGAAAGAAAAGCAGCTACATTGATCACAGTAGATTTTACAGCGCCGGAGATTGTGGGATATGCTATGGCGTGGTTGAAGCTGTGTAATGTTGCAAGAGAATTAAAACGTATTTGGAAAATAGAAAATGATCGATCAAATAAAGTATATGTTTGGTGCGATCCACATTATAAAGATGAAATGATAGATTTTCTTACAGGTATTGTGTATTTTCACAAAGATGGAAAACCTATTCCAATAGGTAAAGTTTTAGATACATGTGATGATACAATTGGCGTTCCAGTATATGAGTATGAAAGTACTTGTGACTCAAATGATGAACAATGGTATGAGGATATTGATCATGCTATTTCAAATTGGACTGCGATACAAGAAGTTTTCGATTAAAATTGTTGGTATTACAGAAAGTGATAAGATCAAAGATTGGATGTATTAAGATGAGGAGAATAATCTATGGGACAGTATTATAAGTTAGTTAATTTTGATAAAAAAGAATTTGTAGAACCTTGGTCGTTGGATTGTGGAGCAAAATTAACTGAATGGTCATATAACAGAGCACCTATGGCTTGTGCGCTTATGAATTTAGTTGCAGGAAGATGGAAAGGCGATAGGGTATATGTAGTTGGTGATTATACAGATTTAGAAAATACATCAGTAAATTGGTATGAAGCATGTAAAGAAATATCGAATGAAGTTGGGGTAGATGCTATATATAGTTATGCTACAGCCAATTTTAAAGATATTTCTTCAGAAGTAGATGCTGAATTCCATAATTGGAAGAGAATTTATAACCACTACACAAAACAGTATATTGATCTTAGTAAATGCCCAATTGAATGGATGTGGTGGGATGAAAAAATAAAAGAAGCTGTAGTTTCAAGCTTTGCACCATTGGGATTATTGCTTGCAATGGGTAATGGTAGAGGTAGTGGTGATTATCACGGTCATAATGCTGATTTAGTTGGAAGCTGGTGCAATTTTACAAAATATATCGAAATTTCCAATGATGAATGCATACTAGAAGGATATGAAGAGTTTTCACCGGATTTTACAGAGAATGATTCGCTGATCACATATACAAAGGCAGAGGAAATGATGAATGCAGTAAGAAAGGAGCATAAACATGAAAAAAATCATTAACGGAAGAAAATATGATACGGAAACAGCGAAAGAAGTTAGTTGTTGGAGTAATGGATATCCATGTTCTGACTTCAATCATTGCAAGGAAACCTTATATCTTAAGAGAACAGGAGAATATTTCTTGTACGGAGAAGGTGGTGCTTTAACTGAATATGCAAGAAGTGTATGTGGCGGAAGCACTGGTGGATCTCGAATTATCCCTATGACTGAAGAAAGCGCAAAAGAATGGGCTATGGAACATCTGGAATGTGATGAGTATGAAGCATTATTTGGAGAGGTAGAAGAATAACGTAAAGAGAGTAGAGGTAAATAATTATGGCAATGAGAGTTATGGTAGTTAAATATGGTTATACAGTAATAGATACAGACAATGAAGAAGATGCAATTGAACAGGCTAAAAATATGAGTGATTCAGATTTTGATTGGTCTGATTTTGATGACGCACAGGTTGTCGATAATGATGTTGAATGGGATGAAAGTGAGGATGAATAATTATGCAGAACGTGTATATTACCAGAAATGGAAAGCAGATTCAGTTGACCGAAAACGAAATTAAGACAGCTTGGGCTGCCTGGGATGCAGAATTGAGAGAGGAGCAGTTGGATATTTACAAAGAAGAAGTAAAACAAACACTGTTGAAATTAAGTAAGGAAAATGACAAACCTGAATATGAAAAGGCTGCGGATAATGACGACATTGTAGATGAAATTGCTAGAGATATTAGAAGAGCTATTGAAAACGGATGTGATTATGATTGGTGCTTTGATACCAGTGAGTGTGGAGGTTTTATGGATAGTTATATTGATGCGATAGAAGTTTTTGGAGAGGAAGAATAATTATGGGATCAGTATATTCTATACATTCACAAATGAAATTCAAGGATAAGGATAAAGCAATTAAAATATTGCAAGCAAAAATCAGTAGAGGGAAAGAGGAACATACTGATTATGGCTTGGATACATATAGAAAGTCAGAGAATTTAGATGTTAATGATATTGACGATTTGATTGCTGTGTTTATTGGTATCGGAAGAATGTTCGATGTTGCTAACGATGATGATGGTTGGACCACTTACTCTAATGGCTTTGATGCTTCGTATGGGTGGGAATCTGTCATGATGGAAATGTTTGAAGAACTTGCACCAGTGTTAGAAGACGGATCAGACCTTTTCATTAATTGTGATGATGGAGTCGATGTATTAGTCATTAAAGATGGAAAATGTATTCAAGAGAAATGAGGTGATGAGATGAAGGATATTTTGCTAGAGAAAGTGTTTGAAGCAGAAAGATGGGAAGCAGCAATTAATAAAGGGTTTTTCAAGGGGATTGACAAAGGAGAGCTGCGTCAGCTTTGTGGTCCAGAGACAAGAATAAGATTGGCAATGGCAATTCTGGAAGATAATTATGAAATCGCTCCGCCACACCAGGCATTAATTCCAAAGGACAATGGAGAGTTTCGAACAGTATATGTAAATGAAAATATTGATAGGATCTTTTTATCTATTGTAAATGATTTACTGTTTGAATGGTGTTCAGATATGATTCATCCAGCTTGTAAAAGTTATCAGAAGGGAATCGGCTGCGGCAAAGTCGTGCAGGAGATATCTCGTAAACTTCAACCAGATTTGCATCAGCGTTCGAATGATATTTTAGGATTCAAAGCAGATTTAAGTAAGTACTTTGATTCTGTCCCGATTGAATTTATCGATGACGCATTTGATTGTGTGGAAAGAAGGACTGGAAAGTCAAAGGTAATTACAATTTTAAGAAAATATTATCATACAGACCTTTGTTTTGATCCAGATGGAAATTTAATTAAACATTACCAGAGCTTAAAGCAAGGATGTGCGGTAGCTTCATTTTTAGCCGATGTAATGTTACATCATGTTGATCTTAAGCTTTATGAAAAGTCACGCATTAACATGGCTAGTATGTATGTAAGATATTCGGACGATATTTTATACATTGGAACTCAATATGAAAATGCCATGAGTATTCTTGAAGAAGAATTAAATAAGATGTCGATGAAATTGAATCCTAAGAAAGTAGAATATCTTACAGGTGACAAATGGTTTAAATTCCTGGGATTTATGATAAAGGGAAGTCAAATCACATTATCACCAAATCGTGTAAAACAATTTCAGAAAGAAATTTCAAAACGAAGCATTGGCAATTTAAATTATCATGTCGGCGGTAAAATTGCTTTGAAATCTATTAACAGATATCTATATAAAGGAGATGGCACGTATTCTTGGGCAACGCAGGTACTTCCGATTATCAATGTAGAAAAAGACATTGATACATTGAATGAATTTGTTATGGATTGTATCCGAGCCTGCCAGACAGGTAAAAGAAATATTGGTGGATTAGGGACTGTAACTAATCGAAAAGACTGCACGATTCTTAGAGGTACCGGAAAAAATGTATCTGCCAATAGAAAGAACACAGAAAAAGAAATTGAAGGATACTATAGCATCCGGTGTATGCAGAAGGCTTTGAATATCTGCAGACCGGTATACGATACAATTGTAAGGGAGATGTGAATATGTATATTGTACCGAAAATTGAAGTAAGGGAAGCGGAAGACATTGCAGATTTCGCTACAACAATGGATTCAGATATGAATCAATATTTTGAAGAGAAAAATGAATTATTAGAAGATGTTCCAAAACGCAAAAATGAACATGGAGTTGTATTTTATCCGGCGGTAATAAATCCTGGGTTGTTTCATGCTTATATTTTGAAAATGCAGTGTTTTCGGGACAGTACATGTCGATGGAAATTGTGCTTATCATGCAGAGAAGATTTTAATCGCTATATGGTATTAGAAACTATGCGAGGTACTGAAGAAGAAGCGAAAGAACGACTTACAACAATTCTTACTTCTGGAAGTATTAGGTGAGGTGATTATATGTTGATTTTAACGACAAAATTAAAAAATGCAATTAACAAAAAGAAACCTGGTATGGAATTTTCATTGCATCAAATTTCTGTAAATGGGAATAAGCGTGGTACCAGTGGATGGATTAGGAATCCAGAAAATAATTCAGTAGTATATGTTAATACAGAAGGAATTAAATGGAACGGTCAACCTAGAAAATATATGTACAGATATGCTGACGATATGAAAGATACTCATGGTTATCATAATAGATGGGCTACCTCATTAGAGGAATTAGTAAATGGAATTACAGAATTACTTTTGTTTCCGGTAAGCGAAGTAAAAGATCGTCGAATATAAAAGAGAGGATGTGGGATTATGCCAGAGCCAGAGAAAAAATTAATTGAAATTACTGTAGAAAAACGACTTAGAGTATGCAAACAGATCGAAGCTACAGAAGAAGAAATTGAATTCCTCAGACGAGGAGAAAATCCTTTCGAAAGTGAATTTAGTGAAGAGGAGATGGAGCATGGCGATATTGAATGGGATTTTGCAGCTGTTGATGAGTACGGTAGAACAATTGTAGATTGGGATTAATCAAATAGATAAAAGCGAGGAAAGCGAATATGAATAGCGAATTAATAGTAAAAGATGTGGAATTCCATGGAGATATGTTAAGAGCAGCGCAGGATCCTGACGGAAAAGTTTGGGTTGGTGTTCGATGGGTGTGTCAAGGAATTGGTTTTGGAGAGGATAAAATTGATAACGAACGAAAGAAAATTCAGAAAGATATTGTACTTTCCAAGGGAGTGAAATTTTACTCCCTTGGAGAAGATCGTGCAAAATCAAATGTTTTATGTATTAATCTTGATTATGTACCATTATGGCTTGCTAAAATTGCTATCACGCCAACAATGCAGAGAGAAAATCCTGTATTAGTAAATAAACTAATCGATTATCAGTTAAAGGCAAAAGATGTCCTTGCAGCTGCATTCCTAGGAGACAAGAAAACAACAGAAGATATTATCCCGGTATATAAGCCACAAGGGAATATGATTCAGCTGCAGTTTCCAGATATTCAGATGCCCGTAATTCCGGATTATTCAGATCGACTTGACGAAATTGATAACAAGATTGATAAATTGTATGCGGAGATGGGAAAATTTGCAACTGCAATGATGAATACAAATGCTAATCCGGTTAAATTAAACAATGCAATACCTATTAAAAAAGAAGATAAAAAGAAAGCTTTATCGCCAATAGAACAGGAATATTACGATTGGAAGAAAAGAACGAATGAATTTGTTGACAAGCTTTCAGAAAGTTCTAAATTTACTGATCGAAATAGTGTTTTAAAATATTTATATGATTATATAAATAAAACATATGGAATTGTATGGGACCAGGAGAAGAGAGAGTACAGAAGAAGACATTCCAATATTTCTAAAGTTTCTACATTTGATGTTATTTATGAAGATGAACAATTGCGTTCAATTTTCGATTGTGCTTTAGCAGATATGGCTGAAAAGTATAAAAATACATGCAAAGTAGATTTAATTATGCAGCCTCTGATAAAAAAGATAAATGATGAAAGCGCAAATTACACTATAAGTTATCGAAAGGTATACGCAATGCTTAGAAAGACAGATCCTAATATTAATTGGGCAAATCTGAAAAAGAGATATGTTTCTAAACATGGAAGTGCTGGGTATAGTAGAAAAAAGGTCGTTGATAGCAATCCAGAGTTACGTGCAAAATTTGAAAAAGCAGTTAACCTTGTATTAATGGAGGAGGATAAAAAACATGAAGATAGAAGAAAATAACATTCAAACATTTTGCGGAAAAGATCTTTTTAAATGGGAAAGCTGGTACGAGATAGATACCGGAATATTACAGTTTTATGGAGTAGAATTCTGCATTGACTTTTTGAAAAAATATAATGGAATGTGTGCGGTTTTAAGTATAGAAGGGCAGCTTGATATATTTTCGGAAGATAAATCTGGAAATCTGGTACAGGAATGGTCCGGATTTGTAACAAAGATTCCAGGATTCTTAGCAGGAGAAGAAGTTTACAGAGTGGTTCATGAATATGATGATGAGTTTGGATTTCATGAAACAGAAACAATAGCTGTTTGTGCGACAGAAGAAAAGGCTAATAAAATTGTTGAAGAAAATAAAGAATTTAATCTCGATGAGAATGAGAGTTATTGGTTTTTGGAAGAAGAATTGGAGGGATAAAATATGAAATACAATATTAGATTACTTTTTACTTGTGATGATACTTGTGATGATGCTTGGGATGATGCTTGGGATGATGCTTGTGATGATGTGGACGAAATGGAAAGTTATACAATAATTGTACCAGATCAAGTTACTCTTAGTGATGTAGAAGACAAATTATATGAAAATCATAAATTTCTATGTGAAAATGATGAAAAAGATAGATATGGCATAGATGGGAGAAATCCTAATACATTACTTAGATATACATGCGAAAAAGAAGGGTGGACATATAATGAACTTTCTTATGATCTGGATTTGAATTTTTGAATAATAATGGAGGGATAAAGTATGCCGGATAATATTTGGTTATATGGATTTGATGGATTTAGCGGTCTGGAAACAGTTGGTTTTGTCGTGGCGGATACGGACACAGAAGCTGAATATAAGGTTTGGCAAATGTATAATGACTTTGGTACTGATGAGTATGATTTGGATGATCTGGTTGTATGGCGACCGAGAAATGACGAGAACTATAGAGAGGATTATCCTGATGTGATGGAAATAGTTTATTAGAAAGGGGTTAATAAGATGAAAATCACAGATAAAAGAACTGAGAAAAAAGAATATACATTTAAAGATGTAGTGCTCGGAAATGTGTTCGAATATTCAGGAGATATTTATTTAAAGTTAGATACTTCTGATGTAGATAATAATGCATACAATTTGAATACATGCAGATTTGTAACATTATCAGACGGTGTTGTGATGCCAATTGAAGCAGAACTCGTAATACGAGATACAAAAAACATGACTGGCCAGAATGACAAAACAGAACTTATTGGAGGTATTATTGATATCTTTGAAGATTTCTTAGATAAAAAGGGTGTGACCTTGGAGCCTCCTAAAAAAAGCTATGAAATGGAATTAGATGATAGCACTAATGCTAATATTTATGGCAGTGATTATGATTCTATTTCAGATTCATTAGAATCGCTTCTACGAGGTTGGAAAGTGATTGAATAAGTGATTAAATTAAACGAGAACACACTCGGAATATACAAGGTTAATACAATTTAATTGCGCTGCAATTAGATCCTGGATGTTTGATCTTAATCCGGCCTACCGTCCGGATTAAGATCCTCCTTCCAGGAGAATTGCAGCTCGATATGATTCTGTTAAAGAAATGTGTCAAATTAATTGAGTATATTCAGACCGGAGTATAACGGAATGCAAACAAGATATTTGAGCGAATTTAATAAAGGATACATGCTGAGATGTCATCCTGAATACTTCTGGGTACCCCCAGCACTATTCAGGATTTACATCTCGTATGTAATCCTTAATATGAAACAGTTATAGAAATATACCGTAAGTATTGAGTTTGCATAATAATATATTAATGAAGCATATCAAGTATAAGCAAGATATATTCTATTTAATCAAATGACTATAAGAGTCTGATTATGGATCCTTTATTCAGGCTGTTCACCCTGAAACAGGATCCATGATCTAGATCCATAGATCACTTTATATGAAACTATTAAAGAAATATGCCACATATGTAGAGCTTATACAAAAAAATCACAAGACAGTGAAATATTAACAAAGCATTTTAACTTTTAATCATGGAAGCAAATATTGGAGGAAGCTGCCGGACTTATCATTCCGGCTGCTACCTCCCTTGCTTCCATAATATGAAACAATTATAGAAATGTCTTAAAAATGTTGAGTTAATATAGATGATCACAAGACAGTGAATATTAACAAGGTATTTAAAATTTAATAAGAAGGTGATGAACTGGAGGAAATCCAGCCCCTAACGGAGCTGGCTATCCTCCGGATAACCTTCATATATGAAACCATTAAAGGAATGTCTCAGAAATACAGAGTTAATATAAAAATAAAATGAAAGGAAGTAGATAAAATGAGTATTTACGGAGATTTTTTATCCAATTTTATCAGTGAAACCAAAAGATGGAAAGCGGATTTAAAGAATAAAACATTAATTTGTGAAGGTAAAAAATATATAGAATCTTCTATGTATGATATTCGTCACGATTTAATTGTTATTGACGGAATTAACTTTGACACATCAAGAAAGGAATGCAATGAAATATGTTTTGAGATTATTGAAAATCTGTATCACAAATATAAATATTCCATTCCAAGTGAAAGAAGTGAGAAGTACAGACAAAGAGAATATTTTCGTGCATTAAAGCCAGATGAAATGACAGACGAACAATTAGTTATTGGTGAAGATCGAAATTATGCAAGGGCTGCGCTTGAAGCATTCATTCTTTGTGCTTCTCTGGCAGGATATTTGACTTGGGATGAAGAGCAGATGGGCAGCCATTGGTTTTATCAGGGAAAAGATAAAGATTTAATTATACTGAAGAAGTGGATTGAGTGTTAGGGGTGATCATATTGACAATAAAACAGTTAATTAAACAATGGAGAAATTATTGGAACAGGATTTTTAATGTGAGAAAGGATAAATATTAGAAATGATTAGAATTTATATAAGTACACCTGATATTGAAACACTTCATAATATTGAATACCGGCTTGAAGATGCTGGCATTGATTATGAATATGACAGTGGAGAGCGTCTTATTGTTGATAATGAAGACATAGATACAGCTATCGAAATAATTGAAGATTGTGGTGGAGATCCAGAAATTATTTAAATTAAAAGGAGGATGTAGATTATGAATTGGAATCTTGATACTGCCCCAGAATTATATAAGGAAGTAGAAATTCTTTTACAAGATGGAACTATAGTAAAAGACATGATGATCAAAGGTAAATATGGCAATTATACATGGCGTAATTATACAGATCGCGCTGTATCTTGTTGGAGAGAAATCACAGAAAATAAAACAAATACAAAGGAGAATAAAACTATGAAAAATTCAAGAGAAAACAGAATGGAAGCATTAAAGGCAGCAAACATTGAAACAGGAAAATACTTCAGCGTAACATTACCGGAAGGTTTAAAACCTGGCAGTACAATTAATGTAACAATCAGCGAAGACGGAAGTCCTGTCATTGTAAGTCCAGAGAAGAAAAGGAATTCAGAAGAGGAGTCTTTCTTATCTCAGATTTATGAAGATGGATATGTAAGAAATACTCGTCTTCATCGAAGATGGGTTATGGCACAGATGTTCAGAATGCTGAATTACAAGAGTTATTATACAGGTAAATCTGGATATGACGCATATTTAAATGATCACTATGGATATCAGTATCAGTTTGAAATGATGTTAGAAGAAATCCGAGTATTAGCTGAATTACAGGACAGAGATATAAAAGCTTTTAATGAAAGAGCAAGATTCTTTATTCCGGATGTTGTTTCTGCTACCTGCAATGATTATATAAATAAACTTGAGATTTATGTTAATAAACTTCCAGTACATAAATGCAAAGGTGTTCCTTATAAGAAGGTTTTTGGTAGAAATATATTTGTTGAAGATCTTAACAAATATGTATATTATCCACAGAAAAGCAACTTTGCGGATGTAAAACGAGTAGTTATTAATATCAGAAACCACCACTCAATGACATTTTCATATAAAGATTTATATAGAGTATTAAGAAAGTTCTGTGCCAATATGTATAAACTGCCTAATGAAACTCCTAAATGTAAAGAATGGAAAGACGCATTCAAGGGAGAAGGATCTTATTATACGCTTATGAATTTAATTAAGTTTCATGGATGCAGAGTTCCTGGTGTTAAAGGCAATATGATGTCTTTGAAGGATTCTCTTGCAGATGTAGAAAATGCAGTAGAGCAGTATAGAGGTTTATATTACAAATTGTTTGCTTATATGAAATATGTTATTAAAGCAAATAATTTTGATTTCAATAAGAGGATGAAAGAGCTGTATCCTAAAAAATCTGCATAAACCGAAAATATGTTCGATTAAATATTGACCTCAGCCTCTCAGTATGGTATAACAATAATATCAAATCAGAACAAACGTTCGTACACTGGGAGGCTGAAATAACATGAAGAAGATAAGCGTAATTATTATACATAGCAATAAGAAAGCAGAGGTGATAGAATGTTCGAACATTAGTGATGCAACAGAATATATGAAACAGCGATATGTAGATGAAATTCGAAAGGCACCGTTTTATGATTACGAGCATTCATTTATATCCAGAAGTTTTAAATATGCTCAAGTATCTGCTGGTGCATTCGGCGTAAAAATGTGGATCTGCTGTAATAGCAGATATTATAAGCGAAAGGCAGGTAAGTGGAATGGAAAATATAAAAGATACAAAAGAAGCAAGAAAAAGGGCGGATCTGATTAACAAAATAAATAAGAGAGCGTATGAGCTGGGAATTATGTATGGTTCCCAGCTCGATCATACTATGGATATTGATTATGCAGTACAAGTATTTGATATTGATTTAGAGGCATGGTTGGATTCTAACGATACTGATTTTATGCATGACTATGTAGGAATCTATAGAAATATTAATCGTGATACGATTTCTTTAAACCATTCTGTCAGCCAAAATGATTTTGGAACATTTGTTCCACGATTTTCAAGAAATTTAATTAAAGACTGTTATGAGTCATATAAAAATTTATTGAAATTAGAAAAGAAAATTCATAAATCTGCAGTTCTATTTCAGACAGCAGCTCTTACTTTGGCAGAAATGCAACAAAAATATGAAGACGGAATTGAGGTAAAACGTCAGGGAGATGATGCTGATGATGAAATTTTATGTCCGGAATGCGGTTATTCATTAGCTAGAAACGATGATGAAGAAGAGTTACGTCCCAAACATTGTCCGGAATGTGGAACAAAGTTGATTTATTGACGGAGAATATGGGAGTAGAAAATTATGACAAATAAACAGTATGAAAATGGAGAGCATTTGAATATACATAATGCTACAAAAGAACAGTTAAAGCTTATGGTGAAGGACAGAGATGAGACGATAAAGAGGTTACAAAAAGAATTGAATGAAAAACAGACAGCGTTAAATGAAGCGATAGAAATGCTAAAGAATTGTATTTGAAACAAAAGTTTCAGGTTGAAAATAGAGAAAATTATGAAAGGGCGGTATTCAAATGGCGGATTTAACACATTTGTTTAAAGTGGGTCAAATAGTAAAATGCAGGCTTGATGGAGATACACATACAGGTACGGTAAAGGAAACGTATACAGATCATATTATTGTAGATATTCCAGATGTATCAGATCATTGTTGGTTTGAGAATGGATTTAACATTGGTGATGTTCAGCCGGTATATGAGATTCTTAATGGAGGAAAGATATTATGATCACAAAAGAAATGATTAAGAAGGGTTTTGAACTTGAAAAAAAATTCAATCGAAAATGAATATGCAGGAATTGCGGTATTTATTGTTGCGCTGTTGAGTTAATATAATTGGAGAATAATTATGAATGACAAATATTTTAAAAATAAAATTGAGAACAGTCCATTAGGAAGTGCAGGATTGGAATTATTAAATGCACAACGGGAATTAATTTCACAAGAATACGAAATAGAAATGTTAAGAATCAAGGCTGCTAAATATAAAGCTTTTTTCTTTCGTGAGAGTGATTTGGCAATAAAATTGCAGGAGCAAGAAGAAGAAAATAAAGATGCACTTGTAGGTGAATTTGATGGATTCTGTTGGTCAAGTAGAAGAGCGTTTGCAGTATTTAGAACGCTTGAAGATATGTATGATGAAGGTCTAATTACAGAATCAGAATACAGAGAGTGTAGGTCAATTTAAAACGAGAATTTTATGGAGGAAATAAAATGAGGCTTGGAGATATTTATGTAAATAAAAAAGATAAGTCAATTATTCAAATTGATAGCTACGCTACACACATGGGAGAATTTACAGAGAAAAGCATTGTTATTTTTAGACAAATGGAAAGACATAATGCCTATGAAATTGGCAGTGTTCCTAGTTTTAATGGATATGGATCACAAGAAGAAATTGAATCAGAATATGAATTATTAGTTCCGCAGGAAAAAGTGAAAAATTATTCTGATTGGAATGAAATTTTTGATATGGTTGAAGCAGGAAGCTCGTGTCTTTAGACATGAGTAATTTACAATAGTAGATGAAAAAAAATAAGAGTCTTATAAAATAACACAGAATTACATATGGAGGAAAGATATTATGACACATTGCTGGTTATGCGGATCAAGTGAAATTAAATCACCTAATTCAAAGTACACTTATTATGGCAAAATATTGGGGAAAAGAGTGCAGAAAACAATTCGAATTTGTAATTGCTGCAGCGCCATGAGGTCTGATGAAGATATAAGAGAAGAAGTTGCGGAGATATTTGGATGGGATTATAACGAGGAGGATTAATTATGAAGATTAAATATGGAGGAATTGTTCATGGAAACTTTTGATAATGTTTATACATCCATTTATTCTAGGAAACTAGCTGGATTTTTATTACTTAAAGGATTTGAATTGGAAAAATTTCAGAAGAGTCATGAAGATGAAGATAGAACTATATTTCTATTCTATAGTTCTCCTGAGTTATTACGGGCAATGTCAGAATATAATAGATTGAACAATTATCTGGAAGTTGCGGTAAATATATAGCTGAGTGACAGATTGACTGATATGTGGTAAAATATTAAAAAGAATATTTGATAAAACGGGGTGAATATTATGACAAGTGAAATGGTGTTAAATAATTTAAAACAACTTATCGGAAACGAATTTAACCCAGATGATATCATCTGTGCATTTGAAGATTATGAGGTTGATGGAGAAAGTTCTGTATACGTTGGAGATAGTGACAATATCGGCTATAATAAAATTGCATATATAGAAGAAGATACCGTTCAATTTTTATTTAAACTAAATTCAGAAAATATCATTGAAGATGTATGGATGGAGTAGTAATGGATGAATATATTCGCTTTAATGGAAGTCGTATCAAAAATATACAGGGGCAACATTTCGGACATTTAATCCCACAGAAAATTACAGGAATTAAAAATAAATACGCTGTATGGGAATGCCTGTGTGATTTATGCGGTGGTACAAGACAAGTTTCCGCAAAGTTGCTAAAAGGTGGAAGTGCAACAATGTGTGATAAATGTATCAAAAAAAGAAGAAAAGATACATTAAGAAAAAACTGTTATAACGCAGATGCGATTGTTCTCAAAAATCTTACTGGGAGACAATTTGGATTTTGGACAGTTTTGAAAAAAGGCGAATATAAAAATAACACTCAGATGTGGGTGTGTAAGTGCAAGTGCGGAACAATCAAAGAAGTTTCACCATACCATCTTATATACGGTAAAAGTATAAGTTGTGGATGCTCTACATCTTATAATCTAATCGGAAAACGTATAGGTATGCTAAAAGTAATTGGCATTACAAAAGAAGGTGGAATTTCTTGTATATGTCAATGCACTTGTGGAAATGTAATTAAATGTACTGCATCTGATCTTGGTTGGAGGCGTTCTTGTGGATGTTCTGACGAGATAGAAAAAGAAAAACACACAAAAGTGTCAATAGCTTTAAATGGCGGTCATAAAGTTAGAAAAGATAATTCATCTGGTGTTAATGGAGTACATAGAGCTAATGGGAAATGGGGTGCGGTAATTACATTTCGAAAGAAAGTATATTGGCTTGGCACTTTTGAAGATGTTAGAGATGCTATAAGTGCGAGAAAAGAGGCAGAAAGACATTTATATGGAAATTTTATAGAATGGTATGAAACATCATATAAAAATAAAAAGATGAAAGAATAGTTTTAAAGAGTAAAAATATGAATGAGTGGATCATTACAAGAATAAATTCTTTGAAAGAAGATTTATCTAAGAAACAGGAGTGCTTCAAAATAAATATACAAAACATTGATTCTCCAACATATGAGGATAATACAATTAATGATTTACTGGTAATGAAAAAACTGAAAACGGAAATTGAGCAGCTTGAATTAATGTTGCAGATGAATGAAATTTTTCACGGGGAAAAGGAGAAATTATGAGATATTTTGAATGTGTTGCGGATAAAAGAGTGTATACAGAAGAGCAGTTAAAGACATTATTTATTTTTAAAATCACACATGGATATGATAAATCTTTTGACGATTGGATCAATGAAGAATTAAGAAACGGATATTTAAGAGTGCTTTGTGAAGCGGAAATCATCAACATGCACATACAGAAGTATAATAGAGGGTAGGTGAAATTTATGACAGTAAGAGATTTAAAAGCTGCGCTTG